TGCGGCTACACCTCGCTCGGCAGGGGCTACCGCATCGGCAACCTCGGGCCCGACTTCGACGACTACACCACGCCGGAGGCGTTCTTCGCCGAGGAGTTCGGCGCCGAGAGCTTCATCCCCGTCACCCCCTGGACCGAGGAGTACGACTGCAACCAGTGCAACGGCAAGGAGGCGTTCGGCTCCCAGGTCTCGAACTACAGCATCATCGGCCCCATGCTGGCCAAGGTCAAGAGCTCCAGCAGCATAGGCGGCGTTCCGGGGCCCGGAGGCGTGTCGATAATCACGACCTGGGAGTACAAGGCGGAGCTGGTGGGCAACATCAGGGACATCCTGAGAAGCAACCTGGGCTCCATCGACAACGCCACCTGCACGACTGCGGACAAGTGGTACGAGCAGGGCGAGGTTGGTCACGGCATAGTCCCGCCCGGCACCAGCCCAGGCGAGATGACCGCCTTCAACATCAAGGAGACGGTGCTGCCCAGGACAGGCACGGCGACCCATCTCCCTCCGGGCACGGACCTGGTGGCTATGTACGAGAAGGGCTACTACCCCGTGCCCGTGATGAACGACACCCCGATCCTGCTCTACGGCTACGTGCCGTGGGCGAAGGAAGCCACCCAGGCCGACTGCTCGTGCAAGATCGTGTGGTTCTTCGACGAGCAGCTCACGTTCCAGGGCAGTTGCCCGGCCACCGGCGGCCAGCAGTCCCTCATGCCAAGCCGCAATCTCCTCTCAGCCGGCGAGTTCTACGGAAGCTCGAGCACCGAAGGCAGGGTCTGACCATGGCGAACTTCACCATCAACTTCACCATCTCCAACGAAGGCGACGCCCGCCCCACCCCGATCTACCGGGTCGGCATCGTCACCGGCACCGTGGGCACTCCCCTCTACGCGAACACGTCCTTCGACCAGGACATCCTGCTCATCGAGAGGAAGTCGACCACGGACGGCTACGTCGACGAGTTCTACGGCATCGTCAAGGCCGGCGACTTCGCGGCGTTCCAGCGTGGCGGCCCGGCCGAGGGCCAGGTGCTCTACAGGGCGCACGCATGGACGCTGGTCTTCTACAATCTCGAGACCATGCAGGAGTCGCTGGCCCTCATGCGCGCCCAGGTGAAGGACCTGGCGGAGGATGTCAGGATCCTGTCCAAGTTCGAGGCGCAGCGGACCGAGACCTACATCTCCCCGGCATTCTGACCATGAGACGACAGCCAGTCACCCACTCCACCCTGCTCGACCTGATGAACAACGCCGCCGTCCGCGGCGTCTCGCCGTCGGTCCGCGACGCCCACGCCCACGCCAGCGGCGCCCACCCCGGGACCTGCTCCAAGTGCGAGCGCAGGAAGATGGCGGCCGAGGCCGCGTCCGGCCTGCTGGCCAACCTGCGTCGCGCCCCCGACGCCGAGATCGACCGGATCAAGCGCGTGCTCGGGGTGGACGCCCTCGTCTTCTCCGAGGGCATGACGTTCATCGAGAGGTAGCGGCCAGCTCCGACAGGAAGGCGCGGCGCAGCGACTTCATGCGCTTCACCGCGGCCACCAGGGTGTTCCACAGCGGCTTCCTGAACCTCAGCAGGGTGCCGCCTTCGTGCTGCAGCTCCTCGGCGCCGAGCATCTTGAGATGCTCGACGGACGCCGTCCAGGTGCGCACCGGCAGGTGGTAGAACCTCATCTGGCCCAGCAGGGCCGTCAGGTCGATGGACACGGTGTCGTCGATGCCGCGCAGCACGACGTACTTCCGCTTGGCCGACGCCTCGCCGGTGAAGGTCTTGAACATGCCGGCCTCGACGCCCTCGTTGAGGAAGCTCATCAGCTGGATGCCCGGGGACCGGGCGTTGACCAGCCCGCACGAGGACAGGCACCGGGCGGCCTGGTCCAGGGCCGACCTGTCGCCGCCGAGGGAGTCCGACAGGTACTTCAGCGACTCCAGCAGCTGCCTCGCCGGACCTCCGCCCATGGTGATGGAGTACTGCATGGCGAAGGGAAAGAAGAGCTCGCTGTTCAGCAGGCCCCTGCCCTCGGCGCGGAACTCCACGTTGGCCCTGACGAAGTTCCAGTCGGGATCGGCCCCGAGGCTGCACGCCGTCATGGGCGAGGCGAGCATCAGGGTGCTGCGGCCCGAGCCCTCCAGCCAGTCCGCGACGAGCCGCGGAGCCGACCTGAGGGCGTCGATCGCCACCGGGACGTGGTGCCCGGCCGACATGCGCAGGGCTGCGTCCATCTCGGCGCGCGACCCCAGGACCACCGCCTCGAGGCCCAGGTCCATCCGGATCAGGTCGAAGACGTACTCGGCCAGCTCGCCCTTCTCGCCCACCAGCATCGTACCCGCCCCCCTGGGGCCCGACCTGGCGGCGTGGCAGCCCGAGATGACCGAGGCCATGGCGGCCAGGTAGCAGGCGTTCTCGGCCCCGGGGCGGAAGATCCCGGCTATGGACGTGAGCTTGGCCTGGGGGTCGATCTCGGCCGAGGCCGCGGGCAGCTCCCCGTCCGACATGACGAACGGCACGCCGGCCCGGATCGAGTCGGAGGAGATGCACATCCTCGGCAGGCTGAACCGCAGGCCGTCCTGGTCGAACCCGACGTGCTCCTGCACCGAGTGGACCTCCGGGCAGCTGATGCGCACCAGGATGTCGAGGTACTTCCTGGCGATCGAGTCGGCCAGGAACGGCTGCCTCGACAGGTTGGCCTTGGCGGCCAGCCGGGCCAGGGTCTTGGCCGGTTCGTCCCGCAGCCAGGCCTCCGGCAGCTGGAACTCCACCTCTACCGCCCCCGTGGACATCTTGCCGAACAGCGACGCCTCGCCGGAGACGGACGACCGGCAGATGTGCTGGATGCGGACTATGACGTCGCACACCATCTCGTCCGACACCTCGCGGGATCCCTGGGCCCAGAGCTTGCCGTCCCTCTCGACGATGATCCTCTTGTCGACCATGATCGGCGCCGAGCCCATCGGCGACGCCGAGACGATGTCCTTCATCTTCTCCCGCAGATCCTCGTTGGTGCAGGACACCAGCAGCAGGTTCCGCTCGAACTGGGTCAGCTCCATGGCCTCGACCTCGCCTCGCGCCGCCAGGACGCCCATGGCCGCCAGGTGGCCGGCCAGGAAGTCCACCGGGCCGTGCCGCGGCGTCTCGTCGACGGTCCTGTGGATCACCGGCATCAGGGAGTTCTCCCAGAGCCTGGACGTCTTCTCGGCCGGCCGCCACACGTACGGCGTGTCCAGCTGCATGACCTTGAAGTTGCGGTCCTTGGCGCAGGCCTTGAGCACCGACGTCTCGGGCAGGTCGATCCAGGCGATCTGGTCCATGCCCAGCAGGGTGGCGGGATCCAGCTGGCCCATGGGGGACTTGGCCACGGCGCGGATCTTCCGGTAGCCCTCCACGGCGCACTTGTGGGCTATGCGGAGGGCCTGCATGGGGTGCTGCATCACGTAGACCTTGGTGTCGTCGGCGTCGACGCAGGCCGGCAGGCCGCAGACCCCCGCCTCGTGCCCCTGCAGCAGGTTGACGTACGCCAGCTGGTCCGAGGCTCCGATGAAGCCGAAGCCGGCCATCAGGCCTGGCCGCAGGTGGAACGGGACCACCAGCAGCCCCTCGTGCTTCTTGGGAATCCCGGCGATCTTGCAGTCCAGCATCTCCTCGGCCTCGCTCTTGAAGGCAAAGCCGACCCACTTGGCCAGCCCGCGGTCGAAGACGTCCTGGCTCAGCCAGAGGTTCAGCTCGTGCAGCCGGCCGGCGCCCATGCGGTTGGCCTGGCCGGCCATGGCCGCCCTGGCCCGGCTCCACAGCCTGTCGACCCTGTTGTACAGGAAGTCGTAGGTCTTGCAGTAGGCCGACAGGTCCTCGGGGGCCAGGTTGCGCGCCTTGAGGTCGCCCGCGACGCGCTCCAGCAGCTCCTCCGGATCCGAGATCCTGTAAGCTGCACCGTACATGCGGATCCCGTCCCCGGCCAGGCTGCACCGCGAGCAGTGCATCCAGGCGCCGATGTGGTCCAGCTCGAAGACGGTCATGGTGGCCGTCTTGCACGCAGGGCACCGGACCTTGGAACCCGGGACGCAGGATTCCCCTGCTCCCAGCAATTCCAGGACTTTCGTATAATGCAGGGAAGAGTAGAACCCTTCCGAAGGAATACCGTCTATGAGCCTCTGGATCGACATGACCGACGACGTCTCCCGTAGGTACTACAACGCGTTCATTCGTCGGGTCGACATGCCGGAATACGTCAAGTCGGCCCAGGTCCTGGACCGCGAGGCGGCCGACGGGCTGCCTGCGGCGGCCTTCGCGGACCAGTCGAACCGGAAGTTCGCCCTGGACAGCAAGGCCAATTGCTGGTGCTCTGCTCTCTACTTCTACGGGAACCAGTGTACCTCGGCGCCGGCCAGTCCACAAGCCGAGGACAGGCTCGTCAAGGCGGCCAAGGTCTGGGGCATCGTGGACGACGTGCAGGCGATCAAGCGCGCCTTCGAGGTCAAGGAGATCCCCGTCTCGTACGCCCTCTCGTTCGACTACCGCGGCCAGCGCATCGAGCGCTGCCCCTGCCACACCAAGGAGGCCGCGGCGGCCAGCGCCGGCTGGCTCCACCAGAACCGCTTCAAGTTCCCGATCGGCGCCCAGAAGGAGGCCGCCGCCAGGCTGCTCAAGGCCGCCTCGGGGGCGACCATGGACACCCGGGCGAAGATGTACCTGGACCGCCTGGCCAATCCCCAGGTCTGGTTCAACCTGAACACCAAGGTCGCGGCGGCCATCACGGACCGGCTGTCGGCCATCCCCATGTCGAAGTGGACCGAGCTCGAGGACGAGCTGCTCAAGGTCGCGCAGGACCTCAACAGCAGGCCCTCCGAGGTATGCCGCAGCGGCGACCTGATCGCCTCGGCCCTCGAGGCCGTGGACGTCCGCCACAAGCTGGCGTCGAAGTGGGGCACTTCCATCCAGCACCCGGTGGACGTCTGCTTCCGCGTCAGCTTCTCCAAGGCGGCTTCCCAGACGGAGACCGTGGTCTACCTCACCACCGGCACGCCGGTCGACCTGCGCAACATCACCGACCACCAGCTGGAGAAGGGCCTCAAGGTCGCCGGCGACGACTTCCTGTCCTACTGCCAGCCGGACGGCATCAACGTCGACCGGTCCAAGGCCGCCGAGATCCTGCCCACCCTGCCCAAGCCGGAGGCCCATCGCTTCGAGAGCGCGGTCAAGAAGGCGGGCTACCGTCCGGCGACCGCGGACGACCTGATCGAGGACCTGTTCAAGGAGAGCCAGGATCCGGCCATCTCGATGGAACATCCGGCGATCCAGATTCCGGAACAGCCTCAGGAAGACGTTCAGAAGCCCGAGCCGTGGGAGGACGACCAGTCCTTTGAAGCGCGCATGAACGAGAAGAAGGAGATGGCCAAGATCGAGACCCTGGACGCCAACGCCGCCCTGGCGGCCTCCAAGGCCCGTCAGGCCAAGCAGCAGCTCGCCGCGGCTCCGTACGGCCAGGCCAACGCTCCTCAGCCAGGCATGCCGCAGTCAGCCCCGACTCAGTAACCCCTCGGAGGATCCTGCATGCCCATCCGGAGCATCGCATCCAAGCAGGCGTACGAGCAGCTGTGGCAGAGCGCCGACACCGTCGGCACCGTCCTGCTGACCCTGGTCCTCGACTCGTACGGCCAGGAGATCTTCGACCAGGATCCCCAGGCTTTCCGCAAGGAGCTCGAGGAGGGGTTCGGCATCGACGACATCCCGGCCGTCAACACGGACAAGGTCTGGGCTCTCTGGTCTTCCCTGACGACGGACCTGGTGCACAAGGACGTCTCGACCTTCATGAACACGGCCAACGTGCTGTCCGGCACCCCGCTCAGCTACGACGTGTTCGACATCGCCGACGTCTACGAGTGCGCCTGGGCGGTCACCGAGCTGACCATGCTCGACCCCGAGACGCCCTCCAGGCTGAGCCCGGAGGTCAGGCGGTACATCGGCGAGGTGTGCAAGGAACAGGGCCTGTACCGGCTGCCGCCAGCCCTGGCCAAGGTCTCCGACATGGGCAGGGACGACTACACGGCCAACATGGAGTCGCACGCCGCCGACACGGTCGAGGCCCAGATGATCGTGCAGAACCAGGTCCAGTTCCGGGACGACGTCCAGTCCTACGTCCAGAGACAGACCAACAGGCTGATGGTACAATTGAACGGCGCGCCGCTGATGAACAGGGACACCAAGTCCTGGAATTCGTTCGTAGACACGTTCTCCAAGGGCCTTTCCGCTTGATCAAGATCGCAGCCAACCTCCTAAAGCTCGCCGAACAGCAGAACGCCTGCTGGAAGGGCTACACCCAGGTGGGCACCAAGATGAAGGGCGGCCGCGAGGTCCCCAACTGCGTGCCTGCCGGCGGCGTGCCCAAGCCCAAGGCGAAGAAGACTCAGAAGAAGTCCGCGGTCTCGAGCTCCGAGTCCATCGTCGACGTCCCTGTCCGATGCACCCCGGGCTTCGGCTGCAAGCGCCTCCTGACGCCTCAGGAACGGCTCGAGGTCGAGGCTGCCAAGAGGCAGATGTTCCCGGACATCCTCGCCACCGAGGCCGATCCGATCTCCAGCCAGATGTCCAGCCCGGCCTGGGCCTCGATCGGCACCGGCGCCCTTGGCGCCCTGCTGGGAGGCGGAGTCGGCGCGGGCGCAGGGGCGCTGTCGGGAATCGGAGCCATTCCGGCCGGTGCCGGAGGTGCGGCCCTCGGCGCCCTGCTGGGCGGCATCTACGGCCATCACAGCCGCAGCAGGCAAAATAGGCTTATCGAGGATACAATGGAAGACCTGCCCGTCGGGGCAGACATCGGCGACATCGAGCTGTACAGCAACCCCCAGTTCCGCCAGGCGCTTGCCCGGGACTTCCAAAGGCAGCTAATTCGAAAAGGACTCATGTGATGATCAAGCTTGCGAGCAACCTTCAGAACCTGGTCAAGCGGTCGGCAAAGGCCTCGCCGATGAGCGACTACGCCATGTACGGCGGTGCAGGCGCCCTCGGCGGCGCAGGCCTCGGCGCCCTCATCAACTACCTCCGTGACAAGTCGGTCGCCGAAGGCGCCCTGGTAGGCGGCGGCATTGGCGGTGCGGCAGGCCTCGGCACGCGCGGCATCATGGACCTGCTGGCTCGCAGTGGCCCTGAGAGGGTTTGGTCAAATGCCGAGACCCGCGAAGAGGAGCTGCCCGGCGCAGGTCCTCTGAAGGACCGGGCCAATCCGATGCGCAAGGTTCTCCGAGATCTTGAGAAGGATCCTCGCTACATCCAAGCCAAGTACGACGCAGGTGTCAAGACTCTCGAGGACATGATTGCGTACCGCGACGCCTTGCCTGGACAGCAGCTCGTCGATCAGCTCAGCCAGGGTACGATCCCTGGCGAAACCGGAGCTGAGCGCCTGAAGAATCTCAGAGAGGGGCTCCCGGGACTCGAGGCACTGCAGGGTCAGCTCAAGATCGACGCGGCGGATCTGGAGGCCGCAAGGGCCTATGCCGAGTACGAGAAGCAGCTCAAGGCGTACAACGACTATCAGAACAGTCCGGAAGTGCGTCAGGGCCGGGACAGCAGCGCCGAAATCATGCAGTTGGACAATCGATTCGATCCTGCTGCCCTTGATCGTCTTCGGAACAAGGGAGCCTCGGCTCGCAGCAAGCGGTCGGCCTCCTCGGCCGGCGACTACGCCATGTACGGCGGAGCAGGTGCCCTCGGCGGTGCAGGCCTCGGCGCCCTCGTCAACTACCTCCGCGATCAGTCGGTGGCGCAGGGCGCCCTGGTCGGCGGCGGCCTCGGCGGTGCGGCGGGCCTCGGCACGCGCGGCATCATGGACCTGCTCGCGAAGGGCGCCCCCGTGGAGGAGGAGGGTTCGCCGACCCCGGCGCACGGCGGAGATTTCCAGCGTGATGCCAAGAGTCAGCAGCTGCAGGACATGCTGAACACCCTGGCGACGACGCCTCCGGGACCCGAGGCCAACGCCCTCCACAAGCAGATCGTCGAGCTGAACACTCAGCTCGGCGACCCCCGTCCGAAGAACACCGCCTGATCTACCCGAAGACGAACAACCCCCGGCTCTCGCCGGGGGTTGTTCCTTTAGGCCTTCACTTGGGCTTGCGGACAGGGATCTTGTCCACGTCGATCCTCGCGCCGCACTTGTACAGCGCGCGGGCCATGTCCTTGGCGGCCTGGGTGATGGCCTCCTCGTCCATGTCCCAAAAGCAGCCGTGCAGGAACTCGTGCAGCAGCACCTCGAGGATCTCCTCGCCGCGCGTCAGGCGCGTCGAGATGCGTATGTACCTTCTCGCCCGGTCCGGATGATCGATGTTGCCGCGGAGCTTAGGACCAAGGTCCATCCTCTCCAGCGTCCAACGAGTCTGTCGCAGCTTGACTCTCATCGCGATGGATCCAGAAGGTGACGCTCAGGATACGGGGAGGCCAGTAGGGCAGGCGGTCAAGCCGCTCCGCCAGGTTGAGATCGTAGCAGGTCTTCTTTGATGGCACCAGGTACCGGTTGTCAACAATATAAAACTTTGACGGGAGTTCCGGCTCGTCCTGCAGCACGCCCATGATGTCGGCGACGGTAGCCGTCTCGAACTCAGCCTGCTTCATGGCCTCGCACAGCGGCAGCAGGGCCTTGGCCCATTCCGGCTTGCGGATGAAGAGCTTCCTCTCGGCAGGCGTCAGGATGCTCGGCACGCTCAGACCCTCACCGACTTTGCCGGCCACTGGCTGCTGACCATGATCCACTGGCCGGTCGACTTGCCGTCGACCTTGGGACCCTGCACGTAGCGGTTCAGGCCATGGGCCGGATAGCCGGCCTCCTTGGCCCTGGCGAAGACCGCCCGGCGGGCGTCGGGGCCCTGCAGGGCCAGGTCCGAGCCTCCCGAGAGGTGCACGCTGACGGTTCCGTCGGACTGGGGCTCGAACTTGACGATCTCGATGTTCATGGCTGTCTCCGCTTCAGGGGCTAAATTACTGCCCGGTCTGGGGTAAAATATCTTGCCGACCGCTTCGCAGTCGGACCTTCCTGCCGCCCAATCCACTCAATCCTCAATCTCCAAAGCAGCCCCATTCCAGGGAGCCCAAGGATCAGGATCGAGTGGACGGGGCGGCCGGCCTGCACGACTATAGCCGCCGTCTCGCTAACTATCAATCCATGTCGCCCGGCATGTAGTAGGCCCTGGGGTCGCCGAAGGACGCCAGCTCGTCCCCGTCGAGCACCGCGTCCATCAGGTCGGGCACCAGCTCCGGATAGCGCCTCCACAGCACGATGACCGCGAAGGCCACCGCGTGCAGGAAGTCGTCTGGCATGCCGGGGTTGCGCCTGATGAACCTCTTCTCGGATCCGAACATGCTCTCGGAGGATTCCTCGTACACGGCCAGGAAGTGCTCCAGCATGTTGTTCCCCGAGTCGTCCTTCATGGTCTCGTACTGCGGGAAGCGGATGCTGCCGTTCTTGATGGCCAGGCAGACCGCGGACACGACCTGGCTCTTGTCCAGGTTGTAGTACTCGGTCGGGTTGATGTCGGTCGACGGCACGTGCTGGAGGATGGCCTTGATGCTGCCGCTGGCCGCATACCGGCAGTTCGCCAGGCGGCCGTCGTGCACTCCCATGCTCCTCATGATGCTCCTGCGCACCTCTCCTGCGACGGCCACGTCGTGGGCGATCAGCGTGCAGGAGTACTTGCTGGACAGGTCGATGACCTCCTTGGTCTCGATGACCGGGTCCATCAGGGCCTGGAATACCTTGCCGAACAGAACGTCGATGCGGTCCTGGCCCGGCGAGTAGCAGGCCACCGCGGCGGCCGTGAAGGACTGGAAGTTGGTGCCCTTGCCGCCCCAGTCGACCCCCAGCACCCGGTCGACGTACCTGTCGGCGAGCGACGCGCTGTCCGGGGTGTTGGGGCCCAGGACGCAGGCCTGCTTGAGCTCCGTCAGGCTCACCAGCCGCTGCCCGGCGTCGCAGGCCTCGCCCAGCACCTCGTTGACGAACGTCGCCGTGGAGGTCCTGTCCCGCTTGGCCAGCAGGCTGCGCCAGTTCTTGGGGTTGGCGTAGTGGACGGGGCAGATCACCTGGGGGATGTGGTAGCTGGGGAAGGTCTTGGCCCGCTCCACGTACCGGTGCACCCACTGGCCCCGCTCCGGGCTGAGCAGCGCCCGGCACTTGGCGCAGCTCATGCCCTCGGGACGGATCATCTCCATGACGCCCAGGCCCTGGCCCGACCCCTCGACCGTGGGGATGTTCCAGTGCGAGCACGACTCGCACCTCATGAACCACTCCGCCTGGCTGGACCTGAGGCGCAGCTGCTCGATGGTGTTGTCGACGGTCTTGCTGGTGCCGGAGTACATCTCCGACCTGCGCTCGGACGCCGACATGCACTCCCGGACGATGTCCAGGAACTCCGGGTTCATGTCCTGCACCTCGTCGATGCGGATCGCGTCGACCGAGAGGCCGCGGACGCGGTCCACCGACATCTTCGCGAACGAGAACCACAGCTCCGACCCGTTGCGGAACCCCTTCTGCATGACCGAGTCGACCGAGCCGCGGTCCATCAGCTCGTCCTTGATGTAGGACTCGTGGACGAACTGGCGGATGTACTGGTGGCTGAAGCGCCGGATCTGCTCGAACTGCGGCGCCATGAAGAGGATCTTGAAGCGCGGCAGCGCCCCCGCCTGCAGCACCCCTTGCGCCGCCAGGTGTGTGCTGTTGTGCGTGGGGATCCAGCTGTCCCCGCAAAGATAGAGTCCGTCCGGGCTGTCCACCTCGATGCAGCACATGGGGACCGGGCCCGCAGGCTCGATCGAGACGATCTTCTTGCATCGCGTCTGGGTCGGCTTGCCCTTGGCTTCTGCCGCCGTCCTCATCCTCATCAGCTTTCGCGGCAGGCGAAACACCGGCAGCTCGTCCCTGCGGGCCGTGAAGTTCATCCTGTGATGCAGCTTGGAGCCCGGGTACTTCGGCTGCTTGGTCGACCTCTTGACGACCAATCCCAGGCTGCACAGCAGCTCGAACGCGTCGTCGGCCAGGCGCTGATTCGAGAATCCCAGCGAGCACAGGCCCCGGGGTGTCACGGTTCCGTCCGTGTCCATGAGGCCTTGCAGCAAGGCCAGGCGCTGAGAGACGCTGGCCCGCAGGTATTCGATCGGAATGCGCTTGTCGTTCAACAGCCCCAGTCCTCGAAGACGGCTCTTCAATCCCAGCACGTTGAAGTAGATCCCCTTGGAGCCCCTGCACCTGCCAACCGTGTAGACAGGGTAGACGCTCGAGACCTCGTCCACGACCGCGGGGTCGTCCATGTGGGAGGAGATCCGGCCGCATGAGCTGTGTCCGTCCCCCAGCCAGACGCCCAGGACGTAGGGGTCGATGGGCAGGTCGGCCTCCGGGAATTCGACCGGCTTGACCTCCGGCAGGGCGAACCGGTATTCCTGCTTCATCATGACTCCGCGGTCCAGCAGCTGACGGGTGGTCAGCGTTTCCTGCCTTCGGATCTTCATGGTCCGCCTGCCCTGCCTGCCACCCACGGGGTGGTGGACGGTCCACAGGTGGTCCTCGCAGGCCAGGACGGAGTGGCCGTCGTTGAACGACACCTTGAAGGAGACCGGCGCAGGCAACGTTGGAGACACGGCCAGCACCTTGACCGGAGTTCCGTGAATGCCGAGCACGAAGTCGCCGGACTTCAGGTCGCGGATCCTGCACCTGCCTGACGGCGTGGGCACCGGAGTATCGACGCTCAGGGCTTTACCCACCTGACGGGCGCACACCAGCAGCAGGGAATCAGGCAGGTCCGGGTAGAACATCGGCTCGAAGAACGGATGCTTCGACAGGGTGAACGGCCTGCCGTTGATCCTCAGCAGCGACGTCAGCCTGACGGGCGAGGAGGGGTTCGACGCCACGTGCCACTCCATGAACCTCTTGAACAGGTCCATGTCCAAACGGCCGTGCAGCTCCTTCAGCCTCTCCGCCGGCATGGTCATGATGAGGTCGTCGAGCTGGTCGATCTCCCTCAGGGACTTCATGCCGGAAACCATCTTCCTGAGCCAGTCCGGCAGCTCGGGCATCCCCTCTGTCACTAGATCCTTGGAGTCGCTCATGAATTCAAATTCCGAAAGAGAAAGGCCGGAGGAGCTGATGCTCCGCCTGCTGAGGCAGTTCTTCCTGCTGCTGGTCCAGCTGGTCTGCAGTATAGCGGTCGGCCTGATCGTGGTCGGCAAACTGATCTTCGACGGCCTGCACGCGGCGGTCGTCAAGCCTCGGCAAGAGGAAAAGCGTAAAATGCACGGCGACTCCCGATTCCAACAGGACTCCCTGCATGACGACCCCCGATAGATCCGGCAATCCCGACGCCATGCACCGAGACGCCGGCCTGGTCTACGACGGCGCCGTGGCGCCTGCCCCGGTCGGACCGACCATCTCGCAGGACTTCCTGGGCGCGCTCAGGCAGCCCAAGGCGCCCCTGGAGGGCGATCCTCGGTTCGCTCCGCCTGTGCAGAGGGCGGCCGGCACGGCGCCCCCCCAGGGCGATCCAGAGCTGCAGGAAGCCAACCGCATCTTCTTCCAGCGGTTCTTCGGCAACAACACCAATCCAGGGCAGTCGGACTGGCTGGGAACCCAGGCCGACATCATCTCGTTCCTGCAGGGCAGCCCGCACCCGTCCGGAGGAATCGCCGGCCGGGCCTATCCGATCGAGAAGATCCCTGCCGACCCTGAGGTCTCGAGCCCCTGGCACAACGCCATCTACGAGGCCTTCCAGCCCCTTCACGAGTGGGGAGCCAGGAGCTTCTGCATCTACTGGCCGAACGGCGGGTTCCAGGCCGGAGGCGGCCTGCTCGAGCGCAACGGCCTCGGCAGGACGATGCGCAAGAGGACGTTCACCAGTGCCGGCGTCTCCACTCCGCTGTACCAGTCTCCGGCCATGTGGATGGGCTATACGCAGGCCATCCGGTCCCTGATCGAGGGAAACATGGTGCCGGGCAGCCGGCCGCCTATCCTCGAACCGTCCAACGTGATGATCTACCACGAGGGGTTTGCCGGCGATCCCGTCTGGCGGGGCAAGACGATCGCCATCTGGGACTCCCTGGGGGCCACCGCCGCGGAACGCGACACAGCCTACAAGGCGCTCCTGGACGACCTGGTCGAGGACTTCAAGGCCATGCGGGGCCGCACCCCCGGCTCGGGCAGGCTGTACGTCACGCTCGACGTCGGCAGCGAGGCGGCCACCCCGTCCACCCTGTCCCTGTTCAGGCAACTGGCGGACAGCCGCTCGGACATCCACGAGCTGTCGGACTGGTACATCGCCACCCAGCTGGAGCAGGCGGGCATCGAGGTCTTCATCGAGTCCCGTCCTCGCCTGACTATGACCGCGCCAAACTCCGGACTTGGATCCATTCCATCTCCGCAGGCCACGCAGTCCGAGTGGAGAAAGTTTTCGGCTGGCTACTACTGGCTGCGCTTCTCCGATCCCGATCTCGGCGATCCGGGGTTCAAGGATTTCCTGTCGAACGAGCAGGCCGGCAAGCTGTTCCACGTGCAGGACTCCAACTACCCGGTCCAGGCGTCCAAGGAGCCGCTCGGAGGCACTCACGTCGTGGCCAGCGGCGCGGCCAGGAGAAACCTCCTGGACGAGATCCTGGCCGGCAGGGTCACCTACTACACGCCGCACTACAGGCTCGACGCCCTCTACAACCTGGCCGACAACTACAGGAACTACTTCAACCTGAAGCAGGGCCGCGAGCAGCACAAGGGCGTCTACGTCAAGACGCCGGCGCTGATCGCGGTAGGCCACGAGATCTTCGGCGGAGGCAGCGTCCACTACGCCTACAACGGCTCCGACATAACGCAGTACGCCCGCGTGACCTACGCCGTTTTCGACTCGTATCGTCCAGCGTTCAACAAGACGAGCTTCCTGGCCAACCCGGCCACCTACTCGGAAGGCTACTGGACGCCGGAAGGCAACACCTACTGGGACACCCAGGTGCGCCGGCCGTCGTTCTCGGCCTTCGTGCAGTTCCTGGCGGACTTCGTGTCGCTGGCGGCTCCTCCATCCGCGAAGCTCCCGGTCATGCGGGAGGTCGACGTCTACGTCTCAGAGCTGCCCTACGAGACCGGCCTCCCGCAGTTCACCGTCCTCGGGGCGAAGCGCTGCTGCATGATCCCGCAAGCCAAGGCCAACCAGACGCACGACTCTACGCTCGGCACGATCGATTCGGCCGAACTGCTTGCCCGCATAGCGGGCACCGGAGGGCTGTCCCTCGGGGTGCTGCCGACCGTGGCCTCCTCGGAGATGGTCCTGCTGGACTTTGCCACCCCGTACGTTTCCCTGCTGCAAGGCGGACCGCTCTACGAACCGCAGGTCCCTCCGTACGCCACCAGGGCCTCGACGATCGCCTCGATGAAGTCCTGCCTGCAGGCGGTGCGCGCGGCCTACCCGGCCAAGAAGTGGGGCTTCCTGGACGTCCCCAGGATGGAGCCCCTGCTCTGCGACCTCGGCTCTCCGCTCAACCCCAACTGCGAGGGCGACTACGTCCGCATCGACCGCGCGGATTCCGCGACCCGCGACGCCGCCTCCAGGTGGATCGGGTACCAGGCCGCCGACGTCCTGGCGGACTCCGACCTCGCGGCCGCCGTGCTGAGGCAGAGCGTGCGGATGGCCTCATTCATAGTCGACGACGACCAGGCCGACCGGATGATGTCCGAGGACGTCATGGGCGCCATCCAGGCGTTCAAGGCCGACAACCCGTCCAAGGAATCCGTCGCGGTCGTCCGGCTCTGCATGAGGTCGTTCGAGCTGCTGAACGTCTCGTCCAACTCCGGAGTCGGGGACTACACATTCACCCACCCGGCCCAGATCATCGGCAACTGCGTCGTCCCAGCCCTGCTCAAGGGCGCCGACGCGGTCGTCGTGCATCACCCGTGGAGCGAGCACAGCACCCTGTTGTTCTCGGCGCTGGCCCCGGTCGGAGATCCCACCAGGACCTCCCAGCTGGCCATCCGCGCCGCCTACGCGGCCAGGTTCATGCCCGGCCAGACCGTCTCGACCTCGGACGACGCCTACTGGGCCCTGCCCGCCACGGCCCAGGCAATCAAGGACGGACTCGAGCTGCTGATGCTGGATCTGGTGCAGCGCATCCGGGCCCTGCAGGGAGGCTCGATCGAATCCCCCAGCTGGGCAGGCAACACCTACCCCGACGACTACGTCAGCATCCAGGTACTGCCCGCCGACATCAACTCCTCCAGTCCCGGCCTCGGCGAGAACCAGAGGGTCTGGTCTGCATGCTGGACCAACAACAACGTTCTTGGCACTACATCCAACGGAACAGCGATCAAGGACGTGGTGCCCTTGGTCAACGTTCCAGGGATCCGTCCTCCGGGGCCGGGAGCCGCCCTTTCGGGCACCGCGCTCGACAACCTGGTGAACGAGATCATGTCCCGGCCGCCAAACAGGCGGGCGATCCTGCCGACCTACTGGATGTACGAGTCCCCTCCGAACGAGGAACTGAACCTCAACAACTACTACGCCGCGACCTCCGACGGCACGACCTATACCGGCAACATCGTCGGTTACGGCGATCCCAGCCCGCTGAGGTTCATGACGCCGTGGGCCTACACCAGCACCGCCCACTGCGGAGCATCGATCACGGCCACCCTGTCCGCCCTGCGCCAGCGGGGAGCCGAGATCAACTTGGTCTGCGACGACTGGGAGGGCTGGAACGGCCTGGGCCTGGGTTCGCCGTACAACGCCTACGACGGCACGTTCGACGTCAACGGCCTGCCTGCCGGCTGGACGACCAACCCGAACACGAGCTGGAAGACCGTTCCCGATCCCCGCAGGACGGTCGCGATCGTCGACGACGTCAGGTTCGGCACGACCCCTGTGTACCAGGGCAAGTCCTTCGCGGAGCTGTTCTTCGACTACTACCAGGCCATCCGGGCTCAGTTCGGCGCGACCATCCCGACGCCTGCCGACAAGGTCGCCGCGGCCAGGTCGCTGATGGGGATCTACACCAACATCTCCTCGAGGCAGGACTTCAGGTCCCCGTGGGGCATCGGCACGGACGAGTCCAGGGCCATATGGCATGCGTGGACCTCCGTCCTGGAGGCGATGACCTGCATCCAGCACAACCTTGGCAAGTGGGCCGGGCTACCGGCCTACTTGGACGCCACCGGGCAGATGCCTGGGTACTACAACTACGCCAAGTTTCCGCTGAGCGTCGAGGAGGGCAGGTACGTCTTCGAGAGCAACGGCCACTACTCCGGGCCCAAGGTGAACGCCATGCCGGACATCGGCGCGGCGCCGGTGCTCTACGGCGAGCTGTCGGGAGGCTTCTACTCAGGCTACGGCTACGTCCCGTCGCCGACCACGGACGCCCAGAGGTACGCCTGGACCGCCGGAGCGACGGCCATGCCCAGCGCCCTCTACATGGCGTTCGTCACCGACTGCGTGAGGCTTCGAGGCATGCTGCGGTCCTATCCGCAGGCCTGGCAGGACCTGGCGCCGTGGATCTGCTCCCCTGTGGCGCAGAACAGCTTCAGCCGGTACGGCACGGACTCCGGCGGAGCCAAGTACTTCAACGAGATCTGCTACCACTCGTTCCTGGCGGGGGCGAAGTTCATCCAGTACTTCAACCAGCCGGTGGCCGACGACCACTTCATGCAGCGGGCCATCGACGAGTGGTCGAGGATCTCGAACGACAAGAAGGTCCGGCCCTGCTCCAACCAGGCCGGCAGCGTCTCGCAGCCCGTAGACCGGCTCCAGCTGAACCAGGCCGCCCGCATGGTCGTCAGCGGAGGCATGGTCGTGGGATCCATGGTGCCGAGGTACATCTGGCGCATCACCGTTGCTCCGAACGTCGTGTCCCTCTCCAGGACCGACGCCGGCCAGACGGACCTGCCTGCGACGATAATGACCCCGTCCAACGTGGACAACAACGATCGAGGCGTGTGGCTGATCAGGACCGTGCCGGGAATGCCGGCATATTCCGCGAACATCGCCTGAGCCGCCGGCCCCAAGCCGCCGGCCCGGGCCGGCGCGGAACAATCCCGACCCGCCCATCGAGGGCAGGCAAGAGAAACCCCGTCCGAAGGAGGGGCCCATGCCCTTCATCATCCTGATCCTGTTCCTGATCGCCCTCTACAACTACCCCTGCACCGCCATCGCCGCGGCAGGCATCTACATCCTGGGCCGCGGAGTCCTCGGAGGCAAGAAATGATCCCCTGGCTGCAAGAGATCCTGCTGTCCGGACTGGTGCTGGGCCTGGCGGCCTACGCCATCGTCTGGAGCCTGCACAACCTGAGCATCTTCGTCGACACCGTGATGGCCTGGGCCGACCGCCAGGAGACCTTCCTGCAGAGGATGGTGTCCTGCGAGTCCTGCCTCACGGTGCAGGTCTCCATGGCCCTGGCGGCCGCCCAGTGCCTGGCCTTCCACCGGGGGCTCTGGACCTGGCTCGTCATGACCGCGGCCATCTACGCCTGCGCCATGGCCGTCAACCGCAAGGTCGGCCTGCTGGACGAGCCCAAGGAACCCTGACACGACCCCTGGAGCCGGACCCCCGACTGTTGCGTACGTTAGATGATTGTATAACCTAATAGGTATACCCATAGGTAGAACCCCTAGGTATATAGAGGCCATATAACGTACGCAGGAGTCGAGGGGTCCGGCCTCGCACCCCAACCCATCGAAAGAGGAAGAAAATGCCCAAGCCAATGCTTGTCTTCTGTGCGGACCTCCAGGCCCGCGAATCCGCCTACAAGGCCGTCCGGGAGCTGTACGGAGACGACCTCTACGCCCTGACCCAGGTCGTGGACCACTGCACAGGGAACGGCCTGCCGCTGGTGCTCGGCGGCGACCAGGTCGACACTCCGGTCATCGGCGACTCCCACGTCATCGAGCTCCGCCGCATCCTCCGCCGCAACGTGGACGCCGGCAACGTCAACCTGTACGTCGACGGCAACCACGAGCGGGGCTTCCGCCGGCTGTCCCTCGAGGGAGGGGCCGCCAGCTGCGCCGAGAACATGGAGGCCTGGAACGACCACGAGGTCTTCGCAGGCTTCGGCCAGGGCTTCAGCATCGCCGGCTACAACTGGCGGACCCGCAAGCAGTGGGAGGGCCTGCTGGAGGGCGGAGCCCTGCCGGAGACGGACATCCTGGTCCTGCACGGCCTGGCCCAGCAGTCCGTGCCGCTGCTCAACCTGCCCGGCATCGACGGCCCGCTGTGCGACCTGGACCTGTCCTGGTTCGACGGCAACCACCGGCTCGTGCTGATGGGCGACGTCCACATGGAGTGGGACTGGACCGGCCCCAAGGGGACCCGGTTCCTCTACAGCGGCTCCATGTGGATGCACCGGCTCGGCGAACCGCAGGAGAAGTCCTTCATCGTGGTCAACGACGACCTGTCGGTCGAGCGCAGGCCGCTGCGCTGCAGGCCCTTCTACCAGGGCATGCTGCTGGACGAGCAGCACGTGGAGCAGGCTGCGGCCTGGCTGCAGGCGAACCGCGATCCCGAGGACTGCGACGCCATGCGCAGGTTCATGGGTCCGGTCCTGCCGCGCATGCACCTGACCGTCCCGCTCGAGCTGACGCCGGCCCTGCGGTCGGCGCTGAAGGACTTCGAGGAGCAGGCCCATGTCTTCCGCAAGGTCCTGTCCGCTTCGGACGGAGAGTCGCCCGTGCAGGGTGGCTCTCCGTCCGGACGGGCCACCCTGACCGAGGCGCTGGCCCAGGTCTTAGATATGCAGGACCCGGCGGCCAAGGATGCCGCCGAGTTCGTGGAGCAGGCCGTGAACTCCGGCCTGGATCACGCGATCGACGACCTGAAGCGAAAGGTCGGATTGGTCTGAAAGAATTTTCGGAATGAGTTGACGGCTGCTTTTCCGGAGCTACAATCCGGACATGGAAGACCTCAACCAGACCAACTCCGACGTCCAGCTCCAGGAATCCCCCAGTCCAGGCCGCCGCGGCGCGCCGCACAAGCTCGGTTCCGTCCAGGCCGAGGTGTGCGAGCTCTACGCTGCCGGCGCCAGCTCCAAGGTCATCGCGGCCAAGTACGGAGTCTCCGTCACCTGCGTGATCTCGACGCTGCGCCGGTGCGGCGTGGCCGTCCGTTCCAAGGGCCGCCAGCGGCCCCATTCCATCTGAAACCCTTCGCGTGGGTACGGCGGCAGGGCGGTCCGAAAGGGCCGCCCTGCTGTCTCCTCGCGCCAGAGAAAAACCATGAAGCTGATCTCACTCAAGGGCCGCAACGTCGGCCTGCTCCGCGGCGACTTCGAGTTCGAGTTCGACGACTCGCTCACAGTCATCACCGGTCCGATCGGCAGCGGCAAATCCACGCTGCTGACCATGATCCGGGCCTCCCTCACCAACTCCTTTCCCGGCGGCGTGTCCAGCTGGGTCTCCTGGGGCATCGAGTCCGGCGACCTGTCGTACTTCGTGGCCAGCTGGCGCATCGGCAGCAAGGTGCTGCACATCGCCAAGTGCCTGGCCGGCGACCGCCGGTTCGCCGGACTCGGCATTCCCCGCCTGCGCATCGAGCACGACTCGGGCCAGGTCGAGGACGTCGAGGGCTCCAAGGAGGCGCTCGACCGCGCCCAGTCGATGATCCCTCTGCCGGCCTCCGTCATCGACGGGCACCTGGTCGTCGACCAGGACTCGATCACGGCTCCCGTCTCGGCCACCCCTGCCAAGTTCAAGGAGACCCTGCACGTCCTGACCAGGGCTTCCGAGATGGAGCAGGTCCGGTGCGGCGTCCGCGACCTGATGGCGACCGTCACGGTGCCCGACGTCGAGGGTCCGCTGGCCGAGGCCATCCATGAGCGCAACACCCTGCTAGGCGAACAGGCTGGCCGCCGCGGCGAGCTGGACCAGGCGCTCCAGGCCCTCAAGACCCTGGACATCGACGTCATCAGGGCTCGGCTCGACCAGATGCAGCGGGACCAGCTCCAGGAGCAGCGGCGCAAGGACCTGGCCTCCCGCATCCGCGAGGAGACCGCCCGGCAGGCCCAGCTGAAGACCCGGTTTGAGAACGAGGTCTCCAGCCTGGTCTCGTACCGTGCCAAGGAGGAGGCGACCCGCGAGGAGGCCGAGGAGGCCAAGCGCAACCTGTACTCGGCAGACCTGCTCCTGCAGGCCAACGAGCGCAGGAGCCGCCTGCTGGCCAAGGCCGCCTCGTCGCAGGCCGAGCTGGACGGCCTGCTGGCAGCCGAGCCGGTCGCCCCCGCCAAGGAGAGGCCGAGCAAGGACGACGAGCAGCAGTGCTTGGACAGCCTGTCGGACATCCGCCTGCTGGAGGCCGACCTGGCCCGCAAGGTGGCCCTGGCGGCCAAGGGCCAGTGCTCGGAGTGCGGTCAGAGCACGGCGCTGCCTGGCGACCAGCTGCAGGAGATGTCCGACCAGCTGGCGGCATCCCGGGCGCTCAAGGCCGAGGAGGCCTCCAGGCTGACGGAGATCCGCGGCCTGGCGGAGGCCTGGCGGCTCCACGACTCGGCTTCGGCCTCCTACTCCGCCAAGGCGGCCAAGGCCCTGGAGGAGGCCAACAGGATCCAGGCCGAGCTGGACGAGGTGGGCGTGCCCGCCCCCATGACCCCTCAGATCAAGACCCAGCTGGCCGAGCGGGCCCGGCTGCACGACATGCTGCTGCGGAGCATCTCGGCGGCGGAGTCCGGCATCTCGTCCCTGAGGGACCACCTGACCGACTCCGAGACGGTGCAGGCCGACCTCCAGGACAAGCTGGACGATATCCCGGACGTCAGGTTCGATCCTCACGAGCACGCCAGGCTGCTCAAGGCGCGCCAGGACTCCGATGCGGTGGCGGCCGACGCCATCCGGCTCAAGGGCGTCCTGCAGCAGCTGAAGACCTCCGTGGAGCGGGCCGAGGCCAAGGTGCTCGTACAGGAGCAGCGCAAGGCCGCGGTCGAGCCGACCATCAGGTTCAGGCAGGTCCTGTCCCTGGCGGGCACCGCCCTGGCCAAGGACGCCTTGCCGAGGATCCTCTCCATGCAGTACATCCAGGCGCTGAACGAGCGGCTGGACTTCTACCTGCAGACGGTGCGGGCGGACTTCACCGCCTACATCGACGAGAGCCTGGAGTTCATGGCGAGGAAGAACGACGGCCTGGTCCACTCGGCGAAGCGCCTCTCCGGCGGCCAGAAGCAGCAGGCCAGCGTCTGCTACCTCCTGGCGGTCAACGACGTCTTCGCCAGCACCCTGGGCGTCCTCGCCCTGGACGAGCCGTCTGGAGCCATGCAGGAGTCGAACTCGAGGGACCTGGCGGAGGCGTTCAGCTACCTGGCCAGGCTGGGCCAGGCGTCCGGCCGCCAGTTCATCGTCATCACGCACAGTCCGGCGCTGGCCGCCCACGGCTGCCGCCACATCGAGCTGGAGGGATCATGAGCACGTGCGACAGTCTGCCGACGCTGTCCTACATCCTGCTGGAGCTGCAGATACATGCCGCCCTGCTGCAGACCCGGCTCTCGAACGGCGAGCCGGTGCCGATCGAGTCCCTTTCGGTCCGCTACGAGGCCGACCACACCCGCATCGCGGTCCAGTGGCACGACGGCAAGGCCACCGTGAAGGCGGAGATATGCAAGCCGATCAGGAGGCCGGCGACATGACCTCGCTGCGCCGCAGGGTGTTCCGTTCCAGGAGACGGATCGTCGTGAAGCTCACCAGGGACGAGAGGGAGCTCATCCGGGCCATCAGCCTTCCCTTTGCGATGTTTCCGCAGGACCTGGACAAGTTCGAGCTGGAGCGGGTCGCGACAGCCGTAAACCGCTTCGTCGGAGACAACACGTCGTCCCAGCTCAGGCAGCACCTGGAGCGCCGCAGGCTGTGGAGCCTGATCACGTACGAGGACGAGCCGTTCGAGCCGTTCAAGGAGGTCCAGCAGCTCAGGACGACGCTGCTGGACCTCTCCGCGGTGGACGACGTGCTCTTCACGCTGAAATGACGAACAAGGAGTGGAAATGTCGAGTTCAAGCCAAGGCAATGCGGTGAGGATCGAGAGGATCGCGCGGTTCCTGCGGACGCCGGACGGCCCGCACTGCGCCATCCTGAGGGAGAAGTTCCGGTACATGCACTCCACCCAGGAGCGCAAGCCGGGCAGGGCGCCGCGGTTCGTGCAGCACGAGGTGAAGCTGTTCGCCGAGGACAACGGGCTGCTGTACTTCCCATGCGGCCTGCAGGAAAGGTGCATGTCCCTGCTGACGCAGGCCGGGTTCGCCCCCGCCCTGCACGACCTGCGCAAGCCGTGCTCGGCCCTGCAGGTCCCGTCGACCAGGAACCTGGCCGGGCTCCGGCCCGGCCAGCAGGAGGTCATCGACGCGATCGTCCAGGCCGACAACGGCATCGTCGAGGCCCTCACCGGCTTCGGCAAGGGCGTGGTCATCGACAGGCTGGTGTCGCTCTACCCCAAGGCGCGCCACCTGATCGTGACCAAGTCCAAGTCCGTGGCCAACATGCTGCACCAGCGGCTCAAGGCCAACCACCCCCAGGCCGGCGTGTGGAACTCGGACAAGCACGTCCAGGGCAATCCGATGGTCTGCACGTCCGGATCCCTGGGCGGCCTGGAGCTGGACAAGTTCGACTTCGTGCAGCTGGACGAGGTGCACGAGCTGCTGACTCCCAGCTTCCTGGACTACTACCCGCTGTTCGGCGGCTGCAAGCTGATCAGCTACTCCGCATCGCCGGACCAGCGCCTGGACAACACCAAGCTCGCCATGGAGGCCTACTTCGGCACCAAGGTCTGCAAGGTGGACTACCAGGAGGGCGTCGACCTGGGCCTGGTGGTCCCGATCGAGGTCTGGCGGGTGGACTGGGGCTGCACCCCTGCCGACGCCATGCGCGGCATCAAGTCCGACGTGCGCAGGATGCGGCTGGCCTACTGGAACAACGTCGCCCGCAACACGGCGATCGCCAGGGTGGTCCAGGAGGAGGTGCCGGCCAGGCTCTCGGATCCCGATCCGCAGATCCTGATCCTGGTGGACAAGGTCGAGCACGCGCTGAGGCTGGCCCAGCTCCTGCCCGACTTCAAGGCCGTGTACGGCGAGGTCGACGCCGAGAACGCCAAGTACTTCCAGGACCAGGGCCTGCTGCCGGACGGCAAGCCCGTCAGCCGCAAGGAGGTCGAGCGCATCCGGCAGGACTTCAGCTCCGGCAAGGTGCGCCGGGCCATCGCCACTGGCATCTGGTCGACCGGCGTGGACTTCCCGCAGCTCCAGGTCCTCGTCCGGGCCGACGGAGGCAACAGCCCGATCAAGGACACCCAGATGCCGGGCCGCGTGTGCCGCATCGCCGACGGCAAGTCCAAGGGCATCCAGGTAGACTTCGCCGACCGGTTCGACGCCTGGACGGCCTCCAGGTCCCGCAGCAGGTTCAAGCGCTACGAGGAGAAGAAATGGACGACCGTCGAGATAGACCTGAGGCAGGCCTGAGGCTGCTGAAGGAGGTCTTCGGGAAGTGCAAGGTCCGGGTCACCCGGGACCCGGTCGACCTGCACGCCTCGCTGGGATCCGTCAAGACGGACCCCCACTGGAGGAAGGTGGCGGCGCACTGCAGGGTCAGGGGGTTCGACCCGCGGTGCTACGTCGAGTGGAGGTTCCACGTCGAGTTCCCGGGGTACCCGACCCCGGCCAAGTTCGCCGACGAGAAGATGCTCGACAAGTACGGGGCCGAGGGCGCCCCGGACGTGCGCCGGCTGCAGGTGGCGCAGGCCCTGGCCCTCATGTCCTCCAAGCTGGACCTCCTCGTCTCGGCCGGCGAGGACCAGCTGCGCGCGCTGCTGGATCCTGTGCACTGCTTCGATCCGGTGTTCGTGTACTCGATGGCGTCGCTCTCCGGCAGGACCGGGGAGCTGCCGCCGGAGGTGCTCGTGCAGGCGCGCAGGCAGGCGTACTGGAACCCGGTCTACCAGGCCTGTTTCTCGGAAGTGGTTCCCCCGGAGGTATTCGAAGGAGCAAGGCGTGAACACCGCGAATCTTGACGTCAGATGGCTGGCCCTCGGTTTCCTGAGGATGCCGGAGGTCATGGCCACGGCCATGCAGAAGCTGGACGAGAAGGACTTCCTGCGCCCCGAGGTGGCCCTGAGGCTGTCGTTCGTCATGGGCAAGAAGTGGCACCTGTCCTGCGCGAAGGAGATGCCGTACCAGGTGCTGGTCTCGACCTTCGAGAACGACTTCGTGATGTCGGGCTCGGTGAGGGAGGACGACGCCATGGCCTTCTGCGACCTGGTCAGGTGGGTCTACTTCGACCACCAGGGCCCGCTGGACGACCTCCAGGGCCACGTGCTGGACTGCCTGGCCAGGTTCATACTGGACAGGAAGATCCGGCCCATGGCCACGGCGCTGTCGGACAGCCCGGACCTGATCGGGCAGATCTCGGACCTGAACCGGGAGATCGCCAAGGCGTCGATCAGCAAGGCGGCCTTCATCGACCCGTTCGCCGGGGACGAGCCGCTGCTGTCCGCGCTGAAGCGCACCCCGTGGGGCGTGGACTACATCGACAGGGTGACCAGCGGCGGGGCGATCCCAGGCGAGACCGCGCTGTTCCTCGCCCCGTCCGGCGGCGGCAAGACCCTGACCAACGTGCAGATCGCGACCACGACGGCCCTGATCGGCCGGAAGAGCCTGATCATCACGTACGAGCAGGGGGCCACCCCGGGCATCACGAACCGCATCTACGCCTGCGCCATGGGCTACGCCGTCGGCGCGTTCCAGGGCATAGGCCCGGGCGAGTTCGGAGCCGACGGCGCCATGCGCGCGAAGTACGACGAGATCAAGGGCAAGCTCAGGGGCCGCATCCGGATCGTCGACCAGCTCGAGGCCGCCAGGACCCACGGAGGCGGCTGCGGAGGGGCCGCCGAGATCGCGGACATCGTCAAGCGGTCGCAGGACGACGGGTTCAACCCCGAGTACATCGGCATCGACTGGCTGGGCCCCATGACCAACAACTTCATGGCCGCCAGGAACATCCCGGAGGCGGAGACCACGAAGACGATGAACCGCATCGCCGACGACCTCCGCAAGACCGGGGACGCCCTCAAGGTCAACATGTTCCTGTTCCACCAGCTGGGCACCGAGGCCTCGGCCAAGGGTCCCCGCAACAAGCCGCAGCCCACGGACGCGTTCATGTGCAGGACCCTGCACCACTACATGGACACCGTGATCTGCGTCGGCAACCGCGACAAGGAGAGCCACCTGGCCTGGATCAACGCCCCGAAGATCCGCAACGGCGAGCCCTTCAGGGACATGCTGATCCAGATGGACGGCGCCCACTCGGTGTGGCGCACCGTCGACGAGAGGGACATCAACACGGAGACCATGAAGGTCGAGGGATCCCGGTCCAGGGCCCCGAAGGCCGAGGCGCCGTGGTACGACGACGTGGTGAGGAGCAACCTGGGATGACCTACCTGAACCCCGACCTGCGCGAGGCCCTCGGCAACTGCTTCGGCCACGTGCACGTCACCAATCCCGGGTCCCCCGCGGCGTACGAGATCCGGATCGACCTGGACTCGTACGCCGCGGACAGGCCCCGCGGCTTCATCGAGTGGAGGGACTGGGGCGAGACCTACTCGGTCAACTGCCCGGAGTGCGGGGACACGCGCGGCCGGTTCTACGTCGGCCACATGTGGGGCGTGTTCTGCACCAAGGCCAACCGGCGGGTCTTCTCCTGCACGAAGTGCTGGAACGAGGACTGCAAGGTCGACCTGTTCGACATCCTGAGGGGCGGTCCCCGGCTGCAGGAGCACGCCCTGCAGGAGGCCCGTTCCGGCGCGCACCACCGGATGGACCTGCCGGGCGACCCGCAGGACCTGACCCCGGTCAACGGACTGCCGTCGGACCATCCGGCGGCGCAGTACCTGGCCGGCCGAGGGTTCGACCTGGACCTGCTGTCCGACGAGTACGGGTTCGTCTACTGCAGCCGCAGCCCGTGGAAGAGGAGCATCCAGGACGGCGCCGGCAACTGGCACCTGGTCACTCCCGAGAACCGAATCATCATCCCCAACATCCAGCAGGGCGCGTGGCACGGATGGCTGGCCAGGTACGTGGGCGAGATCCCTAAGGACCCCGTCACCGGCAAGCAGGTCATCAGGAAGTACCTGAACGCGCCGGGGTACGCCACCGGCACGACCGTGTACCGGCTGGACGAGGCCGCGGCGTTCTCGGGCGGATCCTTCTGCCTGGTCTCCGAGGGCACCCTGTCGGCGATCGCCTGCGGGGCGGCCGGCGTCTCGACCTTCGGCATGTACCCCAGGCCCATGCAGGAGGAGCTGCTGGCCGCCCGGTTCAAGGACGGCCGGATCGTCTTCCTGATCGAGTCCGAGGCCGCGGCCAACGGCCGGATCTACGGCTGCATCGAGCGACTCCGAAAGCAGGTCGCAGGGGGCTGCACCACGGTGCTGCTGCCGGAAGGAAAGGACGCCGCGAGCCTTGACTCCGACACCTTGCTTGGTATGATCGAGGATGCGCTGGGACGTTCCGGCGCGCCGCAATGATCAAGGGAGGTGCGCGATGGTCGACTCTGAGGATGCCAGTCCACAACCCGAGTGCGATGACCCCTGGATCTCCGGCAAGTCTGGATTGCAGGATTCGTACGGCGTCACGCTGTCGAACGTCGGCCTCGATGTCACTGTACCGTTCACGCTGCCGCAATGTGGGCAGCCGGGGCAGACGCTTGTCTGCACCGACGCAGGCGTCAACTGGGCGACGGCGACTTATACAAAAGACTCGGTCGACGTCGGCATGAATGTCAAAGACCAGGTCTGCACGATCGTGGCCCGCGACCTGGTCGTACAGAGTCCTGAAGACGGCGCCGAACGCGGAGGAATCAGCCTGACCTGCGAGATGGAGCGGCTCAACCTGCGCATAGACCAGATCGACGAGAAGCACGAGATGGTGCTGGACAGGCTCGACGAGCTGCTGGGCCTGCTGAAAGACCTCAAGAAAGGCTGAGACATGAAGACACCCCGGAAGGGAAAGAAGGGCAGCCCCCAGGCCAGGTCCTCGGAGCTGCGCAAGTATCGCGTCGTCCTGCACAACGACCAGGAGCACACCTTCGACGAGGTCGAGGCCGCCCTGATGGAGGTCCTGGGGCTGGACGTCAACGCGGCGACGGACCTGGCCATCGAGACCCACCTGTTCGGCAAGAGGACCGTCAAGGTCACGCACCTGGAGTTCGCCGAGCTGATCTCGGAGCGGCTGCAGGCCGAGGGACTTGCCGTGACCGTGGAACCTGAGGAAGAAGGAGGCAAGGAGCAATGAGCAAGGACAAAGAGATGATTGCCCAGATGCAGGCGTGGGCTGTCGCCGCGGAGAGCGTCTACCCTCTGGCCATGGCCCTGCGAAGGTACGCGGACGAGATGAAGCGCCTGCAGGCCGAGCTGGCCGAGCGCACCGCACACCTTCGGACCGCCTGCGAGATCATCGCCGAGATCGAGAACGAGCACAACCCCCAGCCTCGTACGGAGCCCGTCAAGCCGGAGCACGTGGCTGAGGTGAACGGCTGGAACTGCTTCGCCAAGAAGGAAGGGGGTGGCGCGTGAACTGGGGTAATCAACTGTACGACGAGATGGGGGTCGCGGTACTCCGATTCGGGTTCATCGCCGCTGGCGCGGGATTCGCGATCGGCTGCATTGTCGGCATAGCCATCGGCTGGCTGCTGTTTGGGGGTGGCGCGTGAAGTACCAGGCGCTTGTGGTCGTCGAGTTCCGCAATGCGGGCTCGTTCGTCTACCGCGTGACGAGCGACAGGCTCATCACGGTCAAGAGGCTCGTCGATTACCTGCACGAGACCGAGGGTTTCAACGAGGAGTGGGACTCCATAACGATGGTCGACGGTCCGGCCGACATCACCGACATCAAGATCTGACCATGGAATCAGGAACAGGAGCAAAGCATGACATCCAAGGGCAAGTCTGAGGCCGCCGGAGAGGCGGCCGTTTCGTCCAAGGGCAGGAAGAAGGCGGTGGTCGAGAAGCCGCCGGTGAACCCGGACCTGGAGCGCTACGGCGCCATCGCGGTCCGCAGGGCCGAGGAGACCGGGCAGCAGGTGGCCTGGGCGTTCGACGAGATGCTGCGCCAGGTGACCTGCATGACCGTGCCGGCCGAGGAGGCGTCGAGGCTGCAGCAGGTGGTGCTGCTGCCGGGCATCCACGTGACCACCAAGGAGGAGGGCCCGCGGGAGGCCCGGGTCATGCTGGTGGGATCCTGGCCCAACACGGCCGAGACCCAGGCGTGCCGCCTGATGCACGGAGACTGGGTGCCGGAGTTCGAGGCCCTGGCCGCCAAGTCCGGCTTCCCGTCCGACTGCTACTACACCACGCTCGTCAAGCACAGCGTCGACGGCAAGAAGCCGGCCATCCCAAAGGACCTGGTCGATTCCTTCATGCCGGCGCTGAAGCGCGAGATCGAGGTGGTCGGGCCGGAGATGGTCGTGCTCCTGGGCAGCAAGGTCCTCAAGGCCGTGCTGGGCGCCAAGGCCACGGCCGATTCCATGAGGGGCAGGACCCTGTCCGCCGAGGAGAGCCCGCTGGGGGTCCGCACCGCGGCGGTCATGGACTTCTCGTCCATCCAGTACTCGCCCGAGAACCGCGGTCCGATCGGCCTCGAGCTCTCCAGGCTGGCCAACGAGCTGGCCGGGCCCGCCAAGGCTCAGGAGCGAGTCGAGACCGAGTACATCTACTGCCGCGGCGTCGAGCAGCTCAGGGAGCACGTCGACCGCATCCGGCGGGAGGCGGTCGGGTACGTCTCGGTCGACTGCGAGTGGGGCGGCTCCAACCCTCAGGACGGCTGGCTGAGGTGCGTCCAGTTCTCGTGGGCCCCTGGCAAGGCCCTCGTGGTAGTGCTGCACGGGGCTGGGAAGACACCCACCGAGCTGCAGGAGCGCCACGAGGAGACCTGGGCGGAGATCCGCAGGCTGATCAAGGACCTGGGTCTGGTCGCGCACTTCATCCGCGCCGACCTGCCATGGCTGCAGCACCACGGGGTCGACGTCGAGCTCGGGGTCCTCGGAGGCTGGGACACCGGCCTCGCCGGGCACCTGCTGGACGAGAACTGGCCCCAGGGCCTCGAGAACTACATCGCCAGGCACACCGACCTGGGCAGGTACGACCTGCCGCTGTCGCAGTGGATCAAGTCCAACAAGTACGACCTCGAGACGCTGGGCTACGGAGGCATCCCTGACGAGATCCTGGAGCCGTACGCGGCGGCCGACGCCGACGGCACCTTCAGGATCTTCCTCATCCAGCGCGAGGAGATGGCGGCCCCTGGCAACGAGAGGATCTCCTCCCTGTTCCGGGACATCGTCATGCCGGCCACGCTCCCCATCCTGGAGATGGAGAACACCGGCATGCTGATCGACCGGGAGAGGCTCGTGCTGCTGGCGCAGAAGTACACCGCCAAGCGGGACGAGCTGGCCAACAGGCTCAGGGGCCTGCTCAAGTGGCCGGAGTTCAACCCCGACTCGCCGCCGCAGAGGGCCCTGGCGATGTTCGGCTGGTCGAAGCCCGGCAAGGAGGCCGCCGTGCCGCCCGGCGTCCTGCTGCGCAGGTTCACTCCGGTGCTGGCGACCGACGGCCGCAAGTGGGAGGAGGTGGTCCGCAAGCCCGAGGCCCTGAAGACAGCCTCGCCGTCGACGGACAAGGAGACGCTGACCTCCCTCCGGCTCGATCATCCCGACGATCCGTTCCTGGAGGCGATGCAGCTGTACTCCGCGGTCGCGCAGACCGTGAAGAACTTCACCGGCTCGTTCCAGGAGGACGAGGCGGGGGTGCATTCGGTCGAAAAGGGCCTGCTGTCCAAGGTCTGGCCGGATGGCCGCATCCACTGCAGGATCCGGCAGACGATCGAGACCGGCCGGTACGGCCACAGCGACCCCAACATGGCGCAGATGCCCAAGACCGCCGAGGGCCTGGTGTCCAAGGCGTTCAAGGGCGATCCGTCGCCTCCTCCCCCGATCCGCTCGTGCTTCACCGAGGAGGAGGGGTGGTGCCTGCTCGACTGCGACTGGAAGCAGGCCGAGCTGTTCGTGATGGCCTGGCTCGCCAAGGACAGCGCCATGCAGGTCAAGCTGTCCGATCCGGACGCCGACTTCCACTCCGAGGTGGCCGTCGAGATGTTCAAGCTCGAGCGGCCTCCGGCCGAATACTCCAAGGGCCTGAAGGACTGGCTCAAGGAGCAGGGGTGGACCAAGTTCCGCACGATCGCCAAGACGATCGTCTTCGGCATCGCCTACGGCCGGGGGGCTGCGGCGGTCGCCGGGGCGGTCCGGCTGGAGGGCATCGAGATCACGCAGGAGGAGGCCCAGAACGCGGTCAACAAGTTCAAGACGACGTTTCCCGAACTGGCGAACTGGCTCGAGACCCTGAAGGCGGCGGTGGTGCTCGTAGGGCACGTGGAGAACGGGTTCGGCCGCCGCAGGCGGTTCGAGCCCACGACGGACCGGGAGATGCTCTCCCATCAGGAGCGCCAGGCCATGAACTCCCCCATCCAGGGGACGGTCGGCGACCTCATGTCGCTGGCGCTGGTCAACGTGTACCTCGCGAGGCGGCTCGAGAGGCCGCACCTGAGGTTCAAGATCCTGATGTCAGTGCACGATCAGATCCTGTTCAAGTGTCCGGTGGAGCAGGTCGAGGAGACCATGGAGGTCGTCTCGACCGCGATGTGCGAGAACTGCAGGATCCCGGGATCGGACCTGCTGCTTTCGATTGATCCCGAAGTGTGCGTGAGATGGGGCGAGCCTCTTTCCGACGAGGACGTGGCCCGCTATCCTTCCCTCGCGAAGTACGTCAAGTGAACCCGCAAGAAAAAAATCCAGAGAAAGACCCATGACCAGCCAGAACCGCAATTTCCGTGACATCAACCGACGCATCAGCGACGACGCCTCCTCCGGGGGCGACGGCAACGGCAGCTCCGAGTGGCAGAAGATCCTCAACGACGAGGCTCCGCCGCTCTCCTACCTGGGCACCCAGGGCCCGTGCAGCTTCATCCTCGTGCCTCCGCACCCGTCGCACGGCGCCAGCCAGGCGATGACCAGTGGCGGCGTCCGGGGCGACGAGAAGTTCGGCTACGTGCCGACCCTGGGCCAGTACGGCCTCGACCACGTCCTCGTCTACCGCAAGGTGGGCAACAACCCGGACCGCAAGAATCGCCGCGACATCCTCGCGATCAACATCCAGGAGGGGGAGGACGGCTCCGTCATCCAGGTCGAGCGCGAGTGGGGCAAGGGCTACCGCAGCCCCATGTACAAGCTCTACGACTACCTCTGGCGCACCGCCGGCGGCTACAAGTTCGACCGGACGCTGAAGCGCACGGTCCCGAGCATCCAGGTCGACCCCCGGTCGGCCAAGGTGCGCCGGGCCCTCGAGCTCTGCCCGCCGAACGACACCGGCGGCCCTGACAGCAAGGCGGCCATCGCCCGCGGCAAGCGGACGCTGCTGCTCAACGGGTTCATGGTCTCCAACGTCGGCAAGAGCTACACGGTCGACGAGAACAACCAGCCCTGCTGGCCCCAGCAGCGCGTGCTGCTCGTCAACCAGGTCACCGGCATCCAGAGCCCGGTGAACGCCCGCGACAAGGAGGGCTTCTACGACGTGTGGTTCCAGCGCACCGACGGCCTGGCTCTCTCCCAGGCCTGCGACGAGAACTACGTCCGCGAGCAGTTCGGCGACATCTACGAGGACGTCGACGCCCAGCTTGCCTGGGAGGCCGGCTTCCTGCACTCCGACTTCGCGTCGGTGCAGAAGCTCGTCACCTGGTCCAGCTACAAGGCCGGCCCCGCGCAGATGGACGCCTACTGCTGCCGGGTCGACAACCTGGCCGACGCGATGGGCGGCTACCAGCTGCCCGAGGAGGTCCTGATGAAGGCCCGTCCGATCGCGGACTACCTGGCGGACAACAACGAGCAGCTGCAGATCCAGTGGCTGCTCGAGGCGTTCCCTGGGGACGAGTGGGCGCTCGAGGGTGCCGGCGTGATCTCGGCGGGATCGTCCGTCGGCGTGCCTGATTCGTACGAGGGCGGCGAGGACGGGCAGGAGCAGCTCGATGGGGAGGCCCCTCCGGCTCCGCGCGCCCCGGCTCCCCGGGCGCCTGCTCCGCAGGCTCCGAGGACTCCGCAGGCTCCGAGGACTCCGCAGGCTCCGGCCCCGCAGGCTCCGGCCCCGCAGGCTCCGAGGACTCCGCAGGCTCCGAGGACTCCGCAGGCTCCGGCCCCGCAGGCTCCGGCCCCGCAGGCTCCGGCCCCGCAGGCTCCGAGGACTCCGCAGGCTCCGGCCCCGCAGGTTCCTGGCGTGACCTCGGTGCCGAACGCTCCGACGGCCGGCAAGATGGACCTGTCGGCCCGCATGCGGGAGACGATGGAGAAGATGCGCAAGGAACACCCGAGCGGAAACGCCTGAGAAACTGAACAAGGAGACACGCAATGGCTAAGAAGAAGGAAAAGCCGTCACCCGAGAGCACCGCTTCGGCGGTGCTCTCGGGCATCAAGGCCCTCATTGAGAGCGCCACGAAGGTGTCGGGCTCCCAGGTCTGCCTGGCGTCCGACCTGCACGAAAGGGTCTGGGGCCTGCCCTGCGACCACATCTCGTACCGCTGGCTGTCCGACGTCACGTGCTACCAGATGGGCAAGATCTTCGGCGTGGCCGGAGCCAAGGAGAGCTGCAAGTCCGCCTACGCCATGAGCATGGCCAGGCTGTTCATGGACGCAGGGGGCATCTGCGTCTACATCGACACCGAGAACAAGAAGAGCCCGCCCCTGTACCAGGCCGTGGTCGGATACGCCAACACCCAGAAGACGATCGACTTCCTCTCCTTCCACACCGAGGAGTGGCAGCAGCAGCTGACCCAGGCCATCGAGGACATCGAGGTCAACGAGAGCCTGAACAAGATCCCGGTCATGTTCATCGTCGACTCGCTGGGCGGCGTCGACACCGAGGAGAGCCGCGAGAGGATCGACAAGGAGGGCGCGGCCAGTCCCCGCAACACGGGAGGCATGGTCAAGTGCAAGTCGCACAACGAGTTCTTCAGGTTCATCCCGAAGAAGCTCTTCCTGCGGCCCTACTCGCTGATCTACATCAACCACCTGTCCGACGACCCCGGCAGCCCCATCCCGGGCGCCAAGCGCAAGCCGGGCGGCACGGGCCAGGACTACCACGCGGTCCTGGACTTCTGGTTCTCCGCGGTGAAGTCCACCCCGGTGTTCAAGAAGAACCGGGGGTTCACCGAGAAGATCCTCAAGATCAAGGTGAACAAGAACTCCATGGGCACGTCGCAGCGCAACCTGGAGATCCCGTACCGCTGGGAGAACGATCCCGGCACGGGCCAGATCTCCAGGTGCTGGTTCGACTGGGACGCCGCCACGGCCATGATGCTGGCGGATCCGTCTCCCAACGGGGTCAAGAGCCGCCTGACGGACATCCTGAACGTCACGGAGAACGGCAACAAGTACAGCTGCAAGGAGCTGGGGCTCGTGGCCGTGACGGACACGCAGCTGGGGGAGGCCATCCGGGCCAACGTCGAGCTGCGGGAGCGCATCTCGGACGCCCTCGGCATCAACCGCATGAAGGTCTGGGAGGGCCTCGGCCTGCCCAAGGAGGACGCCGACGTGTACGAGCAGAGCCTGTACCGCGGGCCTGTCCAGGAGGAGACTCCGAAGGAGGAGTGACTTGAAGCAGCGAGACGAACCGAATTTCTTCGACGGGGTGCGCAGGCTGGGAGAGAAGCGGGAGGCCAACAGGCAGGCCTCCTACGAGAACAAGGTCTGCCGCAAGCTGGTGAACCGGATCTTCCACGACAACCCCGTGGAGAAGTCGGCCTGGACGGAGGCGCTGGAGAGGTCCGACGAGCCCCTGATGGCGCTCGAGGACCTGCTCCATCCCTACGTCCTGAGGGCCAACAGGGTGCAGTCCTGGAGCCTGAACGACCTGGTCTGCCGCCCCAAGGCCCTCGACTCGATGCCGCTGTGGGAGGAATTCGCCAGGTGCGTCGCCGCGTGCGGCGCACCTGGCCGCTTCCCCGCGATGTTCTTCTACAACGCGGCCATCGGTCAGGACATGGTGCTGCACACCAACATCGGGGCCAAGTCCCCCAGGGGGTACTTCAGGCTCGTCCGCGCGTCGTCCTCGGGCGACGGCGGCGCGGTGCTGGATACCATGGATGCGTTCCTGGAGTCTGCCATAGGAAGGAGGACGGAGTGAGGAACGTGATAGTGCCGGGCATCGAGTTCTGCCGGAGGTTCGCGGAGGAGGCTGCGGAGCTGGACGACGGCGTCTGGAGCCTCGACATGCTGCCGGAGGCCGAACAGGTGCTCAGGGGGCCGTACGGCTCCGTGGCGCAGGCGCACAGGGACCGCGACTGGCTGTGGAACTACGGCGAGAAGCACGGCAGGTACATCTGGGTCGTGACCTCCCGGGCGGTCGCCAGGCTGGCCAAGGAGCGGAGCGACCTGCATTCGATCGAGCTGACCACGGACGCGCTGACCATGGAGGTCGTGCGGCTGAGCGTCAGGGGACCCAACAGGGAGTGGTGCGACGTGACGCACAGAAGGAACAAGGTGAGACGATGAAGGATGAATCCGACCAGGCTCCTGCCAATCCCAGGCTGCAGGGGCTGGACTGCTCGAGCGGACACTGGAACTGCAGGATCATGAGGACCGTCGACGAGGAGGGCGCGGAGACCTACAGCGTCCACGAGGTGTTCTACAGGAAGGACGGCAAGCCGATGGGGTGGGCCTGCCGGCCCTGCCATCTGGCGGCGGAGTCGAGGAAGGATCTCATGGATTACCTGGAAAAGGTCGCCCAGGCCGGCCGCCGGCCCGTGCTGGACGCCGAGACCCTGACCGACGTGAAGGAGGAGCCATGATCGCGAAGTTCACGCTGGGCGAGGAGCACAAGAGCGTGCGGATGCAGGTTCAGTACGAAGACGAATGCCACGTCGGCGAGGCCTGGATCGAGGAGTGGTGCCACGCGACCGAGGAGTGGAAGTCGACCGGGCGCACCGTTCCGGTCTACGTGCACGAGCTGGAGCCTGTGACCGCGTTCGCCAGGCAGCTCTCCAGGCAGCACCGAGCCGACACAGGGGAGGAGTCAAATGCCGGATGAACCGGAGCGCATCGCGCTGAAGGACGGAATCGGGTTCACGATCGACGGGGCCATCACCAGCGCCGCGGCGTTCAACCACTACGTGCTCAAGGAGTACGCGCCGAAGTGCCAGGGCCGCATGGCCCTGGGGCGCAACCCCGCCAGGCACAACCTCGAGAACTGCCTGTTCGACGAGCTGGCGGGCTGGCTGGACTCCCCGTCCGTGACCGGCCTGTCCATCCTCGGCGTCCGGGTAGGGTCCAAGCCCTACGAGGACGAGGACCTGTGCCTGGAGCCCAGGATCTCCATGTCCGGCATCTTCGACATCCTGTATGATGTGTGCCGGATGGGGGCGGGCGCCGAGGTGGAGGATGGCCTGGCGACCGTGGACGCGGCCAGGTTGGCCGAGCTCCAGGAGAAGTGCAAGCTGGTGCTGAGGCATGCGGGCCAGAGGCCCTTCCCCGATGAGAAGAAAACCAGAACGAACCCCGGTCAAATGGGTGCTGGCCTACGAAAGGGGCGGCTTCCTGGTTGACTATCTGCGGCATCCGGATTACATTTTCGATAATCCGGAGCTCGCAAGGGAGCGCCGGGGAGACGCCTGGGTCCTGTTTCTGCGCACCGTGCCGGGCCTGAAGCAGGAGCAGGTTCACGTCGCCCCCCAGGACAACTTCTACTGATCCGGCACTCAGGAAGACCCAATGGCACAGAATTCGGAACAGCCGGGCCGTCACCTAGACCTTGGAATGGCCACCGGCCGCCTGACATCCGCCCTCAGGGGCCCGCAGGCGCCGTCCAGGGACTTCGGCTTCAACGCCTCCAACGACGGCCGGAAGTTCTCATCGGGGGCTCAGCGGGACAGCGCGGAGGGCAAGCCGCGTCCGGACCTGCTGAGCCCCTTCGCCACGATGAGGAAGGCCCGGGTGATGGCCCTTGGTGCGGTCAAGTACGGGGAGCGGAACTGGGAGAAGGGCATGCCCCTCTCGGTCTTCCTGGCGTCCGCAAACCGGCATCTGCTCCAGTTCATGATGGGGATGACGGACGAGGACCATGCGGCGCACTGCGCATTCAACCTGGACGCCATCATGCACGGCCAGGAGATGATCGCCCGCGGGCTGTGGCCTGCGGAATACAACGACCTGCCCGCCTACCAGGCGACCAGGCCAGAACAGGAGCGGCGATGTGACGACACGAAAGACGTCGATGGTGTACTGGAACCTCAACCGGAGGTGCTGGTCGGTGAAGGACACGGCGACGGGGAGGGTAGTCGCCCATGCTGCCCGGGTGGTCCTGTCTGACGCCGTGTTCAAGGTCTCGGAGGCGGGCAGGCAGCGCGTCCTGCTCACGCGGCAGAAGAACGTCCATGCCGGAGCGGTGGGGGTACTGGAGCCCGGCTCGCGCACCGGCAGGCCCAGGTGCCGCATCAGGTACAACCCGTACCTGCACTCCACCTTCGTCGACCTGGCCGGCAGGCCGGTCTCGTCGGCCGGTCTGGTCGTGATGGAGCCGAACGGAAAGGTGTACGTCAGGAAGACCCGGAGGAAGCCCCTATGATCGAGGAGCAGGCCGTGGAAGGAAAAAAGAACCGAGCCACCCATCCGGACCAGGTCGACTCCAGGATGGACTCGGTCAGGATCGTCCGCGGTTCGGGCCGAGAGATCGTGGAGATCCGGGAGCTGGAGCGGGTGATGGACGAGATCCGCGCCAAGATGAAAAAGAAGTAAAATAGCCGGACCATGTCACTGACCCCGACCAAGCAGTTCGTCACGCTGTCCGACAAGGGCCTCCTCGACGCCCACAACGGCCTGGCCCTGGCCGCCGCGGACAACTTCGACTACGTCCTGAACCAGGTGACGAACCCGTTGCCTGCGATCGGGTCCGTGGGACAGGTGCTGTCCGTGGCGGCCGGCCCGGTCCTGGCCTACGCCTCGCTGCCCAGCCTGATCAACGTCCAGGCCGTGATGGACGCCTACCTCGCGTCCAACCAGGTCCTCAGGCTGGAGTCCGACCTCACCCTGAGGCTGCTGGACGGCTCGTCCAACCTGCAGAACCTGAGGGTGGCCGCCACCACCACCGGCGGCACCGTGGTGGACAGCGTCACGTTCTCGCAGACCAGCACCTCGGGCGACCTGGCCGAGAACCACGTCGTCAACAGCCTGACGGTCACGGCTGACTCGGCGTCGGTCACGATGACCGGCTCCGCCCATTTCGAGGTCAACAGGCTGCGGATCGGCACGGGCGGCACGGCCTACACCTTGCCTGCGGCCTCGGCCATGATTCCCGGCTACGTGCTGGTGAACAGCGGGGCCACCTCGTCCTGGCAGCCCATGCCCGAGCCGGTGCTCGGCGACCAGGCCCAGTACTACCTGGCCAACACCAAGCCCTTTGCGCTGCCGGCGTCCACGACCTCGGCGCTGTCCCTGGTGCTCAGCGGCTACGGCTCGATCTATTCGTCGTCGTACGACACCGGCTTCGGCTTCGTGACCCCGGGCAACCTGGGCGCCGCGGCCCGGCGCCTGGTCATGCAGGTGGACGGCGCCGAGGTCTGGCGCGCGGTCAAGCCGGCCAACGTGGGAGGCAACTCCGTCGCGCCGTACCTGCAGATGAACACCGGCCTGGCCCTGGCCTCCGCCAGCCTGATCGACCCGAACTCCAACCCCGTGGGATCGATCTGGTACGACTCGTCCTCGGACGGCATCGTGCTGATCTCGGCCTCCGGCCAGCGCTTCATCGGCAGCCAGGCGATCGTCTCGACGGTCAACACAGCAGAGGCAAACAAGGACTTCGCCCTCCAGCCGTCGTCGACCCTGAGCGTCGCCGCAGGCAGCGTGATCAAGCCGGCGCTGAACATCGGCACCGCCGGCCTCATCTCCGGCGGCACGGACGTCCAGGTGATCCTAGGCGGCGCGGCCACGGCCAAGATCTCGGCCACCAGCATCGAGCCGGCCGCCGGGGGCGCCTCGGCCTCCGCCAAGATCCTCATCGACGCGACGGTCGGAGAGAACGACCCGACCAAGCCAGCCTACACGTTCCCATCGGCCACCGGCCTGGGCGTCTTCAGGGCGTCCACCAATGCCATGGGAGTGGCTGTCCAGGGCGCCAAGGTCGTCGAGTTCAACAGCGGCGGCATGTCGATGGAGAGCCTCAAGATCTCCAACCTGGCCACCCCTACGCTGAGCCAGGACGCGGCCACCAAGGCGTACGTGGACGGCCGGATCCCGGGCGCCACGGTGGCCGGCGCGCTGGCCATCGCCGTCGCCGGCACCGGGTACGTCGAGGAACCCAACCTCCGGTACCAGGGAGGTTCCCTGGCCGTGGGCTCCGTCTCCAGCCCCGGCAGGATCAACCTGCTGACGTCCGGCGGCGGCCTGGCCCAGGTCAAGGCGCCGGTCTCCGCGGCCAACTCGGTCTTCCCGCTGCCGGAGAACAGCCTGGACGGCGGCGTGCTGCAGCTGTCCGGAACGACGTCCTCCTGGGTGCCGTTCTCCACGCTGTCCTCAGGGCTGCTGAGGGCGGACGGCACGGTGCCCCTCACGGGCGGCCTGTCCGTGGAGATCGACACGACGGCGACGGATCCCCTGCTGTCGCGTGGCCCCCTGGCCATGTACATGACCAACTCCAGCTCGGAGATCGGATTCTCGCTCAGCGGCAATCCCCTCTTCCGGCTGAACATGACCGGTCCGACCCTCACCGGAGCCGGCGGGGGATTCAACACCCCGCTGGTGTACCTGAACAACTCGATCGCCACGTACGGAGGCACGTCGACCAGCGGCACTCCGACCTACTCGTTCTCCGGAGAGTCCACCACCGGCCTGGGGCAGACCCGAGGCAGCTACTGCTCGCTGTTCGTCAACGGCACCACCAGGTTCTCCGCGACGTCCACCGGCGCCACGGCGCACGGCAACAAGATCTCCGAGGTCGGAACCCCGACCGCGTCCACCGACGCCGCCACCAAGGGCTACGTCGACGGACTCGTCAACGCGATCGTCGAGATATCGTTCCGCGTTGTATCCTTGCCGATCGGATGGACCTCGGCCAACCCGCTCACCCTGTCGGTGTTCGACACCCAGCTGGTGTACCTGGCGAACACGGGGACGCTGGTGTACGAGTCCGCGTCCAGCCCGGGCGCCCTGGTCGTGCCTTCGAACTTCGCGACGAATCCCAAGTGCCAGGTCTACGTGGCGGGCGTCCTGCTGGCCAAGCAGGCCAACGCGTCGTCGGTGAGGCAGGCGGCCTACGGCACGGCGACGTCCATCACCCTGAACTACAACGTAGGAGTCGGCAACATCATCGTGGTCCAGCTGCCGGCCTAAGAAAGAGAGAGGAAGCATGAACGTGGAAGAGGAAGCGGAGCCGTTCTTTCCGACGGTGTCGCTCGTGCGCATGCCCGTCGGCCTGTCCCCGATGCTCGGCGACGTGCTGAGCGACCTGTTCGACTCGCTGAAGGGCCGCCCCAACCTGGCGGTGCAGAGCTACCTGGTGCCGCCCACCAGGAAGAAGGCCAACATCGACAGGCTGATACCCGGCGGAACCGCCCTGCTGGCCAACGCTCCGTGGCACCTCCGCAGGTCCACGATCACCCGCGCAGCCATGGGAGCCTTCTGGCGGAGCTTCGTGTACCGGGCCTGGAGCAAGATGGACTGCAAGGACAACAAGAACATGGTCCGGCTCGAGACCTGCGCCCCGATGGGCTTCCGTGCCGGCGGCACCGGAGGGCACCCTTGCCGGTCCGTCTTCTGCCCGCACTGCCACATGCGGTCGGCGCTGGCCCTGTTCGACAAGGTCTCCGAGCTGCAGCCCTGGGGCGAGGAGGTGGAGGCCCTGGTCGTCCGCGAGGAGATTCCGTTCAGGGAGACGATGGCGGGCTACGAGCCGGCCCGGAAGCCCGACATCCTCCGGCACGTGAGGGCCTGCCTGGACTCCAGGGAGTCCCTGGCGGCGAGGACCACCGGCGCCGCGCTGCTGGAAACCGTGCCCCACAACGTCAACTCGTACCTCGTGCTCGTGCACCGCGACAGGCTCCAGCCGGTCAGGAGGAGGCTCGGACGCCTGCGGCTGGCCCTGCAGAAGGCCGGCCGCGAGGTCACCGTCAGGACCGCGGTCGACCTGGCCGACGGGGTGCGCAGGGCCATGGACTGCTGTCCCCTGGTCCTCGCCGCCTCGAGCCACCTGCTGGAGTCCAGCTCCACCCTGCATTGCCTGGAGAGGTACAGGGCCGACGTGCACGCCCGCAGGAGGATCTTTCTAGTCACCGATCCCCGGAAGGTCCGGGCGACGGATGTTGCAAGCCAGGCGCCAGTCGCTACACTGGCGCAAGAGCCGCTCGAATCGGCCTTCGGAAAAACAGGAGAATAGCCATGCCCATGCAGTCGATCACCACAGGAAACATCTCTGAGACCCCGCTCAAGGCGACGGCCTCGCCGCACATGAGCCCCACGGAGAAGGCGGCGTTCGCCCCGGAGACGTCCCCGGCGCCGGAGCCTCAGGCCGAGCCCGCCGCGGCTTCGGAAGCGGAATGGGAGAACCTCGGGAGCGAGACCTTCAACGTCGGCCGCTTCGGGGACGCCACCAACGCGTTCCGCCGCACCACCCGCCGGCTCAAGGTCGAGGGCGGCTGGATCTACTCGGTGTCCACCCAGGCCATCGGCTACGTCCGCGGCAGCTGCTCGGCAGGCTGCTCGGAGAGCACGGTCTTCGTCCCCGAGTCGAAGTCCAAGACCAAGTGACCGCGGACATCAGATGAAGAGCAGCACCGTCTACCTCAGGTACTCCGAGATCTCCTCCGAAGAAGAGGAGCCGGACTGCGACGACCTCGACCTGGAGGACGACATGGACGAGGACTTCGACGCCTCGTCCGACCGCCGGCCGCTGCACGACTTCACGCCCCTGGGCCTCACCTTGCTGGAGCCCAGGGGCGACTTCATAGAGCTGGAGCTGGAGTTCGAGGCCTCGCCCAAGGACATCCTGCATCTGGTGGTGGTCAGGTACAGGGACCCCCACGGTCCGCGGCTGGAGGAATGGTGCGTCGAGGCCGTCCTGCAGGACGGGGACTGCGCCGAGCTCATGGCCGAGGAGCTGGAGGACGGGGTGCGGGCTTCGGCCTGCGCCGTCGAGAGGGCCTCCGACGCCGTCGTCGTGAGGGCCGAGGTGGTCTCCCTGGCCGTGTCGGCCAGGTGACCCGCACACACAACCCGAAAGGAAAGCGATGACGCCCAGCCAGATGAGGCTGATGGTCCGCGCCGAGCAGATGGTGTCCGCCGCCGACTCCAAGCTCGAGGCGGTCTCGCTCGACGACCTGACCGCCATGCTCTCCTACATGGAGCAGCTGGTGGGGCAGGCGGAATCCGGGGAGCTGCGGGCGCCTCCGCCGGCGCTGCGCTCCCTGGTGAGGCTCGGGGCCGCATCCGTGGCCCGGACCGTGATATCCAGGATCGAGAAAGAGAGAAGGAGGGATTCGCATGACTGCAACGAAGACTGAGCCGCCGGTGTGCTCCTATCCGGTCAAGGACTACTGGAGGGTCTACGCGCTGAAGATCGGCGCGGACCATAAGGCATGCAGCGGGGAGTGCCCAGACTGCAATTTCACGAACACGATGTGCTCGGCCCGCCCCGGCGACCACCGGAAGGTGAAGCTGCCGGAGGCTGTGCGGGGGATGATCCCTGTCGAGTCCAGGGACTGGCTGCTGTCCTCCTCGTCGGCCATGCAGAAGTCGATCTGGCAGGTCCTGGCCGGATGCGAGTGCGACCCGGAGTTCGTCTCCAGGATGATCTCCGCGGCCTGGGCCGCCGAGGACCAGCCTAACCGGCGCCCGATGTTCTTCTGGACCACCTTCCGGGGACTCTGCCACAACGTGCACATGGACAGGGCGACGCAGCTCAGGTTTGCGCACGACGTGCTGTTCTGCAACCGCAAGGTGCTGACCGACGCCGAGCAGATCCGGCAGACCATGGGGGTCTTTTGGGCCTCGCGTCCCGACGATGTGCCCGCCAAGATCCTGCAGAGACGCTCCCTCAGGGGTCTCTTCGACGGGATCCTCTGGGGGGCCCTGAGCCATCCTGACGTGTTGGCCGCCGTGCTGGCTCCTGACGGATCCGGATTCGGTCCCGGCATCTCGGACGAGGTGAGGACATGCGCGGAGGTGCTGGAGCCGTTCGACCGGATGCTGGACTGCTGGAAGCCGGGTCTGTCGGAAAGGCTGCCCATGGCGTTCAGGTTGTCGCTGATGCACTCCGACTTTTCGGAGGGCGGGCTGCTGCTGGAGCTGCTGCTGACCGGCGATCACCTGGCTCCTGTCCCCGTGCACGCCCTGCAGGGCGTGCTGGACCTGGTGCATGCCGCCCGCCGCATCCAGTCGCGGCGCATCTCCATGCCCGACTCCAGGGTCGAGGAAATGCGGCGCAGGCTGCTCAGCACGATGACCAGCCTCGAACTGCTGAGCGACTATCGAGGCCGTGCCTGCGGCTCCCGGCAGCTGGAGCAGAAGCTGGCGCTCCGCAAGGGCCAAGGCGGCATGACCTCCGAGCGCCTGGTGGTGGCTAGCAAGTCCTGGGGCAAGGTTTCCCTGGGCGACAAGAAGAAGTGGATCGAGATCCCGGTGACGGCCGACCCGTCCTGGACGAGGCAGGAGCCTCCCCATGCGTAGGCCGTGGTGGACTCTGGCCCGGGCCGCAGGTATATTCCTGGCATGGGCACTACTCATCGCTTTCTCGTGCGGGCTGGTCTGACGGCCCTCGTCCTCTGCCTCTGCTTCCTCGCCTCCTGCAAGGGCCCGCCGAAGCAGGAACCGCCGGTTCCGCTTGCCGACAAGCCGGCGGCCAACAGCACCAGCCTGCAGTCGGTCCTCGACCACTCCAACGCCTCCATCGGCTCGATCGAGCAGGATGCCGTGGAGGTCAAGGCGACCGCCGTGGCGGCGAAGGCGTCCGTCAAGGAGGTCCTGCCGTCCGTGCCCGAGCCTCAGCGCCCTGCGCTGGAGTCGGTGCAGGAGGGCATGCACAAGATCGAGGCCAGGGCGGAGAACATCGAGGACGAGGCCGGCAAGCTCCGCAAGGAGACGGCCAAGCTCTCCGAGCTGGTGACCAAGGTCGACCAGCTGGAGGACAAGCTGATCAAGCTCGAGTCGGCCCTGGAGGCCGGCAGGGCCGCCGCCCTCGAGAAGCTCTACGGCTACATCACGATGTTCTGGGTGATCGGGTTCATACTGCTGGCGGCGGGAGCCGCCGTGGCCCTGTTCCTCAACAAGGGCTACGGCGGCTCCATGGCCCTGCTCGGCGTGATGATGCTGGGGTTCGCGGCGGCCTCCCACTACTACATGGAGGAGATCGCCAAGGTGGGCGCGGTGCTGGTCGTGATCGGCTTTGCCGGAGGCGCGGGCCTGATCGCCCGCACCATCCTGAGCAGCACCCGCAAGGAGGCCGCGGTCAAGGAGATCGTCGAGATGATCGAGATCCTCAAGGAGAGCATGACGGACGACGAGAAGGCCAGGATCTTCGGCCCGGACGGCCTGGCCTCCAAGGTGCAGAGCGACCTGACCAAGGAGATCGTGGCCAAGATCAAGGAGCGGAACGGGCTGCGCACCAAGGCCGACCTGGAGCCGCCGAAGCCGTAACTAAAACAAAGAAAGGGAACCAAATGCAGCTTACCCCGGAGCAGATCAACGAGTTCGTCGCCAAGGCTGTGCTGGAAAGCCAGATCGGCAACGCCGTCAAGGACAGCGTCGCCAGAGTGATGAAGGACCTGCAGGCCACCTACAACAACCCGTTCGACCAGGTCATCAAGCATCATGTTTCGGCCATCATCGAGACTCAGCTGCGGGAGACCTACAAGGAACAGATCCAGGCGCAGATCAGGGATGCCTTGGCCAAGGCCGTCACCGACGATTTCGTGCAAAAGCTTGTTCAAGTGGCCATCGATCGCGTCAGCCGCTATGGATGAAAGGGGCCCCGAGCAATGACATGGCTGCTGGCCGCATGGCCCTTCATGACGCCCAGGATGCGGCTGCTGACCGGCATCGGTCCGACGGCCCTCTGCTGAGAAGGACGAAGGGATGGAGAGAACCGTATACATGGTGAAGCGCAGGAGGCGCGGCAGGTGGAGCCCGCAGCCCTCGAAGAGCACGTTCAGGACCGTCGACGCGGCGCTGGAGTACCTCCGCTCCGTGTTCAGCTCGGAGGGTGCGACGGTGACGTTCGTCCCCTGCGAACAGGACTCGTTCATGGTGGACATGTCGTTCGGTGTCGGGGTCGGCCAGACTATCCGGACCGGACCCTACCGGGTGACCGCCGTGCGCGCCGGCAAGTGATCAATTCGTCTTAAAGAAAGGACCAGGACATGGCTATCGTTCCGAGACTGACGGAAGAGGAGCTGGAGCGCTTCCAGCCGCTGCACGACTGGGTGGTCGTGCGCAAGAACAAGGCGCCCGAGACGACCGAGCACGGCATCATCGTCCCCGAGGACCGCAGGGACTTCCAGTCCAAGCACGGGGTGGTCGTGAAGGTCGGCCCGTGCGACAACCTGCGTAGGAAGGGCGGCTACGTCCCTGTGCTCAAGCCGGGAGACGAGGTGCTGTACAGCGCCTTCGCCGGCATGGAGACCCCGATGCCCGAGGGGTACCTGATCATGCGGGCCACGGAGATCCTGGCGGCGAGGAGCCCTGCAGATGAATGATCTGGAGCAAGAGGTCGGGGAGTTGCGATCTCAGGTTGAAGGGCTGCTTGAGCAGATGGCCCGCCTGGCCTCCCGATTGACGGAACAGGTCGCGCGGGAGCAGGAGCTGACCTTGACCAAGATGCAGCTCCAGTGCATGGAGAACAAGGCCAGGCTCCAGGAGGGCAGGGCCGAGGCTGCGGAGGAGCTGGTGACCAAACTGGGGCTGTTTAACAGACTGATGTCCGACACCCTCGCCAGACTGGAGAAAAAGGAGACACCGTGACCGACGAACGCAACAATCCCTTCCTGCCCGAGAGGTTTTCCACCAAGCTCATGAGGCAGCCGATCATCAAGCTGGAGGTCGACTTCATGAAGAGCACGATGATCAGGCACCTGTCCGAGGAGACCGTGAAGGTCGACTCGATGGTCGCGAAGGCCGTCGAGTCCTACTGCTCCGACGAGAACCTGCAGCATGTCATCGACGAGGAGGTCAAGCTTGCGCTCAACGCCGCGGTGCGGGAGGAGATCCGCGACTTCTTCAGCTCGACCCGCTCCGGCCGCCAGGCGGTCCGGGAGATGGTCGTCCGCCACCTGGACGCCAGGGCCAGGCTGTACGGAGACGACCAGGAGGAGGCCCCCAATGCCTGACCTGACCAACGACACGCTGATCGTCTCCAGCAAAGACCTCCCCCGATACATCGACGCCCTCTCCGGCGGACACGAAGCCCTGCGCCTGCGCCTAGCCTCCTCGGACAGCGACAGCGAGATCCGCGAACTCTCCCGTCAGGCCGACCGTTTGTCCGAGCTCCTCCGTCGGCTTGAGCACCTCGCCCGCACCCCTCGCAACAAAAAGGTCCGCTCTGTTCGGACTACGAATCGAAAGAAAGCCAATGCCTGACATCAACGACAAGATCGCCAGCATCCGACACATGCAAGGGATTGAATCAAAACTCGCCGAGGAGTTGAGCGAAACCCGCAGGATCATCCGAGAGGAACTGATCGAACTGGTGGAGATTCGGTTTGGGATTCGTGTCGGATCGACCGTGTATTGCAACGGGAAGAGGTACTTCGTCGCATCGATCGATGGGTTCCTCCTTACTGGCATTCTCCATGATTCTCCGTCCAAGCCGTACATCAGAGGGCATCCCATGAAATCGGATGGAACCCCATCGAAGGCTCTGCACAGCGTAGGGAACAACTGGAGCGTCGAGCCATGAGTGACCCCACCAACGACAACGACATCAAGGGACTGCTCGGGTATCTGAGCCTAGCCGCCGACCGCTCCTTTGCGACGATCCCGAGCAATATCGCAGCGAACTATTACGCCACCCTCACCGCGCTCGTCGCGGAGCGGAACGGGCTCAGGAGTGAGCTGGAGGGCGAGCGACAGAGGTTCGTCAAGCACCTTGAGGACGCCAGCAGGGTCGTTCAGACCTGGCCGACTTGGAAGCAGGAAGTACTTGGCGGTACTGCCGTGCAGCCGCCCGCCGCCAGCGACCTGCGCGAGCGGAACGAAACCATGACCGAATGGATGGACCGGGTAACGGTGATGCTGTGCCACAGCATGACCCACAGCCACGACGCGAAGATGAAGCTGACTGCGTGCTGCGACAACGCCATCGCCGCGATGCGGAAGGGGGAGGCATGAGCGACATCGACGGCCCTGTCGAGTGCATCGGCAACGGAACCGACGGTTCGGGCTGCGGGGAGGTGCAGGGAAAATCGGGCTACGCCTGCGACCTATGCGGTGGAATGCTCCTGTCGAAGACGGCCGTCAAGGAGGTCGGCGATCCTGCCGCGATGCGGCAGGAGGAGCCCTCCCACACCGACTGCGTCTCGGAGGAGTCCTTCACGGTCCACATGCCGGGCCGGGGCGAGGTCGTGGTGCCGCTGAGGTGGACCAGGACGCATCGCCCGTCCGGATTCGTCCACGAGGTCTCCAGCACGCTCGTCCATGACGAGCTGACCGTCCTCGAGGAGGTCGCGGTCCGGATCAGGCACGTCAAGTTCGAGACCCGCGACAGCACGTCGGAGGATCCCTGCAGGCCGACGGTGACCGAGATCGTCACGTCCCTGGAGCCCAGCGGCGCCGGGGAGATCACCGTGACCGTTGGCACCGGTCCCCGGGACTTCGAGCGCACCCAGTTCAGCAGGACCGGGACCGGACCGGAGGAGCGGCAGCTGGTTCGGCAGGTGGTCCGGGGCGCCTTCGAGCACACCTGGACCTACTTCGACGAGCCCCAGCCTGACAGGTCCATGCGCGTGAGGTCCCACGGCTGGAGGCAGGTGGACGGGGACGGCAAGGAGGTCATGAAATGCGAGGAGGTGGCAGATGGACTTGTCCTTCATCCCCCTAAGTTCGGCGTGGCGAAGGCTGGCGGCGACGTCGGAAAATCTCCGAACGCCAAAGGCAAGGCTGCACGCCAAGCCCCAGGACTGCGCGTCGATCTCATCCCAGATGAAGGCAAGGCTCGCAAGGGCAAGCGTGCCGGGAAGAAGAATGGACGCCGCGCTGCTGGCCGAGTGCGCAAGGGCCGCGGCGGAGGCGACCGGGTGCGTGCCTGAGGTGGCCAGGCCGTTCCTGCAGCCGTTCCTCCACTGCTTCATGGACGCCAGGGCGGTCGACGTCCTGTGCTGGCAGGTGGCCGGCAACAGGAAGAGGCTCAAGGACTCCCTATGCCAGCTGTACGGCGGGCGCAGGGAGGAGATGGGCTGGATGGCCGCCAGGATCGACGAGCTGCAGGTGGACGCGGGCGGCGTGGAGTCCTACCGGATCCGGGTCCTGGACGGCCCGGCCGCCGGCCTGGACCTCCACGCCCCGGTGCCCAGGTTCCTGCGGCCGTTGAGCGACATCCTGGGCTGCACCAGGACGCTCATGGACCGGGAGCGCATACGCATCTCCAGGCCCGAGGAGGCCGTGAGGTGCGAGGTGCTGGTCCTGCCGGATCCGGTGCCGGTGCTGTCCTGGGAACCTTCGGCCGGAGGCCTGATGCTCCGGGAGGACTCCAGGAGGACCTCGGCCGGCGCCATCAGGGCCACGTCCTCGCAGCAGGGGCGCAACAAGGCCCTGGCGGAGGAGCGTGCGAAAAGATGCGACAAGGGGCTCGACGGCCCTTGCCATTCCTGTCCGACGGGCTATGATCGGTGCCACAGGTCGTGCCGGCCCCATTCGGCGGCCAGGGTCGAGGTCAGGGAAGTGGTCCTCAAGATAGAAGGAAGAAACCTATGTCCAATGAAGAAGCCAGAGAACAGCTCCGAGCCAGCCTGAGCATGCCGGTCGGAATGCCCCTGCCGTTCAACCCGCGGCACATGCTCTCCGTCAGCCCGCGGGGAGTCAACAACGTCAACGAGTCCTACGTCCCCCAGCACGACATCATCAACTGCGTGCCGGGGGCGTTCGTCGCCATGTGCACCCTCATCCAGAACGTGGACGGCTACGTCGCCGAGCAGGTGCTCAAGATCTCGGAGCCGGACATGGAGAAGGCCGTCCTGGCCCTCCGCTACGTCCTGTCCCGCGAGGGCCTGTCGCACGCCACGCCGGAGGAGGCCTACCTGGCGTCCGGCTTCGCCGACCTGCCGTGGGAGTCGCGCACCTGGGTGCTCAAGAACCTGGGCGACGTGATGGTCCGCATGTGGCACCAGGCAGCCATCGCACGGGTCAGCAACTTCAAGGAGTACATGGACTCGCCGGTCAACCAGGCCGCCGAGAACATGCTCCGCAAGGGCGGAAGGGGGCTCGGATGACCTCCAGGAAGCAGGACAGCAGCAAGGAGCACCCGGACTGCGGGAAGTTCGCCATCGCCGAGAACGGCAGGCTGGGCCTCATCCTCGAGACGATCGACCTCAAGGGCCGCACCGTGTTCCTCGGCGTGCCGATGGACTGCGACGGCAACTGGGTCTCGCTGAAGCCGAGGATCGTCTCCGGCAGGGCCAACCCTCAGGCCATGTACGACGCGGCCCGCCACGCGATGCCGGAGAAGGGTCCGCCGTCCCCGCAGGACGTGGACATCAAGTTCGTCAGGCTGGGCCGCCCGGACGCCGAATCCTCCTCGGGAGGCGTGAAGGACCTGCTCTCGGCCCTGTTCGGAGGCATGCCTCCGCAGCAGCCCCCGGAGGTCAAGCTCGACCCGGAGGACTTCACCCTGGACGACGAGGATCCAAAGGACGACGGAGCGTGATACCCATGGCCACGCAGTTCGCTCCGCAGCTGATGCTGCCCGTCTTCGCGATCACGGTCGCGCTGGCAGGCTGGCTGGAGTTCGAGTCCATGTTCCCTCGCCGGTGAACCCATGCCCGCTCCCGACCACATCCTCTGCCTCGACCTAGCCCTGGCCAACACCGGGGTCGCCGTGCTTTCCCTCGGGGAGCCGGACAGGCTGGTGGCGGTGGACGTGATCAGGACGGAGGCAGGGTCCGGCAAGGCCAGGGTGTCCGACGACGACTGGCGCAGGACCTCCGAGCTGGTCCTGGGCCTGGAGCATGCCATAGGCAGGTGGGAGCCGGTGCACATCTTCATCGAGTGCCCGACCGGAGGATCGAAGAGCGCCAAGGCGGCGAAGAGCATGGCCCTGTCCCGCGGGGCGGCCTGCGGGGCCATCACCCTGCTGGGCATAGGCTGCACGCTGGTCACTCCGTTCGAGGCCAAGCGCGCCGCGACCGGTGACGCCAACGCCACCAAGGACCAGGTACGGGACTCCGTCCTGGCCAGGTTCCCGTACTTCAACGGATGGATCAAGGGCAAGGGCGGCAAGTTGCTCAGAGGTGTCAACGAGCACGCATACGATGCGGTGTCCGTCTACATGGCGGCCACCGCCACCAGGAAATACAAGGAGCTAAGGAAATGAGCAGCCAGCAGAACCAGGAATTCGCCCTCCTCTCGGAGAGCAGCGCCTTCACCCGCATCCCGTCCAAGGACGGCGAGCTGCTGGAGGTCAAGATCCACACCAGGGCCCGCACTCCGGTCGGGGTCGGCCACGAGAACATCCAGACCGTGATCCTCGGGCCCGACCAGTCGTCGGCCATCCTCGCCGGCCTGAAGATGCTGCACGGCCAGGTGCAGGCCATCGTGGCGGCCGAGGTCGCCCGGCAGGTCGAGGCGGCCGAGGCCGGGCCCGACCAGGGCCAGCCCTCCGAAAAGGCCCAGCCCTCCAACGACTGAGGAGCGCGAGATGAAGGAGCCCCTGTACGTAGGAGCGGCCGGCCAGGAGAGCGACTCGGTCTCCCAGGAGACCAGGCCGGAGCTGCAGGACCTGCAGTCGTTCGCGAAGGACTACTCCCTGTTCTTCGTCAACACGATGCACATGTACCTGCGCATCTCGGTGTCGCTCTTCGAGCTCTACGCCAGGCAGTTCGACACCCGCCTGGACGTCGTCCACTTCGAGCTGCCCCAGCCGCTGCTCGAGGAGGACGTCAGGCATCCGGAGGGGGTCAAGCCCCCGGAGCCGGGATGGTCGCGCTACGTGCAGGGGCTGCCCCACGACCAGTGGGCAGGCTTCCGGGCATGGATGGAGTCGTCGCGGTGGCTGGCCAGCGACGGCAAGGACGGCAAGATCCTCTACGGCTGCACCGCGGAGGACGTCCAGGTCAGGGACCCCGTCAAGCTGCAGCGGATGCAGGTCGTGGGCATCCGGGAGTTCGTGGACATCACCTTCTTCCTGCCCCACAACCAGGCCAGCAGACTCTACCTCAACGTCAAGAACGGCCCGCCCTTCAGCTGCATCTACGTGCAGAAGAACAGCCCCGGGGAGGGCGAGGCGGCGGAACTCTTCAAGAAGCTCAGGCAATCCTGAGCCCAGTCAAAAGGAACACAGCATGAAGCAATCGATCAAATGCGAGAACAGGAACGACGCCGACGGCAATCCCGCCGGCGGCTTTGCCGTAGGCGAGGGCATCTTCATCAACTGGCAGAACGGCCCCCTTGGCCGCGGGCCGGACCGGCAGCAGCCCAACGGCGCGTTCGTGGAGACTGTCATCGAGGCGGCGGCGCAGCGCATCCGCTACTACCAGGAGAGCAGGTTCGCCTGCGCGCACAACGCCAAGGCCCTGGAGCACCTCGAGGCGGCCCTGGCGTCGCTCGAGGCCCGCACGGCGGAGCGCGAGGGTCGCAACGTGGAGGGCACCCACCTTGAGTAATGAACCGAAGCAAGACGGCGAGCCGTTCGACCGGGGGGTCATCGAGAGGCTGATCACGATGCTGCGCGTATGGGCCGAGCACCAGCTGATCCAGGCGCCCAGGGACATCGAGTTGAGCTCGGAGGTGCAGGCCCTGCTGGACGCGTACGACCGCCTGGCCGCCGAAAGCAAGGCGCGGGCCGAGCGGCCGCCCCAGCCAGCCCCGGCCACAGCTGCCGAGCTGGACTCGCTGAGGAGAAATTTGGCCATCCTGACATGCCGCGTCGCGGCCTTGGAGTCCGCCCAGCTCCGGGGTCCGTCCGTTCCTGGATGTCCGTTGCCGCCTTACCCGGTGTCGCCGGTCCCAATTCCTATGTGGCCGGGGGTCGACCCGGCGCCATTCGGGCCGGAAAGGCCGTGGATCACCTTCGGCACCCGCACCTCCGACAAGACCGAGGAGAGGGCATGAGCGAAGACCAGACAGAGGAGCCGCTGCCTCCCGGCATCCGAGGCAGCAAGCAGGACATCCAGGAAGCGATGGACCATCTGAATGCGGTCTTCATCCCGTGCGAGCTGTTCGAGAAGGGCCCGCGTCACGACGACTGCGCCTCGGAGGCCTTCTGGGAGAGCCTGACGAAGGAGCAGCAGCTGCAGGCGTTCTGCGCCGTCAGCCGCCGCATCCGCAAGGGCGAGATAGAGCTGGGGGGCAGCTACCGCTACGTCCTCTACCAGGTCTTCGGGTTCGGCCCGGAGGCCTACGCCCCGGCCATGTACGCCGGCTACATGGACATCCACAACGCCATCTGCGCCGACGGACTGAAGCCGGCGCCAGCAAAGGAGCAAAGGAATGAAGATCAGACTGCATGAACCCGATCCGATGGAGGTCCAGGTCGAGGACGTCCAGGAAGGGGGCTTTCCGCTCGAGGTCCGGCCCGTGTTCTACGGCCGCTCCAAGAGCTGCGTGCTTTTCCCGATCTCGACGACGACCGAGGGCGGCAAGCCGCTGCACAGCTACAGGCTGAAGGCCACCGACACCGGCAAGCTGGTGCTCGAGGAGCTCGGCCAGCCGCGCGTCCTGGACGTCGACAAGACCGAGCCCGCGACCCACAAGCTGCGCTAAACAGCGCATCTCCATGCGTTAGAATTACCTGCTGCGCCTTCGCCGTGAACCGGTCACGGCCAAGAGGCAGTAAGGGTAATGCCCCGGCGACTCTCGCCGGGGTTTTTCATGGAGGTGCACGGAATGCACCGACAGGATGGCACCGCCCTGGAGACCAGGGCATTCGTCACGAGGAAGGAATCGATCCTTCCGAGGTACATCATGGAGTCGAGGCTGCCGCAGGATGTCTTCATCCTTCCGGCCTCCTCGGCCAGGTCGCTCGTGGCCGTCACCGACGGCGAGACCACGAGGGCCTTCACGCAGAGCCTGTCCTGGGAGGTCAGCTCCAGGGAGTTCAGGCTGCTGGACTTCCGCTGGGACACGGAGGGGGAGCACGACGTCGCTGACCTGGAGTACGCCTGGATGTACGAGGGGGAGGAGATCCCCTGCATCCGGGAGTTCGCCAGGTCGGGGCAGGTGCGGTTCGGCGAGCTGATGCGCCGGGCGTACGTGCAGCAGAACTTCGCCTCCCTGGTCAATGTGGGCTGCAGCACCCCTCCCGGGGCCCTGCAGCTGCTCATGCGCCAGCACGAGCTGATCCAGGCGGCCGGCACGAAGATCACGTGCCCCAGCCAGCCGCTGCTGCTGGTTAAGAAGGAGACGTGCCAGCTGGTCGACCACCCGGCGTTCCTGGCGCATCCGGCCATCGACCACGTCTTCAGCGGATGCGGCATCAGCTCCAGTCCGCTGTACCGGCAGGTCCGGCGGATACTGGAGTCGATCTCGACCCTGACGCCGTGGGAAGTGTTCCGGCGGTCGGGCACGTGCGCGGCCGGACTGGTCAGCGTGATCGAGCAGGCCGGAGCCAAGGTCAAGGATGCGTTCACGCGCACCCTGACCCAGCTGCTGGCCGATCCGCTCGGCATGCTGGGGCTGGACTCCTCGGAGCGGGAGCGGGCCAAGGTCTGGATCGGCGCCCAGGGCGCCGCCGGGCTGACGGACTACGTGCCCTGGTGGTTCCACGACGCGGTCAACTGCAGGGAGAAATACGTAGCTCCCCTGCCGACCGAGTCGCTGATCCTGGCCAGGCGCGTGGACACCTGGCACGTCATGGAGGGCAGGGACCGTTCGGCCCGGTCGCTGGGTCTGCCGTCTTCCATGACGGCGGCGCTGCGGCAGCAGGTGCACCCTGCCGCCGGCGACCGGACACCGATGGCCGGGGGCTTGGAGGCCACCGGCGGACATCAGCCTGCCTGACGTCCGGCCTCTTCGAAGGTCTTGGCCCGCCCCGGGTCCTCCGCGAGGAGGACCCGGGGCGGCCGGGCCGAGGGTTCGAGATGCGCTTTTCCCATCGTTAGCAATCAAATGAATGAAGGAAGGTGAAGAATGCTGTCTGAGTACATCACGCACGTCGTCCGCTCCATCGTCGCCTGCGACATCATGAGCCGCCGCAACCTGGCCGAGATCATGGCGATCCGCGAGGCCGAGTTCGACGAGCTGTTCGGCCGGCCGGCCGTCTCGTCCGCCCTGGAGCTCCGCCACATCGAGGCGCTGACCAGGTTCTTCGGCTGCCGCCTCTACGAGACCGGCTTCCTGACGACCGTCGGCAACTCGGAGGACGACTGGCGCATACACAACCGCCGGTCCAGCAAAGGCGACAAGGAGGGCCCCCTGCTGCAGAGGCTGAGCGACACTGCTGACAGGATGCTGCTGGGCGGGAACGAGGACTTCGGCAAGAACTCCGCCTGCTCGTCCGAGGCCGTGGCCCAGTCGAAGGGGTATTCGGAGCTGATCGATCGCTGCATGGGCATGGCGTTCGTGGTCGGCGTGGCCGACGCGGACCAGCCCGAGGAGGCGCAGGAGACCGAGGACAGCATGGAGGAGGCGGTCGCCTGACCGCCCCTGGAACGACGAGAAACCAGAGAAAGAAGGAACAGAGACCATGAACAGCAACTACGTCGAGATGATCAAGAGCTACCGCCGCGCAGGAGTGCCCCTCCTGATCTTCGGCGCCCCCGGCATCGGCAAGTCCGAGATCTGCAAGCAGGCCGCCGATGGCGACGAGGTCAAGGACGTCCGCCTCAGCATGCTCGAGCCGGTCGACATGCGGGGCATGCCGCTCGTCAACCGCACCTCGGACTCGGACCCCACCGTGGCGTGGGCCCGGCCCGACTTCCTGCCGACCTCGGGCAGCGGCATCATCCTGTTCGACGAGATCAACACCGCCGACCCGTCGGTCCAGAACGCCGCCCTGCAGTTCATCCTCGACCGCCGGTGCGGCCCGCACAAGCTCGCGGACGGCTGGTGGATCGTGGCCTGCGGCAACAAGAGCAGCCACAAGGCCCACGTCAACCCGCTCAGCGCCCCGCTGCGCAACCGGTTCGTGATCGTGGAGATGGAGCCGGACTTCAACCAGTGGCGCAACTGGGCCATGACGATCGGCGCCATCGAGCCCGACGTCCTCGGCTTCATGTCCTACTGCTCCGGCGAGCACCTGTACCAGCCGCCGGTCGACGAGTACGGCAACTTCCCGACCCCGCGCGCCTGGGCCACCGTGTCCAAGCTCCTGAAGGCCGGGATCGACGACCGCCAGGCCGTCGAGGGCGCCGTGGGCAAGGCCGCGGCGGGCTGGTTCCTGGAGTACCGCCGGGAGGCCAAGAACCTGCCCGACATCGACGCCCTGCTGGACGGCAAGGCGTCCTACGAGGACGGCCCCAGCAAGATGTCGCTGACCTACGCGGTCGTGTCGAACATCCTGCACCGCACCGTGCGCAAGCTCTCCATCTTCGAGAAGGCCGCGGGCGTGATGGCCGGGACGAACGGCTGCCGCATCCGGCCCGAGATCGCGTCCCTGTTCTTCGCCGGCATGCTGGCGCAGAAGGATCCGAAGATCATGCCCATGCTCATCAAGTCCGCCAGCTTCAAGAGCTGGAACGAGAAGCACAAGCAGCTGCTCGCCGACTACAAGGTCTGACCCGAGGGTCACGAGAAAGAGGAGGACAAGTGACAGCGATGCAAACCAAGGCCCCCGTCTCCGGCAAGGCCGCCTCCATCTCCGAGCAGGAGCTGGAGGCGGCCCGGAGGGGGCTGTCGAAGCTCATATTCTGGATGTTCAGGGAGTTCCCGTTCTGGGGCTTCCTGATCGAGAAGTTCGAGCTGGTGATGCTGCCGGCGGACAATCCGTACGTCCCGACCGCGGGCGTCTCCTACGAGGGCAAGATCTACCTCAACTTCGGATTCTGGAACTCCCTGGACATGCGCAGCAAGGCGTTCCTGCTGGCCCACGAGATCATGCACCCGCTGCTCGGCCACAACGTGCGCAGGCATGCCCGCGACCGGAAGATCTGGAACACCGCCGCCGACATCATGATCAACCACCTGCTGGTCAACCACTTCGGAGGCGTCGACAACCTGCGCAGGCTGGTCAGCCGGGGCTGCTACTGGGACCAGGAGACCTGCGCGGCCCTGGAGGTCGACCTGGACCTGGCGACCGCCGAGATCGTCTACGAGATGCTTGTGCGCCAGTGCGACGGAAAGGGGAAAGGCAAGGACGGGAAGAAGGGCAAGGTCGGCGCCCAGGCTGGTTCAGGCGAAAATGGCGACCAGGAGCAGGACGACCAGGAGCGCGACGGCATCGGCCAGGACATCCTCGAGCCCGGCGATCCCCAGCCCGACGGAGGCCAGGCCCTCAAGGAGAGGACCGAGGAGGTCCCCAACAAGGAGAACGGCGGGTGGACCGAGGCGGCCGCGCAGGCGGCCACCCGGGCCAAGCTGCAGGGCAAGCTGCCGGCGCACATGGAGCGGGCGGTCGGCAGGCTGCTCAAGCCTCAGGTCAGGTGGGAGGAAGCCCTGGCCTACTGCATGCGCAGCAAGTACTGCACCAAGGTCAAGGGCAGGTCCACGTTCGTGCCTCCGTCCCGCAGGCACCTGTGGCAGGACATCCTCCTGCCCAGCCGCAGGGCCGGCAAGGTTCCGTCGGTGGGCTTCTCGATCGACACCTCGGGATCCATGTCCGAGGAGGACATCCTCAAGGGCCTGTCCGAGTTCGACGGCGTGCGCAAGCTCTACGGCCTGCCCACGTACCTGCTCGAGTGCGACGCCGAGGTCTACGGAAACCGCTGGATCGGTCCCTACGAGGACATCCCCAGGGTGACCGGAGGCGGAGGCACCAGCTTCGTGCCGGTCATGCGCCACATCTCGGACATGGGGCACGACCGGCCGGACGTGCTGGTCTACTTCACCGACGGGTACGGCGAGTTCGGCGAGCCGCCGGACTTCGACGTCATCTGGGTCATCAACAGCCAGGTCATCGCGCCATACGGCACCACCATCCACGTCAAGGGCTGAGCACAGCCATGCAGCCCCGGGCCGGGTCCGCCCGGCCCGGGGCCCACAGGAGACACAACCAATGAATACCAGGGTCAACCTCGACAACTCGTTCATCACCTTCGACTCCTTCCGCCGGTCGTTCATCGTCGCCGGAAGGATTTCGCTCCAGAACCCGGCCTACTTCGACGGGCCGGACCCCGCCGCTCCGTTCATCTTCGACAAGGTGCTCTACGTCCCGCTGTCGGTCGACGGCAAGACCGTCGGCCTGCTCCATGCGAGCGTGTCCTGCGCCCCGTCGTTCCACTCCGGCTTCCATTCGCTGCCCGACGCCGCGGCCGTCGCCAAGGCCGGCCTGAAGATCTCGTCCCAGTGCGAGAACCTGCTCAGGCAGCTCGACCCGGGCTCGACGGCCTTCAATTCGCCGGGCAGAGGAGCCCGGGCGTTCCGCTGCCGTCCTGACGACGTCGTCAAGGCGCTCGCCATGGGGCTGCTGGCGCTGGACTCCGAGGCCGTGGTGACGGCCTTCCTGCTCGTGGACAGCAGGATGGAGAACCACGTCAAGAACATGCCGTGGTCCGGCCGCGCCCGCCTGGTGCTGGATGCCTGCAGGAACAACTCGATCCCGCGCGAGGGCTACGGCAGCAAGAAGACGAGTCCCTACGGAGGCGGCGAATACACGGACGGGGCGTGGTACGTCGTCGACCCCCAGTCGAACCAGCTGTCCCAGGGCCTGATCGGCTCCAGGGTGGCGCCCCGCCTGCCGCACCGCATCATCCGCACGGCCTCGGAGGTCGACAAGAGCCAGGTGCACAAGTGGCGCAAGCCTCCGCAGAGCTCCATGTGGCCCTGGACCATGGACCACCACTGGTTCCTGTGCGAGAGCAGCCCGATCGCCACGGCACACCACTCCATGATGGCCCTGATGGATCCCTCCGACAAGTTCGGAGGCAACGGCGGTTCCGAAAACAAGGCGGCCGACGTCTGCCGCCGGCTGCCCATGGTGCAGGACCAGCTGACCATGGACAAGATGCGCAAGCTCATGGAGGCGTACTTCCAGGACATCGCGGCGACCATCGACTCCTCCAACCCGCGCTACGGCGAGTGGCACAGGTCCAACAACGACCTGCGGTGGGTGGGCACCAGCCGGTACTCCATGTCGCCCACGGGGCCCGAGGAGTCTCCGGCGGTCATGTGCCTGGTCCTGGGCGTCAGGCCCAAGCTCGACGGCAGGAACTTCAAGGGGTTCGTGCCGGCCGAGAGCAACCTGATCTCCAACACCGAGAGGTTCTACTGCCGCCTGACTCCCCAGCAGATCAACAGCAGCGATCCGAAGGTGGCCTGCGTCGTCATGTACTCCTGCGGCCTGATCTCCGCACAGGACTTCAGGAACCTGATGGGCAAGTCCCTGGAGGAGCACGATCCGGCGCTGGAGGCCGGGCACGTCACTGTCGGAATGGGTCCGCTGGTCACGGCGCTCCTGCCCAGGGAGTCGTGGTATAGTGTGGCCAGGAAGGCGCTGTCCACGGCCATCGCGCAGGAGGGGATCCTCGCTCCCCTCAGCCAGGCGGACCTTTCGCCGAGCGCCGCCGCGGACGACGAGTGATACCTGCCATGAAGAGACCTAAGCCGGAAGCACCACTTGGAATGAAGCCCGCGATGCGGGCCTCCTCCGGCAAGCAGCCGGTGAAGGTCACCGACAACTCCGACGGATGGTCGCAGGTGCGCGGCACCGCGGTTCCCCCGGACTCCCAGTTCAGGAACTTCCGCGCTCCGCTGGGGTTCAGGCCTGTGCTCGTCGGAGGGGGCGTCCTGCCCCCTCCGGCGGCCGTGCCGCAGGAAGCCCATCCGGAGTCCGGGCAGGAGGAAGCGGAGGAGGATGCCGAGGTCCAGGCGGCTCCGGTCGCCCGGCCTGCACGGGTGGAGCCGAGGACTGCATCCGTGACGGTGCAGATCGACTGGCACGGAGCCAAGCTGTCCATCCCGTGCGTCAGGGCGGTCTTCCAGTCCGAGGGCACGTCCCGCGGCGGCCAGGGCTGGCTGATGCTGGAGCTGGAGCTGGACCTCTCCACGGGCCGTCCGGGCTGGCTGCCCCCCGTATCGGTGCTGGAGGAAGATGGTAGAATGTCGGTGCCGGAATTCGATTGCCTGGTGCACGGACGACGGCTACGATGCGAGATGCTCAACGTGGAGCTGTTCGACAGGTCCGAGGCAAGATACCTGCTTGTTCTTCGGGTGATAAAAGAACTTAGCCCGTAAAAAATTCTGACCTGAAAAACGGCCTCTTCGCCAAAAATTCCACGAAAGTTGATTATAAACATGAACAACGAGCCTTTCATCAAGCAGGGAGTCGTGCAGGGGGAGACCGAGGAGACGCCAGTCGTCACCGACTCCGACCAGGCCGTCAAGGCCGCTGCGGAGGTCCCGCCTCCCAAGGCCGGCTGCTGCGGCCGGTGCGGCTGCCGCAGGGCGGCCCTGGACCAGGAGGCGCGATGACCATCAAGAACATCCAGGAGGCCATCCCGGCGATGGTCCGCACGCTCGTGGACGGAGATCTGGTCGGCGCCAACATGCTGCTGAACAGGTTCCCCCGCCTGCTCTCGCTGAGGGACAAGCAGGGTCGCACCCTGCTCATGCACGCGGCCTACCACGGCGACCCCGCCATCCTGACCTACCTGATCTCCTTCCATGTGATCGCCTCCAGGGACCTCGATCCCGCGGCAGAGGATCACGACGGCCTGACCGCCTACGACTGGGCGGTCCTGGGCAACAACGGATTCGGCGCCAACCTGCTTGCCAGGGTGCGCCGCGAGGGCTGATTCGATGACGATGGGATCCATGAACCCTTCCGGAGGCGGCGGCAAGCGCATGCTGGAGCACTCCGAGCATGCTCCGAGCCCGTTCCTGGACTACGCGTCCCTCTACCTGCCGACCAACCTCAACGAGGCGTTCGAGATCGCCGAGCTGATGTACTACAGCAACCGGACCTTCGCCCAGGCCATCGAGTACGTCGTGTCCTACTTCGTCGGCACCGACATCGAGATCGGCGGTGCCAACGACTCCCTCGACGAGGACAAGCAGCAGGAATACAAGAAATTCCTGCTCGAGAAGATGTCCCTCAAGTCGGCCCTGTTCTCCATCGGCAGGGACGTCAAGGTCTACGGCAACAGCTTCATCTCCGTCCTGGCGCCGTTCAAGCGCATGCTGCAGTGCCCCGAGTGCGGCTTTGCGGCCCCTATCGAGCAGGTCGACTACAGGTTCGAGCTCAAGCACGGCTTCAGGTTCCGCTGCCAGTGCGGCCAGGAGGTCAAGGTCCTGGATCCCAGCGACATGCCCACCAGGGAGGAGAACCGCGTCCACCTCAAGCGGTGGCACGTCAAGCAGATGCGCATCGTGGCCCACGACTACGGCGGCCAGCCCGAGTACTACTACGAGGTACCCACGGCCGAGATCGGCTCCATCTCCAAGTCCGACCGCGCCTACCTGGAGTCGGTGCCGTGGGGCATCGTGCAGTCGGTCCGCCAGGGCAGGATGTTCAAGTTCAGCCCCGGCATGGTCCACCACACCAGCCTGGGCAACCTCAGCGACATCAAGCTGGGCCCCTGGGGCCTGCCCCCGGTCATCGCAGGCTTCCGCGACGCCTACCTGGCGCAGATCCTGAAGCGCAACAACGAGTGCATCGCCCTCGACCACATGCTGCCCATCAGGCTCATCAGCCCCCAGTCCGTCGGTGCGGGCGGCGACGTCATGAAGGGCGTCAACATCGGCAGCTTCGGCCAGCAGGTGACCCGCTCGATCGAGCGCGCCCGCAAGGACCCCACCGGCTGGCAGTGGCTGCCCACCCCGGTCAACTACCAGCTGCTCGGCGGCGAGGGCAAGAACTTCGTCACCCCCGAGCTGCTCCAGAACGCCCAGGCGGACTTCCTGAACGGCCTCGGCATTCCGGTGGAGCTCTACCGCAAGAACCTCAGCGCCCAGACGGCGCCCTTCGCCGCCCGCCTGTTCGAGGCCGGCGAGTCCATCTTCCTGCACGGCATCCAGGACGTCCTCTCCTGGATCGTCGACCGCGTCTCGGCCATCCTCAGCTGGCTGCCTTGCGAGGCCCGGCTGGTCCGCCCGACGCACGCCGACGACATGGAGCGCCGCATGATCATGCTCCAGATGATGATGCAGGGCGTGGCCGCGGAGCAGGACGTCCTCAACCTGTTCAACCTGGACTGGAAGGACACCTACAAGAAGCGCCAGGCCGAGCAGGAGTTCAAGATGAAGGCGGAGAAGGCCTACATGGACCGCATGCAGAAGGCCCAGGAGAACGAGCAGGTGCTCGGCGCTCCTCCGGGAGCCTTCATAGCCGCCCCCGGCCAGGCCATGGCGGGCGAGGGCGTGCCCGGCGGGCCGAACCTCATGATGGGCGGCCCTGGGGCTCCTCCGGCCGCGGCGCCCCAGTCCATGCCTCAGAACGGCGTCGCGGGCCCCACCGCGGCGGGACCGTCCAGGGACATCGACAGCTTCTTCGCGGACGCCAACGCCCGGGTCCAGGAGATCATGGCCACGGCGCCGCTGGGCAGCCCGCAGCGCAGGCAGATACTCGACCAGATCAAGAGCCAGGATCCGAACATGCACGCCGTCGTCAAGAGCATGCTCGACCAGGCCACAGCCCAGGCCGAAGGCCAGGGCCGCGACCAGCTGAGGCAGCCGGTGCCGCCTCCGCAGTGACCGCGACAAGGACTCTTCCCTTTCTCGGCAAGGCCCGGGGGTAAAACCCCGGGCCTTGCTGTAGCATGAACCAACCTCAAGGAGGATCGGAGTGACCGATCTAGACGAGAAGATCACGAACCTGGGCCGCGGCTTCTGCTGGATGCGCCCGGTCGACTACGCCGACAGCCGCAACCTGAACATGTACGTGGAGGTGGGCGACAGGGGCTCCGTGCTGATGCTGCACGGTTACCCGCTGCTGCACTACGACGGGGACACCGTGTGGGCGGACCTGGGGCAGTGGACGGGGGCCTTGCAGAAATGGCAGCCCTGGGTGACGTCTTCCGGGCGAAGGCGGCGCCGCGGGCTCAAGCGCGAGGAGGAGATCATCGCCCGGAAGAAGGCCGCCGTCCACGCGGTCATGAAGCGGTGCCTGCCCATGCACTGGACGCCTAACCTGCCCGCCTACGATCTGTGCTTCAAGGCCTCGGACCGCCAGGCTCCGCTGCCGATGCCGACCGGAATCTTCTTGTCGTCCAGGTCCATCCCCATGGCAGGGCTGCTCGTGGCCGTGGAGCTGCCGCAGGACTTCGACCTGGGCGCCTACCACGCCTGCTGCCCCAGGCCCAAGGACCGCAGGTACTCCAGGGCCCGGACCCCGAAAGGCGACCAGCACTCCGGGAGCCTGAACTGGAGGACCATCCGCCGGGAGTTCCTGGTCCGCAAGGACGTGCCTCCGTGCCCCTGGCCCCTGCCCCTGCACAGGAACCGGACCAGCCCGGAGGAGGCTAAATAGGGGCCTGTTTTGCGTTATCCATACATAGGAGCAATTACCAGTTGCTCCTGCCCAGAGGCCCAACTGGGATCCAACAAACAGGGACTTACAATGACAGCCCCGGCACCATGAGCCGGGCCCGGAATACCACCGGGTAACCAAATGGGTGAGCCTGGCCGGATGATGGCTAAGAGGGATAGGCAGGCGCTGCAGGCGCCAACCCTCTTTTTTAGCCCTTGGAGGGGGTCCCGGAGGGGGCTAAATAAGGGCCCTTTTTGTGTTATTATTCTATGTGGGTCCGCACCGGTTCCACCCTAAACAGGGTGCCTTTCCGTGGTATCCATACATAGGTCGGGAATACCTGTTGGCACGTTGCCTGCAGGTCTATTCCTGGCAGCCGGGGTGCCGGCTGCCTAGACCTCGGGGGCACCCTGTTCACGAAAGGAACACAATGAAGACTCTCATCCGTACCGTCGTCGCCGCGCTCGCCTTCCTGGCCATGGGGAGCGCCGCGACGGCGACGACCCCGGCGGCTCCGGCCGCCACTCCCGCGGCGGCTCCGGCCGCCACCACCCCGGCGGCTCCGGCCGCCACTCCCGCGGCTACGGCCGCGGAGACCGCCAAGGCCAAGAAGGCCGCGGCGGTGGCGGCGGCCAAGAAGGCCGCGGCTGAGTCGAAGGCGAATGAGGTCATCGACCTCCTCAAGTCCCTCGAGACTGCCCCGACCGCGGGGCAGACCCTTAATCACCTTGTCCCGGTCTACCGGGGCGAAGTGATCACCGACCGTGCCCTGGCGGGCACGGTCATCGTCCAGGACACGGCGAAGGCTGTGTCCTCCCCGGATCACCTGCAGGCTGGACGCCTGCAGGCGGCCGAGGTCCGAGGAGAGGTGTTCATCAAGAACACCCTCGGCCAGGATCAGTTGCACGTCCCGGCATACGCCGAGGCGCAGGTGCTCGCCGCGATCAGCGGCGATATCCAGATGACCGAGGAGGTCATCCGCGCTCGTCTGGAGGACGAGCGCGAGATTGAGAGCATGTCGAATCCGGGCATCATCGCCCGGATCAAGTGGTGGTGGAACAGCTGAGCTGAGTTCCCCCACCGAGATCCCCCGGCGCCATGTGGCGCCGGGGGTTTCTTTTAGCCCTCAAGGGGCGGGCTAAACAACGGGCGTTTGCGTGTGAGTATTACATGCCACGTCAATAGCACCCGGGAAAGGCGCGTTGCCGGACCCGGGTGCCTTCAAGAAAGGAAGAAAAAGACAAATGGCAAACTTCAAGGACAGCGGAAAGTCAGGGCTCGGATGGGCGCTTCTGGTGGTCATCCCGATGGCCGCAGCCGTCGCGATCCCGATGTGGATCGCGCTCGCGATGTTCGCCGACACGAAGCCGGCGATGCCCAAGGTCGAGATGCCGAAGATCGAGGAGTCCTGGTGGTCGCCCAGCACCTGGGGCGCCACCGAGGCCGCCGAGACAGCGGTCCTCGTCGCTGAGTCCGCCGGGGCTCAGGCCGTCGCATCGAGCTTCAACAGCTCGATCACGAGCATGAGCCTCACGGCCGTCGCCATGACGGTCGCGGCGGTGCTGGGAGGCGTGTGGCTCATCGCCGCGTGCCTGACCCCGGCCGGCCGCAAGGAGCAGCTCAACACGCCGGCCCAGCGGCAGGCCGCGGCCGACGCCCAGGACCGTCGGCTCGGCGAGCTGGCCGACCGAGATGCTCAGCGCCAGAGGCTGAACAACGTGTTTCAGGTGGTCCAGGCTATGCGCCGGGATTCCGAAGGGCGCCTCTACATCCCTCAGGAGGAGAAGTCCTCCGCGGGGGAGCCTCGGGGGGCGAAGGCCCCCGCGAAGACGTCCGCAGGCCAGCACGACCTGGCCATGGAAGAGGAGGAGGTCTCATGAAGGGCGTCCTCCATCTGACCGACCCGGCCGGCAACCGCACCGGCCAGTCCCTGGAGCTGCAGGCCGGCGACGTCGCCGGCCTGCTGGCGGCCGCCCGTGGGCGGCTGTCCAACCCCCACATCGTCGGCACCCAGGTGCCGGCCCAGGCCTCCAAGGCCCTGGACGTGTGGGACAGCGCAGTACTCGAGGGTGAGTCCGGGGCGTCCCGGATCGGCATCCTCGAGGTGCAGTAGCATCCTTTCGTGACACCCCGGGCCAGGCGGAACGTTTCCGCCTGGCCCGGGGGGCGCCGCGGCACGATCCCCTAGGGGCAGGGGCGGGTGCAGGGCGTATCCTCCTTGCGCCACATCCGGCCCCTCGTCGGGGCTCACGGACCTGGATCGTCGTGAAATGCGACGAGCCCGCCCCTTTTCTTAGCTGTCGCGCTTTCGGGCTTGACATCCCGCGGCAAGGCACTAGGCTTCACCTGCGCTTTGCGCAGGAGGCAACTTGTCCAGAGTACTAGTGCTAGGGGATACCCACGCGCCGGCCATGCACAGGCACTACATCAGGCAGCTGGCCCGGGTCCAGTCCAAGTACCGCACCGACCGCAACGTGCACATCGGGGACGTGGTCGACCACCACTGCATCAGCTTCCACGAGAAGCACCCCGACAGCATGGGCGCAGTCGACGAGTACCGCAACGCCTGCGCCCAGGTGCAGGCCCTGCACCAGGCCTTCCCCGACCTGGAGATCACCATCGGCAACCACGACCGCCGGGTCATGCGCCTGAACGCCAAGGCCGGCATCCCATCGCTGTACCTCAAGGGCTTCAACGAGCTGTACGGCACGGACAGCTGGAAGTGGAAGGACTACGTCGAGATCGACGGCGTCTACTACTACCACGGCGAGGGCTGCGGAGGGCAGCACCCCGCGTTCAACGCCGCCAAGATGCGCATGCAGCCCACGGTCATCGGGCACTACCACAGCGCCTGCGGCATCGCCTACCAGGCAGGTCCCACGGCCAAGGTCTGGGGCATGAACGTCGGCTGCGGCGTGGACCGCAACCATCTGTTCATGCAGTACGGCTCGGCGTACCTCAAGAAGCCCATCGTGGCCTGCGGAGTGGTCATCGACGGGGAGCCGTACATCGAGACCATGGACCTGGCTGCCATTCGAAAGTCGTTCGCCGCGGTGGACGGCGTCAAGCACTCCGTCCGCAAGGCCTCGAGGCGCCGCAAGGGCCGCTCGAAGCGCGGCTAAACAAGGACGGATACCCGGTTACAATGAAGTAATCAAGGTTCATCAGAGCCTTCAACCGAAGCTCGGAGGCAGGGACCATGGGCAGGCGCCGGAAGGAAGCGGGATTCTCCTACGTGGACATCGTCAGTTCGGCCTACATCGGGCCGGACGAGTACGAGCGGGCGCAGCGCGCCTGGTCCTCGGCCATGGAAAGGCCCAAGGGCCAGCACTCCGGGCGCCGCAGCCGCAGGCCGGAGCCCCTGCCGCCCGTCCAGGACGACCCCGACGACATCCTGGACGACCTTTCCTGACGGCTAAACAAGGACGTCATTCGGGGTAGTATTACTAGCTCCGATCATTCGGACGCACGGATAACCCGCGAGCCCCTGCACCCCAGGGACTCCGGTTGCGGCGCTGGCAGGGCGGCGACCGCGTGAAACCAGCCTGGCAAATGACCAGGCGAGCTAATATGGCACCCAGGCGAATGTCGCCTGGGAGTCCTGCAATCGGGCAGGGCGGCTCCACCCGGGCCGCCCTGCTCTTCTCGCGGCTGGATGCCGGGCTCCCCGGCCGGGGAGCGCACCTGGGACTCTCCAGGTGCAAACCGGCGCCAGCGGACGGCAGGGTTGGCAAAGCGCCGGCCGTCCTTCATTGCGGAGCAAGCGCAGGCTGAGCAGCCTCAGCGCATGGTACGCCCAGCTACCATGGCGCAGCTCAGGCCCCCTCGGGGTGGGCCTACAGAGAGGGGGTAAGGCTGGATTCTCCCCTCGACCCCCTTCATGCCATGGAAAGCGCGTGGCATGTCGCGTAGAGTGATCCTGGCCGGCTGCATGTCCGGGTCCAGGGGAGCTAGCGTAATTGATACATGCAAGGGCCAGGCGGGGTCAAACCCGCCTGGCCTCTTTTTTCGGACTGGTAGCTCAGCGGTCCAGAGCCGTCGACTCATCTGCACCCATGACCTAGGTTCAAATGAGAGGCTGCTATAATGCAGCCCTTAGGAGAACACAGCATGGGCGACAAGTCAGCTCGAATCTTGAATGGCTACAGGGTGTTGTACCGTCCAGATCATCCTTCTGCAATGACCTCGAGTAACTGGAAGGGGTATGTGTACGAGCATATCCTGGTGGTGGAACAGTCACTTGAGAGGCCTTTGACGGAGGACGAAGTCACCCATCATCTGGATGGGGACAAGGCAAACAACCGCCTGTCTAACCTGCTGGTGCTTACCAGAGGTCAGCATTCCAGGATCGAGCATTGGCTGTCGTGCGGTGCCCCCTCAGCGAAAGCTGAGGGTGCGAATCGGATGAATTCAGGGAAACCTAAATGGAAAAAGGCTGAATATTGTGAAGGCTGCGAAGCCACCCTGCAGGGAGCCCAAAAGGCCACATGTTCAGAGCAGTGCCGAAAACAAGCCATCTCCTCCCGATCAAGAAGGCCCAGCAAACATGATCTAACACAGGATCTTGCTGAAAACTCCCTTCTTGCCATAGGTAGAAAATACGGCGTGAGCGACAACGCCGTAAGGAAATGGATGCGGCACTACCGCCTCCACAAGGCAATCCTGAGCCAAGCCGCAGGTACACCTGCGGAAGGTGCAGAGACCACCGGAGAGGTGAAGTCCTCTTAATTACCGGAGTCAGCGTCCGACGCCTAAAGCCCTTCAAGGCCAAGGCGATGAGATGGTCCAGGGAGTGACTAAAGTCACACAAACCTGAATCGATAAGGCGTGGGTTCGAATCCCACCCGGTCCACTCAACACCTGGCGCAACCCAGGAGAAAAGGAAGGAAACGATGAGAGAACGTCAACCAATGGCCCCCAGGTCGACTCGACGCACCCCGGCCCAGGCCAACCAGGCCCTGGCCGTCTACCTAGAGGACGAGCAGGAGGCCCGCCGGGCAGCCAGCTGGGTCCTGACCCTCCTGGCCCAGGAGGAGGCGCTGCCTCTGGAGCAGCGCAGGCCCGAGATGACCTGGCCGCCCCCGGCCGAGCCCTCTGCGGCCATGGAGATCTGGCCGGGCGCCTGGAAGAAGGGGCTGCAGGGCGCGGCCTTGGAGATCAAGGTGGATCTCGAGAACATGGACAGGGGCGACAGGTGCTGCGACTCTCCCACCCAGGCCGAGACCTACCGCAAGGACACGTTGCGGGATCTGGCCCACGACGTGGCCGCAGGGGTGAAGGCCGTGGCCTTCCGGCGGGCAGTCCGCACCTATGGCCACTGGCCGGCCTTGAGTACCCCGGAGTTCGAGGACATCGAGCTCGGCGAATTCGACATCCTGGCCAGGAAGCTGATCGAGTGGATCAACGAGCAGCGGCTCAAGGATCCCGTGATCGACGTCAAGGCATGACCCATACATCCCTGGCCTGCGGTCCCGGTGGGGGCCGTGGGCCTTTCTATCCCCCTCCAGGCCCTGGCCGCCCTCCAAGGCGGTCGGGGCTTTCATCTTTTCCCCTTGGCCCTGGCCGTGCCTCGCGGTGCGGCCAGGGCTTCGACAGGAGGGAGGCCCGGGCACCGTGCCCGGGCCTCCGCACGCAGTTTTTAGCAATGGAGGCAAGCATGCTTGTGAGGAACAGCATCAAGATCGTGACCGTGGCGGCATGCACGCTTATGGCCGGGGCCGCGCCCCCGCCGGAGTCCGCGGACTTCGTGTACTCGGGAACCGACGACGCCCAGGGGGGCAGGCTCCTGGTGAAGGCCCTGCAGGGGATCTCCAGCGACTGGGAGACCACGTGGCTCTCGGAGCAGGATGGCATGCTCGTCCTCGACCGGACGGCCGATGCCGAGCCCAGGTTCAAGCCCGTGATCATCCTCGACGTCCAGATGGTGCCGAAGGGGCTCGACCGCATCGTCGTCTCGGCCATGTGGCGCGGGCTGCCGGGGAACGCGGAGGACCCCAAGGCCCTCAAGTTCCTGAACCACCTGAACAGCCGGATCACCGGAGTGTCGTTCTTCTACTCCAAGGAAGGTCAGGTGGTGGGCCAGGCGTACCACGACTTCCGGAACGTGGTCGTCGGCCGCGACCTCGCGGAGGTCCTGTCGGACTTCGACGCCACCATGGACGTGATCATGGGGGAGCAGGAGCTCCGAGAGGGGTTCCTGCGGTACGTGGGCGGCCAGGACAAGGACAGGCAGCCCGACCGGGATGCATGACGAGTACCGCGGCGGGATACGGGCGGCGTAGCCTGGATCCCGCCGGGACGACAACTGAGAGGAATGCACATGTTCACCACAATAGAGACCCAGGAAGGGGACATCAGGATCGTGCACACGTCCTCCCTCGTGGACGTGTACGTGACCAGCACGGCGAGCAGGACGAAAACGTCGGTCGCGTTCCTGCATCCCGGCGTAGACACCGGTGTGGAGGCCTTGTCCGACATCGCGGACTTGAAGCAGCACCGCGATCTCGCCGAGGCGCTCGCGTTCGCCAGCTCCCGCATGCTGGCCCTGAGGGCGGCAGAAGAAGGGCAGGCCAAGCCATGAAGGACCTGATCAAGGCGCTGCGAGAGTCGCTGAAGCGCGAGCAGGAGCGGGATGAGGCCTTGCGCAAGCACATCAAGAACGGTGGATACTGCTGGGGCTACAGCGGCTACGAGTTCGACAAGGCCTGCGACGAGGCCGAGGATCGCCTCAGGCAGGCGCTGATTGAGGCCATAGACGCCCGCCTGGACGAGCTTGAGGTCCGGGTCAAGGCCCTGCTGCAGAAGGAGCGGACCGAGCGGGAGGCCAGGGAGATCGCCGACAGCTCGGGGATGAGCCTGGGCCTGGCCCGGAAGTTCGTCACCGTCGGCATGACCCCCGAGGAGGAGCAGGCGACGGCGGATCGGATTCGCAAGAGCCGCGAGGCCAAGCAGCAGGCCTCGGTGTCCAAGCCTCCCCCGGAGGACGACGTCAGGTGCTAAACACGGGGCGTGCCCGTGTGACAATAAGACGGGGATGCCCGTAGCATTCCCAGGATGACCTGCCGGGCGGCGTAGCCCGGCACGGAGGAGAGAAGGGTGAGGAAGGAACTTCAATGAAGACCGTTCTCATTCTCATCGTGGCCGCCCTCGTGGCGGCCAGCCAGCCCGAGGCATTCGCCAAGGGCGAACTCCGTGGACAGGATGTCCGCGATGTAGGAGGGGTCGACCTCGACTGGGACACGTTCCTGGACGCGCTCCAGGCCGTGGAGTCCGGAGGAGAGTCGAACCCTGACCAAGCCGTCGGAGACGGAGGCAAGGCGCTAGGGGCTTTTCAGATCTGGCGTGTCTACTGGCTCGACGCTGTCGAGCGCAGGCCTGACCTGAAGGCTCAAGGCTACTCTGCCGTGACCAACCGGGCGTATGCCCGGGAGGTCGTCAAGGCCTACCTGACCAGGTACGCCCCCAAGGGCGCCACCTGGGAGGACCTGGCCAGAATCCACAACGGTGGTCCAAAGGGCCACTCCAAGCAGGGCACCAAGGCCTACTGGGCCAAGGTGCTCAAGGCCGCGAAGGCCAGAAAGGAAAGGGCATGAAGGCGAAGGCCTTGGAGATCTGGTCCAAGTACCAGACGATCTGCCCGTGGACGCTCTCCGAGCAGCAGTGCCTGCTGGTCATCTCGGATCTGCTCCACGCCATGCGGGATCCGTCCGGCATGGACCAGCGGCAGGTGCTGGCGATGGAGAGCCTCTACGAGTACCTCCTCTCGTGGACGGGCACGGGCCACGAGATGCTGGTGGTCCATCACGGGGAGGGCCCGCATCCGGCCGGCCATGTCTGGATGTGGGAGCGGGACATCCGTGTCGCGCTGGCCACCCCGCTGGTCAAGGTCGTGCTGCCCGCCCACGGCCGCATCGGCCTGGCGCAGGGGGACGACGCCCAGGAGCTGCGGGAGATGTGCCCGCCCGAGGCGCTCAATACGTGCCCCGAGTGGTGGCCGGGAGGCTGGGTGCTCACCGACGGCGTGGCGTCGCCGGTGAGCCCTGAGCAGGCCCTGGCCACGGCCAGGACGTTACAGGGCGACGAGGAGGGGCCATGGCCCCACCTGTCGTGGGAACAGGGCTTGATCCTCAAGGCGAGGCTCAGGCGGATCCGGCGCGAGCGGGTGTAGCCCGCGCAGGATGTCAGGCAGGCCCGGGGGTGTTCCCCGGGCCGTCAGTCAGCAAGCGTGTCCCGCCGGAGACCGTCCGGCAAGAAAGGGTTCAGATATGAAGAACAAGAACAGCAGCAACGTGTACGGCCCCATGGCTGGCATCATCGCAATGGTCGAGCAGGCCCGCGGCCTCGCCGAGGTGGCGGGCTTCGACCTGCAGGTCAGCCTGGTGCCGGCCGGCGACAAGCGCTCGAAGAACTCGGTCGCCGAGGCCGACCTCGAGGCCGCGCCCAAGGCCAAGCCCCGCAAGGTCCGCCGCAAGCGCCGGGTGTCCTACCCGGTCCTCCTCGAGCGCCGCAAGGCGCTGAAGGACCAGATCCTCGCCCTGGTCAAGGAGGCCGGCGAGGACGGCATCACGGCCGTCAAGCTGGCCAGCCGCCTCCGCGCCAGCGGCCAGCGCGTCGGCCAGAACCTGCGGCACCTCGCCGCGGACCGCGAGCTGGGCCTCGTGGTCACGAAGAACGGAAACGGACGCATCGTGTCCGTCTCCATCAAGTCCCAGGGCTGAGCCCGGGACACGCTTGCCCGGCCGGGGGGTACACCCGACCCCCCGGCCGGGCTTTTGCGCCCAGGACGTGCGCCCATGCGCGTCCTTTAGCAATGAAAGGAGAATCGGATGGCTAAGAAGAGGAAGCGGCTGGCCCCGGACATGTGGGTGGACGGCGTGCCCGTGCCGCCGCTGCGGTCGCTCAAGGAGCAGGCTGCCTATGCCGCCCTGCCGGACAGCAGGGTGACGGGGGTGCTGAAGGAGCTGGACAAGCTGCACGTCGATATAACGGAGACCCTCGATTTGCTGGAGAGGGCGCGGACCCATGCGCAGGCCGCGGACGAGCTGCACCGCCTGCATGCCCTGCTGAGGAAGGTGTGGAAGGGGCATGCCTCCGCCGCCTACTACTTCAATGGGCAGTCGGCCCGCGCAGGCGAGCTGATGCGCAGGGCGCTCGCCCTGTCGCGCAGGCCCGAGGAGCTGACCTCCGGACTCAAGGAGGCGGAGAATGACCAGGACCACTAGGACATCCGAGAACACGTTCCACGCCCTGTGCTGGCTGGGTGACGTCAAGGCGGTGCCTGCCGAGGTGTCCGCCATGATCGAGCAGGAGCGCGATGCCTCCAGGGCGGAGCTGATCGCCTGCTGGCGGGAGCGCTGGTCCGCCCGGGAACTGAGGCAGGAGCTAAAGCAGCGGGGCTGGGAGTACCTGCTGCCGGCCAAGAGGAAGAAAACCAAGCGAAAGGGAGCCAAGCCATGAAGTTGTACATTCTGTTCGCGGACGAGGATACGGGTGCATCGGAGGATTGGACTGTCTTCAAGACCGGAGCCGAGGCATTCGATTCGGCCGAGAAGAGGGCGGAGCGGAAGCAGTGGATTCTCGACAACTACTCGGGCGACAACCCGTCGGAGGTCGATTTCTACGAATACGAGATCGACCTCAATCCCGGAACGGACAGCAGCCACCCCCTGACCAAGGATGGCCCGGATGAGGGTGCGGCGGGGCGCACGCCGATCGAATTCAAGGCGGTTGACATCTTCGAGGTGCTGGGGATGATCAAGCCGCAGCAGGAGACCGAGCCATGAGCAACAACAACACGCCGAATGAAAAGCTGGAACCGGGCGAGGCGGATTCCCTGAAGAAGCAGGTCAAGGATCTGAAGGCCAAGGTGGCACAGCTCGAGCATGAGCTTCACTGTGCCAAGCTGAACGGCGACAAGTGGCACACCCTCGCAGGGGAGGAGCGAAGAAAGGTCCACGACTTGACCGACATCGTGGCGTACTGCCTCAAGAAGTTCTGAAAGAAAAAGAGGAAAAAAGAAATGACTGACGACATCTCGGACATCTCGGAGCGGCTCAGGGCGGACGCCGCCAGCAACGACCACGGCACGCGCGACCCCATGTTCTGCCTGCAGATCAAGGTGCGCGACCGGGGGTTCGACCCCAACTACTCCGACGGCAAGACCGTCTGGATCGACATGCTGTCCGGCGACTACGAGGAGGTGCCGGAGCCCGAGGACGAGGACCGGGAGGGGATCGAGGAGTTCGGCTACGTGGACCGGTGGGAGACCGTCATGATCTCCCTCACCAGGAAGGGCCTGGAGGACTACATGGCCGTGAACGGCCACAACGTGCGGAGCAGTGCCCACGACGGGGAGACGAGGATCTGGGTGGCCACGTTCTACCGGTGCGAGGAGATGGTTCGGATCAGGAACTACCTCATGAACAAGGAGACAAAGAATGTTTGAATCAATGATCAGCGCGGCGATCGTCTTCTCTTCGATCGTGTTCTCCATCTTCATCGTCGTGGCGGTACGGGGCGAGCAACGGGCTCGCACCGAGATGCTGGACGCAATGAAGGGCGCGAACAGGCAGCATCACGAAGTCGCAATGGAGCACCTGCGCAACCTGGAATCCCTGATCAAGGAGCGGGACAACGCCAGGATCGAGGTCTGCGAGCTGAGCTCCAACGGCAGCATCGACGACGCGGCCAGGCACGCCAGGATCCGCGGCTGGGGCTACCTGTACAACCAGCGAGAAGCCAAGGAGGACAGATGAGCATCATCAAGGAGATAGAGTCAAACTCTTCAGAGGAGGACAAGCCTGCGCTCAGGTGGCTGCTTGAGCAGTACCCCCGAAGCAGTACTTGGAGCTTCATAGCCACGTGCTCCCACCAGTCTCACGGCGAGACCGGGGCCTGGAGGCGGATCTGGAAGCCGACCAAAGAGGGCAGGATCCTCTACCTGAGCTCCTTGGTCGACTACCCCACAAGGCACAAGTGGGCCTACCCGGACGGAACTCCGAAGGGCGAAGAGCGCCTGAGCCAGGCCGATGAGATCCTGGTCCTGCGCAGGGAACTCCTGGACGCGGTCAAGGAGCGCGACGAGGCGCGGATCCGGGTTTGCGAGCTGTGTGCGCGAATGGGTGGCGTGTACCGCCGAGTCGACGGGAAGACGGTGGAGTGCACGACTCCCGAGTCGGTCGCGGAAGTCTGCGGCTGGGGCTACCTGTACAACGAACAAGAAACCAAGGAGGACAGATGAGCGATTTCCAGGAAGTGAACGGCTACCGGGTGGTCCGGGAGCTGGGCCGGGGGGACATGGTGGAGCCTCCGGCAGCAACCGCGAGGACATGGGGGCTCAAGGTAGGGGACGTGATCTCCGGAGTCGAGCGCTACACCGCCTGCGACAAAGGCGTAGGAAACATCGTCTTCCTGCGGGTGCTGCACATCGGGCTGAGGTGCGTGCTGTGGGAGGAGCAGATGTACGACTTCTTTGCCGACGACGTGGACTCCAAAGCCTGCAGAACGTGTCCCGAGACCTCGTCGTACTCCCTGTCCTGCAGGCACTGGCGCCTCATGGAGCGGATCCCGGAGCCGAAGGCGGAGCCGGCCAAGGACCGCGTCATCCACGCCAGGGGCATGAGCGTCCTCAAGGTGACCCTGCGTGAGAACGGCGACGTCGAGCTCGAGGATTCCAATGGAACGACGCATCTCCACGCCCGGGATGGAAGCTGCAAGACTACCTCCAGATACGTGGACGGGGATTCTCTCACCACGGTGACCACCCGCCTCTGGTCCCCCTCCGGCGAACTGCTCAGCACGCAGAAGCTGGCCATCGCCGCGATCAGCGGCAACACCATCGAGACCTGGCTCGACCGGGACGACAAGATGGTCAAGGAGGTCATCACCGTAGGGGACTCCGTCACCACCACCACGGTGGAGCGATCAAGCAGCAGGAGGACAGATGAGCAACCCAGGTAATGGCCAAGGTAATGGCAACGGTCGAGGCTGTGGCGAGGGCAGCGCAGGCGGCTCAGGTGGCGGCTGGGGCGGTGGCAGGGGCTACGGCCGGGGCGATGGCCAGGGCAATGGCAACGGCAGTGGCTGCGGCGATGGCATCGTCAGGGGCTGCGATGGCGGTGGCTGGGGCAGTGGCAGCGGCAATGGCAGCGGTTACGGTCAGGGCTACGGTGCAGGCATAGGCGTAGGCCACGGCGATGGCAGGGGCTACGGCGATGGCCGGGGTAATGGCTACGGCAACGGCAAAGGAGGTTCCGAATGAGCAACCCGGGCAACCCAGGTAGGGGCGATGGTGGTGGTGACGGCAGGGGCAACGGCATGGGCAGGGGCAACGGCGGCGGCTTTGGAGATGGCAGGGGTAGTGGCCATGGTAATGTCAGCGGAGGCGGCTACGGCCGAGGCCACGGCGAAGGTGAAGGCAACGGCTGCGGCAACGGCGGGGGCTACGGCCACGGCCGTGGCCGTAGCAGTGGCGATGGATACGGCGAGGGCAACGGCGATGGCAGCGGCAGCAGCTATGGCAGCGGCATGGGCAATGGCATGGGCAATGGCAAAGGAGGTTCCTAATGAGCAACCCGAGTAATGACCCCGGTTTCGGCGACGGCAGCGGCTACGGCGGCGGCACTGCGCAAGGCAGCGGCGATGGCAGGCGCCGCGGCTACGGCGGCGGCAATGCCGAGGGTTACGGCGAGGGCAAGGGCAACGGTTTTGGTCACGGCATTGGTCGCGGCAGCGGAAACGGCAGGGGCTGGGGCAGCGGCCATGGCTGCGGCTACGGCCTCGCCTATGGTGGCGACCATGGCAATGGCGTTGGCCATGGCTATGGCCATGGCTATCGCTTCGGCTTTGGCAACGGCCAGGGAGGTTCCGAATGAGCAACGGCAAGCAGACAGGGTCGATTTTCCTCCTGAATCTGCACCACGCATATGCGCAGACGGATGGAACCTACGCATGGCCCAACAGCCGTGAGGGCGACATGCTGCGGCAGGGAATGCGCGAGGTAGAACACCTCCGCGCCGAACTTGCCGCCGCGATCGAGCAGCGCGACGAGGCTCAGGAGGATATTTGCTACGACGATGCAATGCGGCGGTACGAAACCGGACACGAAGTGAACACGCCCGAAGGTGTCGCCGCCGAAAGAGGCTGGAACCACCTGTTTAAGAAACAGCAAACCAAGGAGGACAAATGAGCAATAACGCGATCAGGACAATGCACTGCAAGTACCGTCCGGGCGAGAGCATCGTCCTCTACCCCAACGGGCATGTCCGGCTGGTCATGGGCGCGAACCGAACTGAGACCTGGAATGTCCTGGGCGGTTGCGAAGTGGTCTGCAAGACCCCGGGTCCAGGGCTGCATTGCAGGTGGACCACCACGGAGGTCTACGACCGCGATGAAAGGCTGGTCTGCAGGAAGGCCGTGCTGATTCGCAGCGACCCTGAGTGGGGCAGGGACGCCGTCGAGCTGTCCTCCAAGGAGGAGCGGTTCGATTCCGAGGGCAGGATCGTCAGGAGCGTCGAGATCGACGAGAATAAAAACATGAAGGTCAGCACCTTTACCTACGGCGTGACGGCCGGACAGGAGGCACAATGAGGTCGGAAGAATGCGCTGAGAAGGTTTTCCACAACCTGGGCTACGAGTCGGTCCGTCTGGCGGCTCCCGAAACTGCTTCCACCGAAAGGCCAGGCAACCGCGGGTCGGACGCCGAGCATGCCCGCAAGTGGGGGCTCAAGGTCGGAGATGTCGTCGGCACCTGCCACGACACCTTCAGCAAGCTAGTCTTCAAGACGTTGACCCTCAGGTACATCGGGGACCAGGCGATCGTCTTCGACAGGAAGGAGTGGTCGGTGTCTGTCAATCCGCAGCTGCGGCTGACGTCCTTGCAGCTGCCGTTCGGAGGCACGGAGGAGCGCACGGTCTGCTACCTCTGGGGCAGCACCTGGTGGCTGCTGAAGCCCAGGCATGACCGGTGGAAGATCCTGGAAGGCGAGGAAGAGGCCAAGCCCGAGGAGCTGACGGAAGAGGTCTGGTCCAGGAACGGCTGGGTGACGGGGTTCCGTATGACCATCTCCGGACCCCAGCCGACGATCGTCAGCGGATCCTTGATCGAATCCATGTCGGCAGTCCGAGCTGCGCCACGCGACGGGAGCGACCCGCAGCGTATCAAGACAACCGCCCGGTACAGGTGCGGCTTCGACGCGAAGTTGTCGCATCTCCTGAGCGCGGAGCACCACTCGTGCCTTGCCTCGGCGCATGCCAGGTACCAGCAGCTGCTGGAGAAAGTGAAGGAGAAGCCATGAAAACCAGAAAGTACGAATACATTTGGGCGCGGTCGTGCCTTGTTCTCACAGGGAGTGGGCTCCTGACCAACCTGGTCCTCAAGGCTGACGGCGCCAACAGTCCCGGATGGGTCACCGTCGTGTGGGTGGCCGCCTGTCTGGCCTCGGTTATCTGGGTGCTGGCCCTGCTCTTCCTCAACGCTCGGCACATGAGGAGGCATGATGGGTAACTACTTACAAGGTAGCGGCCAGGGTGATGGCGACGGCAACGGCAGGGGCGGAGGCATGGGCAGCGGCAGCGGCGAGGGCAGCGGCAACGGCAACGGCAGAGGCATGGGCGGCGGCAGCGGCAACGGCGAGGGCCTCGGCAACGGCCGCGGCAGCGGCGGCGGCGATGGCTTCGGCAGAGGCTACGGCGATGGCAGTGGCTGGGGCTTCGGCTGGGGCTACTGCAATGGCAAGGGCTTCGGCGAGGGCTACGGCATCGGCGACGGCAGTGGCAACGGCAAAGGAGGCTCCGAATGAGCGACCCAGGTAGTGGCAATGGCAACGGCAGCGGCAGGGGCTTCGGCGGCGGTTTTGGCCAAAACGACGGCAGCGGCTCCGGCTATTGCAGCGGCTACGGCGGCGGCCGCGGCATGGGCAGCGCTGACGGCTACGGCTGGGGCGATGGCAAAGGCAGCGGCTGGGGCAACGGTAAGGGCTTCGGCAGAGGTAAGGGCTTCGGTGACGGCACCGGCCATGGCTTTGGCAAATGCGGCGGAAGAGGAGACGGCGGCGGCTACGGCTGCGGCACTGGCGGCGGCATGGGCAACGGCAAGGGAGGCTCCGAATGAGCAACCCAGGTAACGGCCAGGGTGAGGGCAGCGGCCGCGGCCATGGCTGCGGCAGCGGCTACGGCAGCGGCAGGGGCGATGGCGACGGCAGGGGCTTCGGCGGCGGTTTTGGCCAAAACGACGGCGGCGGCACGGGCAGCGGCAACGGCTGGGGCAACGGCGACGGCAGCGGCGACGGCTACGGCCATGGCATCGGCTGGGGCGATGGCACCGGCTATGGCTACGGCACCGGCTGGGGTAACGGCAGCGGCGATGGCAGCGGCTGGGGCACCGGCTACGGATGGGGCACCGGCTACGGATGGGGCAACGGCAAAGGAGGTTCCGAATGAGCGACCCAGGTAGTGGCAACGGCAACGGCCACGGTTGTGGCAGGGGCAACGGCTACGGCAGCGGCTGGGGCGATGGCACCGGCTATGGCTACGGCAGTGGCTGTGGCAGCGGCAACGGCAGGGGCTATGGCAGCGGCAACGGCAGGGGCTATGGCGATGGCAGCGGCTGGGGCGATGGCAAAGGCAGCGGCAGCGGCTGGGGCGATGGCACGGGTGACGGCGGGGGCTACGGCAGCGGCCATGGCAACGCAGGCAATGGACTCGGCAGCGGCTTCGGCAGCGTCAGCGGCGTGGGCAACGGCAAAGGAGGTTCCGAATGAGCAACCCAGGTAACGGCAACGGCAGCGGCGAGGGCAACGGCAGCGGCTCCGGCTATTGCAGCGGCAGCGGTGAAGGCAGCGGCCGCGGCAGCGGCATGGGCGACGGCCATGGCTACGGCAGCGGCTGGGGCGATGGCACGGGTGACGGCGGCGGCCATGGCAACGCAGGCAATGGACTCGGCAGCGGCTTCGGCGAGGGCCACGGTGATGGCGACGGCAGCGGCAACGGCAGGGGTTACGGCCGCGGCTATGGCAGCGGTAGCGGCAGGGGCTACGGCAACGGCAAAGGCTACGGCCACGGCTCGGCGCATGGCTTTGTCTTTGGTGGCGATGGCCGCGGCGATGGCGAAGGCCGGGGCGACGGCAAAGGTTACGGCAACGGCAAGGGCAACGGCAAAGGAGGCTCGGCATGAGCGGTCCGGCGATCGACACGAGGCTCCGCATGCTTGCCGAGCAGCTTGCCGAGCGGCACAGGGTCCGGCGCAAGGCGGCAGGCCCCGGCCGGCGGCTGCTGCGCTCGGCGGACCGCAGGAAGGCCGTGATGGCCCTGGTGTCGGCCGCGGGGCCGGCGGGCGTCCAGCTGCGCGACGTGGCCGGTATGTTCAGGCTGCGCCTCAGGGACGTGCACCCCCTGATGTGCGACCTGGTGCAGGCGGCCATGATAGACGTGGAGGTCGGGCCTCAGAGCGAGGGCGACCACTACATCCTCAGGCTGCGCGAGCCGATCTACTCGAGGATGCCGAAGGAGGTTTCGAATGAGCAACCCAGGTAATGGCCATGGCGAGGGCGAGGGCAACGGCATGGGGGACGGCAAGGGCTGGAGCAGCGGCTCGGGTGACGGCGAGGGCAGCGGCATGGGCTACGGCATAGGCCGCGGCACAGGCTGCGGCCACGGCACAGGCTGGGGCAGCGGCAACGGCGGCGGCGATGGCGAAGGCCGGGGCAACGGCAAAGGTTACGGCAACGGCAGGGGCTACGGCGACGGCGCCGGCAGCGGCGATGGCAACGGCAGTGGCAACGGCGAAGGAGGTTCATCATGAGCAACCCAGGTAATGGCCACGGTGATGGCGATGGCAGGGGCAAGGGCGGCGGCAACGGCAGAGGCAACGGCGACGGCAGAGGCTGGGACCACAGCAGCGGCGGCAGCGGCGGCGGCGATGGCAGCGGCACAGGCTGGGGCTACGGCAGCGTCTGCGGCAGCGGCATGGGCGGTGGCAGCGGCCGCGGCGACGGCAATGGCAGAGGCTGGGGCTACGGCAGCGTCTGCGGCAGCGGCATGGGCGGTGGCAGCGGCCGCGGCGACGGCAAAGGAGTCTCCGAATGAGCATGCGATGAGTGAGAGTGAGCAGCTAAAAGAAAGACCCCCGGCCAAAACCGAGGGTCTTTCTTTTAGCTGTCGGAGGCTCAGCAGTCCCAGGCCCGGCGGGCCTTCCTGAGCCTACTCTCCGGATCCTTGGCGGCCTCCGGCCACATCTTCATCTGGCCTGCGCTTCGAGCGCAGAAGCTGGCCCGGCGCTTGGCGTCCTTGGGGCTCTTGTCGGCGCGATCCTTGGTGACCGGCGGACGCAGGGTGCCGCCCGTCTGCGCCTTGTAGCTGGCCCGGCCCTTGGCGTTGAGGCCGCCCTCGGGGTTCTTGCCCTCGGCCCTGGTCCAGGCCGGAGAGGCTGCGATCTTCTCCATGAGGTGCTGGCGAAGGAGGCTGTAGTCCATGGAGTTCTTGTCCCTGCCCAGGCTCGGACCCTTGCGGTTGTAGGTATCCGGCAGATCGTCGGGGTGCTCGGCCATGTCGTGCTGAGGACCGCCCATGGGAGTCAGCTCCCACTTGCCCAGGTCCTCGTTCATGGCGGCCTCGTAGTAGCGGCCGTCGGGGCCCTTCATGGTGTACGGAGTTCCTGATGGGGCGTAGTCGTGCCGCCGCACGTCCGAGTAGCCCAGGCTCTTCCAGTATTTGTCCAGGGCCTGCTCGTAGTCCTGGGTCATAGGATCGAAGTCGTCAATCGACGGTACGTCCTCCAGAATCTGCGGCTCGTACTTGCTTGATCCAAGCAGATCGCCCAGGAAGGCCGTCTTCTCCATGAGATGTTGGCGAAGGGGGCTGTAGTCGACGCGCGTGTTCATGCCGGAATTCTACAGGAAATCGCCGAGGACCGACCTTGGCCTGCGAAGATGCAGCCGAGCGGACCAGCAGGTACAATTTCCAGATTGACCGCCTGAACAGGACCCTGCATGCCCAAGCCATACGACCATCACGTCAAGTCAGCGCAGGGCCCAGGTCCCGGCAACTCCCTGGAGAGCATCCAGAACCAGAACCTGATGGGCATGATGTCGCCGGCAGGCCGCGTCCAGTCGAACGCAAGGACTCGGCAACCGGAACCGGTGGGGGCGTCCCTGCCTGAGCCGCGGCCCGGCGCCGCGTCCAGCTCCCGGGCCGCCGGCGGCATCTACGATCAGCCTGGTCGTCAGGCCGTGCCGGCGGTCGTTCCGATCATGGGCCGCAGGATGACCGAGGAGGACCTGCTGCCTCCGGCCTACGTCAGGAACGCGAGGCCAAGGGAGTTCTGGCGGGACACCGTGCAGCCGTACGCCAGCGCGGCGTGGAACATGAGCTGGCCAGGCATCGCCTACAACTACATGACAGACAACCAGCAGGCCGTCCAGGAAGGCCTGGAGGATCAGGGCGCCTACTACACCAAATACCTGCCCGACGCAGGCAAGGCGGGCGTCAACTCCTTCCTGATGTACGACGCCATGGAGCGGGATCCCGTGCTCGCGCGTAATTCCTTGCAGAACTGGGCAGGCACCTCACTTGCTACAGGAGCCCACGCCCTGACCGCGGCAGCCACCGGCGGGCAGGGAAACGCCGCCCTTGTCGCCAACGCCGGCAGAGCCGGAGCAACCAAGGCGGTGCTGCCCTCTTTGGCATCCCGGGCAGGCAACCTCGTCACCGCCGCCGGAGGCAAAATCATGTCCGCGGTGCCGGCCAAGGTGGCTCCGGTCGTCGCCCGGGCAGGCCAGGCGGTCAGCTCCGCAGGCAGGGTCGTCCCCAAGGCTTTGTACGAGGGGGCGTTCGCCTTGCCTCAGTTCTCCTCCAAGCTCTCCCCCGGCGCCTTGCGCACGGTTGCAGGGTTCGGTGAACAAGGGGCCAAGGGAGTCTTCAACGCCTTCGGCAGCGCGCTCAATCCCCTCTGGTCCATCTCCGGCTCCAGGATGGCTCCGGCAGTCCTCTCCGGCTCCGGGGCGACGGCGACGGTGCCGGGTCAACTGACGCAGTTCGCCTTAGGATCCCTGGGCCGCGGCTGGGGGTTGGGCAACTTCGCCCAGGGTGCGGAGGCAGGCCTCTCCTCGGCAGGCGAGCTGCTGGGCGACAATCCGAACGCGTCCTTTGGCGAAGTCGCAAGGGAGCTCGCCGTGGGTCCGGCCCAGCGCATGACCGGCCTCCCGAACACCGCGCAGGCCTTTACCATTCCCGCCTCCCTTCTCTCCAAAGCCCCTCTCCGGGAGAATGTGCTGCGATCCGCGACCGAACAGGGGGTTCCCGTGGATCAGTACGGCAACGTCAGCTATCCCGACACCAAGGAACTCGACGTGATCCGCTCTCAGCTCGAGCAGGACATTCCGGACAACGCATTTGTCCGCCTGGCCACCGGCGCCATGGAGGCCTCGGCTCCGTTCAAGGGGCTCGAGACCTACTCCCAGCGCAAGGCCAGGGCCGAGTTCGACCGCGAGCAGGCAGCCTTGAACCGGCAGGGCCTGGGCTCCGAACTGACCCAGAGGCTGGTGGGCCTGGGCCAGTCGCCGCAGGCCGTCATGGATGTGCTGCAGAGGGTCAGTCCGGAACTCAGGGACTCGATCTACGGAGCGATTCCGGAGAACTCCCGCACCCAGGCGGAACTTGGCGAGCTGGCCGCTTCCGATCCCCAGGCCTACCAGACCCTGGCCAACTGGTACAGGAGCCGGGAGGAAGCTCTGCAGTCCCCTGCGCCTACCGTCGATGCCTCCAGAAGGCTGAGCCAGGCGGTCGATCCGGCCACGATGACGATGCTGCTGAACGATCCCGCCCTGCTGCAGGCCGTCCTTGGACCACCTGACCAGGGCCGGTCCCCCTACGGGAACTACGCCACGAGGACCAACTGACATGGCGAACGTCTCGGACCTCAAGCAGGCCAAGGGCTACTCCGACGTGCGGCAGTACGGCGCCAAGCACTCGCTGGTCAACCAGCTGGTGCGCCAGGCTCCCGCGGAGTTCTACATCGACTCCGAGCAGGGCGGCATCGTGGGGCTGACCCACCAGCCCACCGGGTTCCGCATCCACGTCCCGCGCGAGGTGGTGCATGGCCTGGAGCTGGAGTCCAGGGTCAAGGCCGCGGCTCCCGCCGCGATCGGGGCGGGCTTCGGCATGCCGACCCCGGGCGGCACCGTCTCAAAGATGACCAGGCCCACCTCCAGGCTCAAGGGCAAGCTGACCAACGACACTCTGAAGGCCAAGCCCGAGGGCGACGCCGCGGCCGCCCCGGCCGCCGACCCCATGCGCGACATGTTCAAGGCCACCAGGGAGTTCCAGGCTCGCAAGGCGCAGCCCCAGGCTCAGCCGGGCATGAAGCAGGGCGCGACCGTGGGCGACCTGCAGAAGTACCTGGGGTACTCCCCCGGCGCCTGGTACGGAGAGGGCCAGTACTCGGCCGACGCCCAGAGGCGCATCGGCAACGTGGTGACCGGGGCGGGACTGTCCGCCCTGGGCCTGGCCGCGGTGCCGGCCCTGCAGTACTTCTTCCCCGAGAGGTTCCAGCGCAAGGGCAAGGCGCTGGGCGCGCTGGCCGTGCTGGCCGGCATGAGCGCCCCATGGCTGGCCACCTTCCCTGGCACGGTGTCCGATCTCTCGAGGCTGGGCGCCGTCAAGAACGAGGACTACACCCCGGAGATGCAGGCCGACCAGGCCGCCAGGTCCCGGGCCACCATAGCCAGGATCAACCGCAACGCCGTGGTGCCGGGCGACCCGGAGCCGGAGCACACCGTCAAGGCCAACTCCGCCATCCCCCTGAGCCTGCAGCTCTCCAAGGCGCACCTGGCCGACACTCTGGCCGAGCAGTGGCAGGACGGCCAGATCACCTACGCCCAGGCGCTGGGCCTGATGAACAGCGCGGGCCGGGCCCGGCCGGACAAGCCGTGGTTCACCGTGCGGGACGTGGCGCATGCCGCGGTCGGCGCTGGGGCCGGAGCGCTGGCAGGCACAGTGGCCGCCAAGGGCATCGGCCTCTTCATGAACATCAGCCCGACCGAGCAGCGCGTCATGCAAGGCACCGGCGCCGCGCTAGGCACTCTCATCAACCTTGGAAAACTCGGCATTTGAGCCTAGGCTCCGCATAAGGTAGACTACTGCGATGGACGAAGCAGCGAAAATGCGGTTCAAGGTCGGGTTCTGCACCAGGGCGGCCGAGCTGGGATTCACTCCGTCGGAACTGCTCATGTGCAAGCAGGGATTCTTTGACGCCGTCTCCGACGTGGCCTCCAAGACGTTCGGCGCAGGCGAGAAGGCCGTCAACACTGGACAGGGCGCCGTCAACCTGGCGCTGACCCTGGCCGCGCTGGGCCTCGTGGGCGGCGGCATCGCCGGAGCCGGCGCCAACTGGATGTACAACAAGGGCACCGACGTGGTCGATCCCGAGGGCCAGATCCTGCCCGAGTTCTCGGAGGCCGACGAGGCCAAGAAGCTGCACCTGCTGGCCAAGTACCGCCAGGCGACCAACGAGGTTCGAAAGGGACTGGCATGAACCAGGAACTGCTCTGGGCCCTGCTCGGCGCAGGCATCGGCGGCACCAGTGGCTACGGCCTCGGCAAGCTGGTCAAGCCGAACGACGAGCTGGCCGCGGTCATGATGGGCCTGGGAGGCGCCGGCCTGGGCGGAGGCTTGGGCTACGGATCCGCAAAGGCCAAGCAGCAGTGGGACGCGGCGCCCGATGCGCCGACCACCCCGGAGGACATCGCCAAGAGGACGGCCGAGGGCAACGCCAGGGCCTTGGACCTGGGCGAGAAGGCTAAGGAAAAGGCCAAGGAAAAGGCCAAGGGAGAATCCAAGTGAGCGACCCCCTGGGACCCGCCAGCATCATGCTCGGAGGCTTCTCGCAGCTCGGCGACGGGGCGCCCTTCATGGGATCCGTCCGGCCGATCATCAAGCCGACCGATCCTCCCCAGTCGCTGCCCCAGGAGATTCCCTTCTTCCGCAGCCGGCAGTTCCGCCTGTGGAACGAAGAGGACCTCGAGGAGTACAACAAGCTGAACGACGTGCTGGTCAAGTGGCAGAGCCGCGGCTGGTGCCAGTTCACCGAGGAGTCGGAGTTCATACCCGCGAAGGAGAACTGGATCTCCTGGATCAAGTACGCCGTCAACCTGACCATCCCCGCCGAGGAGCTGCCCCAGTACCTGGGCGACCTTGATACAATGCGCATTTCCTGCAGCCCCAAGGAATCCTGACCATGGCCTACTACTCCCACCACATGCAGAAGCGGGCCGAAACCGAGAGCAAGCAGGCGGACACGCCCTACTACGCTGCGGCTGCGCCTGGCCAGTGGAACGCCAGGGACCTGCACGGATTCGTCAATCCGTTCGGAGCCGACAGCGGCCTGGGCAACAACCTGCTCTACGGCGCCGGCGGCGCCCTGCTGGGCTACGGCGTCGGCTCCATCCTGGACCGCCTGCGCGGCCGTCGCCGCGGCGAGTCGGGCCTTGGAGGCATCGGAGCCCTGGCCGGCCTTGGTCTTGGCCTCGGCGGCCGCTACTTCGTCAACTCGCGCCTTGCAGACGAGGCGCAGTACTTCGACAATCCCGAGCAGTACGGCACCGCCGCACAGACGCTCAGCAAGAGTCCCGAGCACAAGGGAACGGTCGAGCAGCTGGTCCACCAGGGCGCCGTGGCCGATGCGGCCATCAACCGCACGGCGTGGGACTCCATGTTCGGCGGAGAGGCTCCCAAGCCGTACTACGAGCAAGGCAACCGTCCGGTTGACTGGGACTGGCGTCCGTTCGAGAACAACAATTCAGGCGGTTGACCAGGAGCAGCGCGATGCCATCCACCAGCAAGAAGCAGCAGCGGTTCTTCGGCCTCGTCAAGGCGATCCAGGAGGGCAAGGCCACCGGATCGTCCAAGGCCCGCGAGGCCGCCTCGAGCATGTCCGGCAAGGACGTGACCGACTTCGCCTCCACGCCGCGGAAGGGCCTGCCCGAGAAGAAGTCCGCCCTGGGCCTCAGCTCGGCGGATGCCGCCGTGCTGGCCGCCCTGGCCGGCACCAGCGCCCTGGGCGGCCTGGCCCTCTCGGCCGGCTACGGCGGGGCCAAGGAGCTGCGCGACCTGAGCGAGCTGGACGAGATCAGGAAGAACAAGTACCGCAAGCGCGTGCAGATCCCACGCAGCCGCAAGTCGGTCGAGGAGCAGCCTCCCGAGGCCGACAAGATGCTGCCCGAGGGGAAGTCCGAGCAGTCCGGCCTCTCCGGCGAGGAGATGGAGGACATGGGGAACGAATCCTCCCTCAAGCAGTCCGAGGACGGCGCCATCGACCGATGGCTCACGGGGCCGGTCCTGGCAGGAGCGGCGTGGCCCATCGCGGCCATCGCCCCCGGCGTCGCGACGTACATCCTGGGCACGCGCCTGGTGGACATGCGGCGCAAGCAGCGCATCGACGACGAGCTGAAGAAGGCCAAGCGCGAGTTCGAGGCGGCGCTGAACGAGCCCACCTCGAAGATCTCCTCGGCGCTCGACGAGCTGGCCGATTCGGTCAAGCAGGCCGAGGACGGCGTTCGCGCGGTGCCTGGCCTGGATCCGAGCGTCGCGGTCATCAAGGAAAGGCCGCCTGTGGAAGCCCACGGCCTGACGAACTTCCCCGGCAACCTCAGCTACCTGCTCATGGGCCTGCCCGTGGGCATCGGAGGCCTGGTCGGCTGGAAGCTCATGAACGAGAGCATGAAGGAGGACCCGGAGCGGCGCAAGCTCAAGGAGCTCAACGCGCTGCTTCGGCGCCAGACCGGCGAGGAGGTGCTGCACTCCGGCATCGACCTCGAGGAGCAGGACGGCAACGTCAAGTTCAAGCTCTGAGCCCTGCCTGACTTTGCTATAATCCGGGAATGCCTCCCCAGGACCTGAACTCGTTGCTGGCCCCCGCCCAGCCCGAGATGCGGCGCTTCGACGACTACTCCACGATCCGCCGGAACATCCTGGACGGCGTCCGGAAGGCCGTCGCCGCAAGGTTCCCCCTGTCCAACTCCCGGTACACGGTCGAGGCCGCCGACGTCGACTACGCCGGCGCCCCCGAGTACACCCTGAAGGACCAGCAGAAGGCCCTCATGCAGGGCCAGAGCCTGTACACCCCGCTGCGCGGGCACCTGGTCATGAAGGACAACGCCACCGGGGCGGTCATCGATCAGACCGACAAGCCGGTCACCCTGGCCCGCGTGCCGTACCTCACCCCGCGCGGCACCTTCATCTCCAACGGCAGCGAGTACGTGGTGACCAACCAGTCCCGCCTCCTGCCGGGCCCGTTCGTCCGCCGCAGGAAGTCGGGCGAGTACGAGGCTCACTTCAACACCCTGCCGGGCAAGGGCCGCGGCTTCCGCATGGCCCTCATGCCGGACACCGGCAAGTTCGTCGTGGAGATCGGCCAGTCCGTCGCCCCGGCCTACCCCATGTTCCGCGCCCTGGGCGTCACCGATGATGAACTTGAAAAGACGTGGGGCAAGGACCTGCTGGCGTCCAGCAAGGAAGGCTCGGCCTACGACGCAGGGCGCATCTACGAGCGCCTGACCAACGAGCCGTCCAAGGACCTCGACGAGAACACGATCTACTCCGGCATCCGCACCGCCCTCGAGTCCACGGTGCTCGACCCCGAGGTGACGCGGCGCACGCTGGGCTACCGCGCCAAGGCCGCCTCCGTGCCCATCCGCGGCACCCTGCGCATCGACTCCGAGGGCTACATCACGGTTCCATCCGGCCTGATCGACGGCGTGTACTACGCCCTCAGGGACTCGGACAAGGCTCCCGGCATCGCCAAGGGCGACGGCAGGCTGACCGTCATCGAGGCGGACGAGATCAAGAAGCTGCGCAAGGTCTTCCGCAAGGACTTCGAGGCGACCTGCGGCTCCGGCCGCCGCTTCACCTACGACCTGGTCAAGGTGCTGCCGCCGATGAGCGGCGAGTACTGCGTCGAGATCGAGTGCCCCGAGCTGGAGCAGCTCCGTCGCAGCCTGCTGCTCGACCCCAAGCCGCGCGGCGGATTCCGCCTGTCGGTCGGGGTCAAGGCCGCGGCCGACCTCAACACCCTGATGGAGACCAAGGAGGCCGCCCCGGTGGAGATCGGGCCGATGACCCCGGTCGATCTCACGGACGACGACTTCGGCAAGATCTCGGGCCGCACCCTGCTGAGGGCCAGCCAGAAGATCCTCAACGCTCAGAAGGGCCTCGAGGACCAGGACGACCGCGACAGCCTGGCCTACCAGAAGTTCCTCGGCCCGGAGGACTTCTTCTCGGAGCGCATCGAGAAGGACGCCGGCGGCATCCTGCGGACGGCCCTGTTCAAGGCGACCAACCGCGGCAACCTCGAGCCGCTGAAGAACGGCGTGTTCACCCCGGCCCTCAACGGCGTGCTCATGGGCTCCGGCCTTGGCGCTCCGATCGAGGAGGTGAACCCCATGGAGATCCTCGACCAGAACATGCGCGTCATCCGCACCGGCGAGGGCGGCATCTCCTCGGGCGCCCACGGCATTCCCATCGACAGCCGGTCGGTGCAGCCGTCGCACTTCGGGTTCATCGATCCCGTTCGAACGCCCGAGAGCTCCAGCGTCGGCGTCGACCTCCGCCTCACCGTGGGCGCCATCAAGGGCACCGACGGCCAGCTCTACTCCAGGTTGCGCGACCCGAGGACCGGCGAGGTCAAGCCCGTGCCCGCGCGCCAGGTGACCGACTCCATCGTGGCCTTCCCGGGCGAACTGGCCAAGGCCGCCAAGACCGGCGACATGGTCCGCGCCATGGTCGGCGGCGAGATCTCCTACGTCGACCCCAAGGCGGTGCAGTTCGAGCTGCCGTCGCACAACGCGATGTTCAACGTGAACTCGAACCTCGTGCCCGGCGTGTCGGGCATCAAGGGCGGCCGCCTGCTGATGGGCAGCAAGTACTTCACCCAGGCCCTGCCGGTGCGGGACGCCGAGTCGCCCCTGGTGCAGGGCCTCGACTCCGAGGATCCCGAGGGCCGCGCCTACGAGGAGCAGCTGCAGTCGGCCCTGGCGGCCGTGACGGCGGAGAAGGAGCTGGGCCCCGGCGTCGTCACCGCGGTCGACCCGGACTTCGTCGAGGTGAAGCACGGCAAGACGAAGCGCAGGTACGAGACCTACAACAACTTCCCGTTCAACAGGAAGTGCGTCAAGGGGTCCACCAAGGTGTGGATTCTGCGGGGTGACCGCAGGATGCACGTGCGCGCGGACCAGTACGCCTTCGCGGCAGGAGACCTCATCCGCTCGATCGATCCGGAGACCTGCAGGTCCTCGTGGGAGCCCGTGACGGCCTTCGTCGAGCTGACCAACGACCGCAGGATGGTCCAGGTGCGCACCCGCGGTGGCAGGACCGTGGTCGTCACCGAGGACCACTCCCTGGTCACCATGGGAGAGGACGGAAAGCTGGTGCCCCTGTACCCGGACGAGTGCGTGGTCGGCACGACTCGACTGCCGGTATGCGCAATGGACAATCCGAAGGACTCCGTCGATAAACGCGATTCCCACGAATGGGGTCTTCTGGCCGGCATCTACCTGGCCGAGGGCCATGTTCCGCCTTCGCAGCCGAACATGGTCATCCTCGCGGTGAAGGATGCTTCTCGCAGGGCTGAACTCGAGCAACTGATTGTTCAACTGGGCTTGAAGCCTCACGACAACAAGGCGGACGCCGGCAAGGTCAGCTTTACCTCCTCCGAAGTGGCGTCGTGGCTGGTGGCTGAATTTGGCCACGGCAGCGCTCACAAGTGTCCGTCCGAAAGAGCCTTCGACCGCTCCGAAGCGTTCAGGCATGGCCTTGTCGCAGGCTATTTCGCAGGCGACGGATGCCTGCACGAGGACTCGAATGGCGCGGTTCAATTGGAAGCATGGACCACTTCCCGCGCCATGCGTGACGCTCTCATCGATCTTCTGTCCGGCCTCGGGGTGTTCTCCACGGTTCTTTCCGACAGGCAGCTCAGTTCCACTAATCCGAATTGGGCGGATGCCTACGGCCTCAGGGTCATCTCGACGCATCTGGCCAAGCTGGACAAGTGGTTCCTCTATTCCGACCGCAACCTCAAACTTTCGTCGTTGAGGTCTTCTTCCTACCGAACCTCCGTGTTCGAGTTCATACCGCTGCCGGCCAAGAGCAGGCAGCTGGTCTATGCCGGGTTTGAGCACGATGTTCCGATGCGCGCCTACAAGGACGCATCCGCAGGAAAGGTGTCGCGCCAAAACGCCAGGGGTCCGTTCGAGGCCTGGGCGAAGTCCGACGTCATGTGGGACATCGTCGAGGAGGTCGTCGAGGCGCCTGCCGAGGAGCGGGTCTACGACTTCACCGTGGCCAACAGCCACGTCTTCGCCGTGAACTGCGGCCTGGTCATTCACAACACGTTCCTGCACAACACGGCGATGGTCAAGGTGGGCGACCAGGTGCAGCCGGGGCAGCTCCTGGCCAAGTCGAACTACACCGACGACAAGGGCCGGCTCGCCATGGGCAAGAACCTGCGCGTGGCCTACACGGTGTGGGGCGACCCGGAGCTCGGCGGCGCCAACTTCGAGGACGGCGTGGTGATGTCCAAGACCGCGGCCGAGAAGATGTCCTCGGAGCACATGTACACCATCGGCTACGACTCCAAGGACGACTACTCGGCCGACTACTCCCGGTTCGTCTCGCTGTTCCCAGGCGTCTACTCCCAGGAGCAGCTCAAGGCCATCGACGCCGGGTCCGGCGTCGTCAAGGTCGGCACCATGGTCAATCCCGGCGACCCGGTCATCCTGGGCGTCGGCGAGCGCCAGGGCGACACCTTCGGCCTGGTCAAGCGCACCCGCCCGGCGTACAGCAACCGGGCGCAGACCTGGGACCACAGCCAGCCCGGCGTCGTCACCGACGTCACCCGCACCCGCAGCGGCTGGCAGGTGGCCATCAAGAGCTACAAGCCCATGGGCGTCGGCGACAAGCTCGTCGGCAGGTACGGCGACAAGGGCGTCGTCTCGGCCGTGGTCGACGACAAGGACATGCCGCAGGACAAGGACGGCAACCCCTACGAGATCGCCTTCAACCCGCTGGCGCTCACCAGCCGCGTCAACCCGGTGCAGGCCGTCGAGGCCGCCCTGGGCAAGATCGCGGTGAAGACCGGGGTGCCCTACAAGCTGCCGGCCTTCGTCGACGAGTCCTACATCGACATGGCCCAGCGCGAGCTGAAGAAGAACGGCCTGACCGACACCGAGACGCTGTTCGATCCCAGGCTCGGCCGGAACATCGAGGGCATCTTCACCGGCAACCGCTACTTCATGAACCTGCACCACCAGGCGGAGAAGAAGCTCACGGCCCGCGACCTCGGAGGCTACAGCACCGAGGAGGCCCCCGTGAAGGGCGGCGAGGAGGGCGCCAAGCGCATCTCCATCAGCGACATCAACGCCCTGCTGGCCCACGGCGCGATCGACGTCATCAAGGACGCCCGCCTGGTCCGGGGCCAGAAGAACGACGAGTACTGGCGCGCGGTCAAGATGGGCACCCCCGTCCCCGCGGTCAACGTGCCGTTCGTCTGGGACAAGTTCGTCTCCCAGCTGAAGGGCGCCGGCGTCAACGTCGAGCGCCAGGGCGGCGCCGTGAACATCTATGGCATGACCGGCTCCGACGTCAAGAAGCTCTCGGGCGGCGAGATCCAGGATCCGCGGGACATCGACTTCCGCACCGGCAAGGCCTACGACGGCGGCTTCTTCGACGACAAGATCTTCGGCACCAACCAGTCGAAGTTCGGCCACTTCCCCCTGGCGGCCAAGGTGGTCAACCCCGTCATGGAGGACGCCGTCAGGTCGCTCATGGGCTTCACCAAGAAGGACCTCGAGCGGGTCATCTCAGGCGAGAAGGTCAAGGGCGTGGACGGCATGGCGGGCCTGGAGCAGCGCCTCGGCGGCATGGACCTCAAGGCCGAGGCCGAGATGGCCCGCAAGGAGATCGCCACCGCCAGGGGCCAGCGCCGCAGCAACGCCATCTCGAGGCTCTCGTACCTCGAGGGCATGACGAAGCGGAACCTCAAGCCGTCGGACTTCCTCTGGGAGGACATGCCGGTGCTGCCGCCGCGGTTCCGGCCCATCACCGACACGGGCAACATGCAGATGGTCGCCGACATGAACTACCTGTACAAGGAGCTCTTCGGCATGAACCGCAACCTGAAGGACCTGCAGGGCGAGCTCGGCCAGGAGGCGTCCGGCAAGGAGCGCCTGGCGCTGTACAACATGGTCAAGGCCACGGTCGGCCTGGCGGATCCCGCCAGCGCCAAGCTGCGCCAGAAGAACGTCAACGGCCTGATCCGGCACATCCTGGGCAGCAACCCCAAGTTCTCGATGTTCCAGCGCAAGGTGCTGTCCTCGACCGTCGAGGGCGTCGGCAACGCGGTCATCACCCCGGATCCGTCCCTGGACATGGACCACGTGGGCGTGCCCGAGGACATGGCCTACTCGGTCTTCAGGCCGTACGTGGTGCGCGCCCTGGTGGCCAGCGGGGCGTCGCCCCTCGAGGCCATGAAGCAGGTGGAGTCCAGGACGCCCACCGCCAACCGCGCCCTGCTGGCCGAGATGCAGCGGCGCCCGGTGATGATCACCCGCGCGCCCGTGCTGCACAAGTACAACTTCATGGCGGCCAGGCCGGTGCTCACCGCGGGGCCGACCCTTAGGCTGAGCCCGTCGGTCGTCGTCGGCTTCAACGCGGACTTCGACGGCGACCAGATGCGCCTGCACGTGCCCAGCACCCAGGCCGCGGTCGACGAGGCCTACCGCAAGATGCTGCCTAGCCGCAACCTGCTCTCGGCGGCGACCTTCCAGGCGCAGCCCTTCATCAAGAACGAGTTCCTCTACGGCCTGTACCTGGCCAGCCGGCAGAAGGCCGACAAGAACGTGGCCAAGACCTTCCGCACCCGCGAGGACGCCATCAAGGCGTTCAACCGCGGCGAGGTGTCGGCGACCGACACGGTCAGGATCCTGGAATGACCCGACCCTACTCCCACCATGTGAAGTCCTCGGCAGGCCCGGCCGACGGCGTGGCCAAATTCCTCGAGGCGGTCAGCCGGACCACCAGAAGCTCTCCGTTCATGGCCGCGAAGAACCTCACCAAGTTCAACAAGCCGGTCGCGTACAATCCAGCCCGCGACTCCCTGCGTCATCCGGCCGCCAGTCCTGTGATCTCCTACGGCCATCCTGACTTCGTGGGACCTCCTGCGCCGGCCGACCTGCCTGCCGCAGCCGTTCCTCCGCCTGTCTCCCAGGCCCCCTTCTACCTGAGCAACCAGCCCTACGGCCACTCGCTGTCAGGCCTTGGGAAGCAGTCTGCTCAGGCCGGCCACCTGGGCCAGAGCATCTCGGACAGCGCCTCCTCCATCGCGCGGCGCCAGGGGCCGACCATGGCCGTCGATGCCTACAACCGGTGGAACAGCGAGCGAAATCCGATGCGCGGCGTGGTCGATCCGTTCGAGTTGTACGGCCAGTTGAAGAGGTGACGAATGCCGGCCGATCCCTACCTGCGCAACATCCAGGACGTCGCCTCGCTGCCCGGCACCGCGGTCGAGCGGGTCACCGTCGGCAAGGCCGATCGCGGACAGACCCCGCTGCGGGGCTACGAGGACCTGAAGCAGCAGTACTTCGGCCCGTCGCTGATGAACAAGGAGCGCCTGCTCGAGCTCGGCGACACGGCCCTCTACCAGGGCGCCTACGCGGTGCCGGGCGCGGCAGCCGGGTACTACCTCGGGGGAGGCCTGCCGGGCGCCCTGGCCGGCCTGGCCATCGGCAAGCTCATGGGCCAGACCCATCTCTACTCCAAGGAAAAGGGACGCCTCGAGGAGGCCGAGGAGTCCTTCACCCCCAGGGAGCGCGAGCTGCTGGACGACATCAGCGGCACCTCCACCAGGTGGGCCGTCGTCTCGGGCCTGCTGGCCGCCCTGGGCACGGGCGCCGGCGCCTACGCCGCGGGCCACGACAAGTTCGGCCCGACGCTGACCCCGGTGCTCGAGGCCGGAGGCGCGGGCACCTTGGGCGCCCTGCTGGGCGGCCTCGCGGGCCATGCCATCGCCAGGAACCGCGCAAAGAGCGATAAGCGATTTGCCGATATAATCCGACGCTACGAACGCTTCAGCTGAGGACACCCATGGCCTACTACTCCCACCCCCTTCCCCGCACCAAGCGCGCAGGCATCCAGGATCAGATCGCCCAGGCCGGGCGGGCCGCTAATCAGGCTGCCGCAAACGAAATCAACTCCATGAATTCAGCGCTGCTTCCTCTGGGACGACAGGCGACCGGCATCGTCGGAACCGACTACAGGCTCAACGACGCCATGGTCGGCGGAGGCATCGGAGGCCTGGCGGGCGCCGGCCTCGGCGCAGCCTACGGCCAGATGACCGGAGCCGACAGGAAGCGCCAGGCGCTGCTCGGCCTGGTGGACACCCTCATGAATGATCCTCGCAACCCCAACACTCCCGAGATGAATCAGGCGGCTAGGGGCCTGGTCGAGGCTGAGCTCCTTGGAGCCAACCTCCGGCCGGGCGCTCAGTCGCTCGCCGATGCCCGAGGAATTCAAAACATGCCGCTCCAGCGGTGACCTATCCCGGAACACCCATGATCAAGATCGCAGCCAACCTCGAGCGCCTCTACGGCGAGCAGACCCGCAGCAAGCAGGCCCTCATCGGCACCACCGTCAGCGCGCTCATCCACGGAGCCGCGGCGGACGACGACGAGCCGATCTTCAGGGAGATCCTCCGCGGCGCAGGCAAGGGCATGGGCGCGGACCTGGGCATGATCCTGGGCGGCCTGACGGGCGCAAGCCTTGGCGCGTACACCGGAGTCAAGGCCCATGGATTCGACGGCGTCGACCCCACGCAGGCTCGGTCCGCCGAAGAAGCCGATGCCATGATGAGGCACAACATGGACGAAGCGGCAGGCGCCGGCGGCTCCGCCCTCCTTGGGCTGGGCGGAGGAGGTCTCCTCGGTGCAGGCGCAGGCGGCCTCGGCGGCTACCTCCTCGCGGACAAGCTCATCGACTCGATAGGTAAGAAGAAGCAGAAGAGCAAGGCTCAGGTCAAGGGCTAAACCATGTCATACTACTTCCACCATCTCCCTGGCTACAAGCAGGCCCTCAAGGCCAAGGAACTGCTCGACATGGATTCGGGCGGAGGTCTGTTCAGCGACTACTGGGGGCCTGCCGGCTGGAACACGGCCTTCGAGTCCAGGCCAGGCCGGGCCACCGCCATGGCCGAGGCCATCGGCGAGGATCCAGGCTTCTTCGTCAAGAACCCGCTGACCAGCGGAGCCCTGATGACCTTGCCGGGAATAGCCCTCGGCGCAGGGGCCGGCTATGGCATAGGCAACCTGGCAAGCGGCGATCCCGACGTCCAGGGCCTGGGAGCGATCGGGGGAGGCGTCGCCGGCGCGTTCCTGGGCCATCTCATCGCGTCGGCCATCCGTCGCAACAAGATGCACGACATCGCCGCGAAGTTCGACAAGGCTCGATCCAAGAAGCCGCAGGCCTTCGAGCCCAGTTCGTCTTTGTTCTTTTTGGGCGGATCCCACGACCTCGGCCGGGCCAAGGCCATCGAGGCCATGAAGGGTCGGATCGATCCCGAGGAGGCCAGCGAATACGGCTTCAAGCCCTTTGCCGCCGTGGGCGGAGACATCGCCGGAGGGTTGATCGCCGCCGGACTTCCGCTGGGCTACTACGGAACCCGCGCCTATGACAAGGTGCAGGCGGCCGAGCTGGCCAGGGCGCAGTCCAAGGGCAAAAAGAAGAACAAGAAGAAGGGCTAAACAACCCCACCTCGCAGGTTAGAATAAAGTGCGCACCGCGCGTAGCCGTCAAGGTTGCATGCGGGCGCGCTTTTCTTTTCTGCCTCTGGCGGCTTCATCCGGGCCGCCAGGGGTTTTGCCCTCTTAGCTCAGCTGGATAGAATGAAAGCTTGTTGTCCGCATGGCGCAATTGGATAGCGCATCTCGGTCCTAACGAGGCGGTTCCAGGTTCAAGTCCTGGTGCGGACGCTTAGACGGAGTCCGGAATTGCAGAAGTTCCGTATTCCACCTCCCTGTGGCAGTTGGCGCACAGCAAAACGCACTTTTCCAGTTCCTCCTTGAGGTTCTCGAAAGTCGTGGACCTTTTTCCACCTACGCCAAATTGCTTTTTACTCCGATCTATGTGATGAAACTCCAAGGCAGCAAGGCACTTGGAGTATCCGCACAGAGAGCATTTTCCGCCTTTGTGTTTGACACAATCGGCTTTTAGCTTGACTGAGCGGCTCTTGGACTGCGCCGCCACGCAACTTTTGCAGTAAGACAGGAGAGTTGACCTGTTTCGTCTTTTATAGAAATTAGAACTGGGCTTGACGAAGCCGCACATGGCGCATGTCTTCTTCTCGGGCAGCCCGTTTTTGTCTTTCGGAATGCAAAGATTGCGATTGTTGCGGCCGCCAAAAGGAGAGCAGGATAAGCAGAACTTCCTGGTGTTCAGGCCCTTCACCACTCCGTTCACGAGAGCTCGGCTCGGTATGCAGGAGTTGCACTTTTGGCACAGGCGCATGTATAGATCCGATACTTAAAGGTTTAGAGTCACACCTAGTATACCTCAAGTTGCAGGTTCGAGTCCTACCACGGGCGTTCCAGGAGGAACATCATGACGGAGTTCGGCGGCAAGTCGGCGGACCAGAAGGTCCTGTCCCGGGTGGAGCTGGTGCAGCGGGCGAGGCGGATCCTGGGCGGACCCTCGGTTCCCCGGGACCTGCAGTACTGGACCCTGTGCAGCGTCCAGGACGCGTCGCCCAGGTCCGAGCTCGGGCAGCTCTCGAGGGCAGGCTTCCTGAAGCCGGAGCAGTTCCACGGGGTCGACCGGAACGCCAAGGTCGTCCGGGCCAACCTCCGGGTCCATCCCTCGGCGCACTGGCACGAGGGCGACTGGGAGGACGTGCTGAACGCCGCGGTGCTGGCCGGGGAGTTCAGGCCGGCGGTGGTCAACCTGGACACGATGTGCCACTCGGGCAGCCCAGAGCTGGCCCGGCTGGTCCGGGCGACGATGACGAGGGTGCCCGACGGGGTGCCGGTGTTCGTGAACGCCATCACCAGGGACCCGCGCAGCAGGAAGACCCTGGACATGCTGAACCGCATCGACTCGCACCTTTCGGAACGGGAGTGCTCTCAGTGGGGCCTCCGGGGCGCGATCGAGTGTTTTACCTATCTGAACTCAGGGTCCAAGCTGACCATGACGACGTACATTCTGAAGAAAGGAAAGAAGAATGAACAGGAACAACCTGACGGAGGGCATGAAGCAGCGGATGCTGGAGCTCATGTGCTCCAGGCTGGGAGTGACCGTGGAGGATCTCCGCGGAGGGAAGGTCGACTGGAACCGGGACAAGTCCAAGGCCGTGTGGAGCGTGGCCCATGAGGTGGTGGGATTCTCGGAGGGGCAGCTGAAGAATGCGCTGCACAACTACAAGAATCCGAGCAACAGGGACACATATCGACCTAAGTTCGAGGCCAGGTTGAGGGTGGTTGCGCCGCAGTGGTTTAGCACGGCCGACCCGGAGGGTAGGAAGGCCGAGCTCCTGGCCATGGCCCTGAGGGGCGAGCCGAGGCCAAATAAGAAGCACCCGCTGGGTGCGGTGCTCTGCATGTACACCAACCTCTCGTCCAACTCCTACGACCCGGTGTTCGACAAAGAGATTCGCGCCGCCAGACCGGACTGGTTCGTCGATACCGCGGCTCAGAACAAGCTTGAACTCAAGGCCATGGCCCTGCGGGGTGAGCCCAAGCCTGTTGCAGGCAAGCACCCGCTGGGTGCGGTGCTCAAGAACTACACCAACCCCTCGTCCGATTCTTACGACCCCGTGTTCGACCAGGAGATCCGGGCCCTGGCTCCAAGCTGGTTTGTCTCAAAATCTGACAAAGCCGACCTGAAGAAGGCTGAGATCAAGGCCATGGCCCTGCGGGGTGAGCCCAAGCCTGTTGCAGGCAAGCACCCGCTGGGTGCGGTGCTCTGCGACTACACCAACCCCTCGTCCGATTCTTACGACCCCGTGTTCGACCAGGAGATCCGGGCCCTCAGGCCGGACTGGTTTGTCTCGCAATCTGAGAAAGCTAACCTGAACAAGGCCGAACTCCTGGCCATGGCCCTGCGGGGTGAGCCCAAGCCTGTTGCAGGCAAGCATCCGCTGGGCAGGGCGCTTTACAACTACACCAACTCCGGTTCCAAGTGCTACGACCCTGTGTTCGATCAGGAGATCCGGGCCCTGGCCCCGCAGTGGTTCACGCGATCCGACAAGCTCAAAAACTCGCGCGCAGCCAAGAAGAAGGAGCAGGCATGCCTAGGAACAGTCTGACGGAGGGAATAAAGAGCCGGATGCTGGAGCTCATGTGCTCCAGGCTGGGGGTGACCGTGGAGGATCTCCAGGGAGGGAAGGTCGACTGGAACCGTGACAGGTCCAAGGTCGTCTGGAGCGTCGCCCATGAGGTCGTGGGATTCCCGGAAAAGCAGCTGAGCACTGCGTTGAGTAGCTACAAGACCCCTAGCCACTGCTCCTATAGGCCTGCGCTCGCCGCCAGGTGGAAGGTGGTTGCGCCGCAGTGGTGGAGCAGTGCCGACCCGGAGGGCAAGAAGGCCGAGCTCCTGGCCATGGCCCTGCGGGGAGAGCCGAGGCCTGCTGGAGACAAGCACCCGTTGGGGCACGCGCTCGTCCTCTACACCATCCGCTCGTCCAGGTCCTACGACCCGGTGTTCGACCAGGAAATCCGGGCCTTGAGGCCGGACTGGTTTGTCTCGCAATCTGAGAAAGCCGACATTAAGAAGGCCGAGCTCCTGGCCATGGCCCTGAGGGGAGAGCCGAGGCCAGTGTCCAAAGGCAAGAACAAGCACCCCCTGGGCAGGGTGCTCAGCAACTACACCGACCCCAGTTCCAAGTCCTACGACCCCGTGTTCTACCAGGAGATCCGGGCCCTAAGGCCGGACTGGTTCACACGATCCGACAAGCGCAGGAAAACACGCGCCAAGAAGAAGAAGGAGCAGGCATGCACCTCAGGCACCTGACAGGGGAGAAGATTAAGGCCGTCACCGAGGCCATCTGCGGGAAGCTCGGCATCGCCCCGGAGCAGCTGCCGGAGGTGCAGTGGGGCGAGGGCAACAGCAGGAAGCTGTGGGAGGCCGTGGCGGAGGCCACGGGGTTCAAGGTGCAGCAGCTGAAGAGTGCGCTGCACAACTACAAGAACCCAAGCAGCTCGAGCTATAAACCTGAGTTCGAGGCCAGGTTGAGGGCGGTTGCACCACAGTGGTGGGGCGACAAGGACTCAACAAGCAAAAAGGCCGAACTCAAGGCCATGGCTCTGCGGGGCGATCCAAGGCCTTCAAAAAACGGCAAGAAAAAGCACCCACTGGGCCATCCTCTCTGCGAGTACACTCACCCCTCTCGGGCTTGCTACGACCAGGTTTTTGATCAGGAGATCCGGGCCCTCAGGCCCGATTGGTTCCTGGACACTGCCGCACTAAACAAGGCCGAGCTCAAGGCCATGGCCCTGAGGGAGGAGTCTAGGCCTAATCAGAAAAAGCATCCGATGGGCGGAGCGCTCTGCCGTTACACCAACCCCAAGTCCAACAACTACGACCCTTCCTTCGATCAGGAGATCCGGGCCCTCAGGCCCGATTGGTTCCTGGACACTGCCGCACTAAACAAGGCCGAGCTCAAGGCCATGGCCCTGAGGGAGGAGTCTAGGCCTAATGCGAAAAAGCACCCGCTGGGCCATCCTCTCTGCGATTACACCAACTCCAAGTCCGACAGTTACGACCCGGTGTTCGACCAGGAGCTCCGGTCCTTGAGGCCGGACTGGTTCACTCGTTCCACACAGCTAAGAAACTCACGCACAACCAACAAGAAAGCGAAGAAACCATGAACAAGACCAAGACACGCAGCAACTCACGTCTCTCGACCTCGGGCACCAACCCGACCTGGAGCACCATCGTCCTCGAGCCCAAGGCCGTCTCCGGCGTCCGCGAGCTCCGGGACTGGCAGCCCGACGCCTTCCTCAAGCTGCACCTCGCGGAGCACAGCTTCCTCGTCGCCCCCTGCGGCGCGGGCAAGTCCACCCTGCAGTGCGCCCTCGCGGCCTACGAGGCCGAGCACACGAGGTTCCGCCAGCGGCAGCTCATCGTCGTGCCGCAGAGCCACATCTCCGGCGGCTTCAGCAAGTGGGACGACGGCGCCGAGGTCCAGATCCGCACCACGTGGGAGACCCTCACCTGGGCCATCCGCCACGACTTCTGCAACACCTCCTCGCCGACCATCATGGCCGACCTGAAGCGCTGGCTCCTCCGCCAGTCCGACGGCTCGGGCCTGGTCTCGGCGGTCACCTCCCACGCCGCCCTGGCCCGCCTCTGGTCGGAGCTGGACGCCACGGAGCGCGCCCAGGCGGTGCGCAACCTGACGATCCGCATCGACGAGGCGCACCACGTCAACGGCGTCACGGAAAAGGAGGGCACGGAGGAGTCGGTCAAGCTGGGCAAGATCTGCAACTTCGTCCTTAGCCGTCCGGCCGCGGACTCGGCCCGGCTGCAGCTGACGACCGCCACGCCGTTCCGCGGCGACCAGACGGCGATCCTGGACGACTCCATCAAGGGCCGCTTCACGACCTACTGGCGCGACTGGATCGACCACTGGAAGACTCTGAAGATCGCGGACTTCCGGGTGCAGTTCCTCGAGTACGAGCACGAGCAGGGCCCGCTGGTCGACGTCGTCCAGGCGATCGCCAGCGAGCAGGACCAGAAGCACCTGGTCATCGTTCCGTCGATCGGCCAGAAGTGGCGCACCGAGGACAAGGCCGGCAAGGGCCAGGACGAGACCGGCCAGATCCGCGCCCTCATGGACGACATCCGGGCGGCCTGGCCCGGCGTCCGGATCCTGGACCTGGTCACCCGGGCCACCCAGGACGCTCACAAGGCCCTGCTGCTGCAGGAGCCCAAGAAGCCCGAGGACGGCGATTCCAAGTTCGACGTCGTGGTCACGTGCATGCTGGGCCGCGAGGGCACCGACTGGTGCCCCTGCTCCCGCATTCACCACACGTCGCCCGAGGGCAGCTCGTCCCTAGCCGTGCAGACGATCGGCCGTGCATTCCGCAAGTTCGTAACCGCGGACAACATATCCTTGAAGAATAGCGTCAAGGTCGACTACTACGTGCCCATGCTGCCCGACCCCGTGGAGGGCCAGGAGCTGGACAAGCGGGAGTTCCTGACCGACAGGACGAACTGCCTGCTGATCCTGATGCAGATCAACGACATGGCCGATCCCATCCTGGTCACGGCGTTCCCCAAGGCCACCGGCAAGAGCTCCCGCAAGGGCAAGCAGCCGGAGGCGGAGGGCAAGGCCGTGCCGCTCGACCAGGTGCTTGGCCCGGCCGTGCATCAGGCGATCCACGCGTCCCTGGTCGAGGCGCTGGCCGTGCCCCTGGATCCGGCCTCGGGCCAGACCCGGCTGGAGCAGCTGCAGGCGATCGTCTCGTCCGTCCTGGAGGAGCAAGGCGTCGACCAGGAGCTCCTGGGCGAGGAGTACAAGCTCGAGGACATCCGCGACGGTTACGCCGTCCGGGCCGCGCGCATGATCAGCCCCAGGCTCAGGGAGATGGGCATCGACGTCTCGTTCATCCGCGGCGACTTCGACAAGCTCCGGATCCTCGACGAGGAGCTGGCCTCGGGGTCGATCCTCTACGGCACCGACGAGATCGCCCAGGCGCAGTGGGAGGAGCTCCGCAGGCTCATGAGCAGCCAGTCCGACCTCAAGGCCGAGCTGTTCACGTGGATCGCGGAGAACTGCGTGGGCGTCTGGGCCCCGCAATCCACCCGCTAAACAGCGGGGGCGCGCGTGTGAGAATAGCAGGGAGGTCCTCCGCGCCATCAGGCGGAGGACCTCCCTGCACCGTTGAAAGGGGGCTTTATGGCCGAGTGCGATAACTGCAAGCGGGAATACGACGAGAACGAGTCGTGGCCGTGGTGCCACAAATGCATGGACTCCTGGGTCGGCGCAGGGTGCCCGATCCTGGAGCCCCACGAGACGGAGGACTTCGAATGACTCAAGGCAACGGCATGGGCCACGGCTCGGCGCAGGGTGGCAGCGACGGCAACGGAAAGGGGGCAGGATGAGCACGCAGAGGATCGATTATGGCGACGGCAGCGGCAGGGGCTACGGCAGTGGCAGCGGCGCCGGGTTCGGCAACGGCACAGGTGAGGGCTACGGCAACGGCACTGGCAGCGGCTGGGGCTATGGCAACGGCAGTGGCATCGGCAGCGGCAACGGCAGCGGCTCCGGCTATTGCAGCGGCAGCGGCGATGGCATGGGCCGTGGTTGCTGTTGCGGCATGGGCGACGGCCGCGGCTTCGGTTTCGGCAGCGGAACCGCTAACGGTGACGGCAACGGCAACGGCTCTGGTGATGGTTGCGGCAGCGGCAACGGCCAAGGTCGAGGCAACGGAAAGGGGAAGAAATGAGCAACGATGAATTTTCAGCCGAGGCGCTTGCACGCCGCGGCAGCGGCTTTGGCGATGGCGCAGGCCAAGGCGATGGCAAAGGCCGGGGCTGGAGCACCGGCAGGAGCAGGTCGACCGCCGGCTGTGGCAACGGCTACGGCGGCGACGAAGGCTACTCCCCCTGGGGCAGTGGCCACGGCGACGGCAACGGAACTGGCGACGGTTGCGGGCCTCTGGTCAGGACGGTCAAGTCCAGTCAGCCGGACTACGGCCAAGGTCACGGCGACGGCATGGGCAGAGGTCACGGTTGCGGAGGGCTTCTGTTTCCCTACGGTAGCCCGTCGGCTCAGGTCAGGGGCCGGGGCCAGGGCGACGGCAGGGGCTGCGGCTATGGCCACGGGTTTCAGAGAGGTATGGGCGACGGCAACGGAAAGGGGGCAGGATGAGCAAGCAGAGGATCGAGTACGGCTACGGCACGGCCTCCGGCCACGGTTGCGGCAGAGGCGGGGGCTACGGCAGCGGCTCAGGCTGCGGCGATAGCCAAGGCTACGGCCGGTGCTGGGGAGATGGCAACAACTACGGCGGCGGCAGCGCCGGGTTCGGCGACGGCAGTGGCGACGGCTCAGGCCGTGGCAACGGCTGCGGCGGCGGCGACGGCAGGGGCGATGGCAAGGGCAACGGCATGGGCAGTGGCAGCGGCTGCGGCGGCGGCGACGGCAGGGGCGATGGCAAGGGCAACGGCATGGGCAGTGGCAGCGGCCATGGTGAAACCCTGGGCGCCGGCAACGGGGAGGGAACAGGATGAGCACGCAGAACATCGAGTACGGCAAGGGCACGGCCTCCGGCCATGGCGACGGCAGCGGCTGGGGCGCAGGCTGGGGCAGGGGCAGCGGCAGCGGCGAGGGCTGCGGCCGCGGCCAAGGCCGCGGCACCGGCTACGGCGGCGACGGCGACGGCAGTGGCAGCGGCTACGGCGGCGGCAACTGCGGCGGCTACGGCACTGGCGGCGGCTATGGCTACGGCGATGGCCGGAACTGGACCGGCGGCTTAGCCCAGGGCAACGGCAGGGGCAACGGCAACGGCACTGGCAATGGCGGGGGTGCAACCCTGGGCGCCGGCAACGGGGAGGGGGCAGGATGAGCAAGAAACGCAACTTAGGCAACTGCAATAGCCTCGGCACAGGCCGCGGCGACGCGGACGGCGACGGCTGGGGCGCAGGCTGGGGCAGCGGCAGCGGCAAGGGCTGCGGCGACGGCACAGGCTACGGCCACGGCTCGGCGCATGGCTTTGTCTTTGGTGGCGATGGCCGCGGCGATGGCTATGGAGACGGCGACGGCAAGGGCTGCGGCGACGGCACAGGCTACGGCACTACAAGCTTCTTCGGCCCCAGCTACACCAATGGTCAGGGCTCCGGCGGCGGCCCGTACTTCTTTGCTGGAGACGGCCAGGGCAGCGGCTACGGCGACGGCATGGGCAGAGGTCACGGTTGCGGCACGGCCCGCGGCTGGGGCAATGGCCGCAGAAAGGGGGCAGGATGAGCAAGCAGAGGATCGAGTACGGCTGCGGAGCAATTGCCGGCCAAGGCTTCGGCAGCGGCTGGGGCTGGGGCCATGGCAACCGCGAATACCTCGGTACAGGCTGCGGCAGGGCGGAAGGCAGGGGCGACGGCGATGGCACAGGCTACGGCTGCGGCAGAGGCTGGGGTAACGGCAGGGGCGATGGCAGCGGAGTGGGTGGCGGAGTAGGCGGCGCAGGCGGCGACTTTGGCTATGGCCGCGGCATGGGCAACGGCACAGGCTACGGCAGGGGCTACGGCAGGGGCGAGGGCGATGGCAACGGAAGGGGGACAGGATGAGCACGCAGAACATCGAGTACTGCAATGGCGACGGCAGCGGCAGTGGCTGCGGCGAGGGCGATGGCTCCGGCAGAGGCGTAGGCTTCGGCAAGTGCGGCGGCGAGTTCGGCGATGGCAGGGGCAGTGGCCACGGCACCGGCAGTGGCTACGGCTGGGGCAACGGCCGTGGCACTGGATCTGGCAGCAGCGATGGCACAGGCTACGGCTGCGGCAGAGGCTGCGGCTACGGCAGTGGCTATGGCTTTGGCTACGTCAGCGGCTACGGCTATGGCGATGGCAACGGAAAGGGGGCAGGATGAGCAAGCAGGCAAAGAGTCGTAAGACGGGATCCTCCAAGGCCAAGCCTGCGACGTGCGGGTGTGCGACCTCGGAGCTGCTCAAGGCGCAGAAACGCATCAAGGATCTAGAGCGCAGGATTGCCGCGGCCAGCATGACTCTTTACGACTGGGACGGCTACTTCTACGCCAAGACCTTCACCGGCAACGCGCCCAAGCTGGCCGCCCTGATCGAGGATGCGTACATCGAGCTCCAGGGCAGGACCTGGACGGGCGGCCCACGTCTATGGAGCGAGATCCACCGCCGCGAGAATGCGGCCAAGCAGACCAAGAAGAAAGGCAGGAAGCAGTGATCCTCACCATCAACGAGTACATCTCCGCGCTGAAGCAGCTCAAGGCGGAGCACAAAGGTACCACGTCCCTCCTGGCGTTCGACCGGCTTCTGACCGACGATCAGGCTGCCGAGCTCGGCAATCACAAGTTCGAGCAGGTGCACGACGCGATCGATGAGGCTCTGGACGATGTCGAGTCCGCGGGGATGATCGTCGCGGACTCCCTTGGAGGCATCGACGCCAAGGGTGGCGGAAAGGCGACCGCCCCCAGACCCCGGAAGTCCAAAAAGAAGCAGGCTAAGAAGAAAGGCAGGAAGAAGTGAAAAAGGAATTCAAGGAGTGGTCGCAGGGGGTGCTCGTGCTGATCCTGGTGATCGCGGTCATGGGCGGCATGATCGCCATAGTCTTGGTCCGTAAGGCCGAGGACGAGCGGCAGGAGCAGTACGTCCGGGACAACACCGTGACGTCCGGCGTCCTGCTGGACGGACTGACGGTGGAGGGCCTGACGGTGCGCACCTACGAGGTCACCCGGACCGTGTACCTCGACGCCGAGGGGCGCGAGGTGTTCCGCATGGAAGACGCGCTCGAGCGCAAGGAGTAGCACATGGGCAGGCGACACAGGAAGTCAGACGGAAAGATCAGGAAGAGCTTCGTGCACTTCTACCACCTACTCCGGTGCCGAGGGTCTGGCACGTACCTCAGGTATCCGGAGACGGGCAGCAAGCTGAGCCTTATCGACGATCCAAACAAATGGAACGTGATCGCCAAGAGTTCTCACTCTTGTGCGCGCAACTGGCTGGCCGACCTGCCCGAGGAAGAGCTTCCCGGCAAGACCAAGAAGGAGGACTACGAGATCGTCAGGCAGATGATCGAGTGTTTTGAGAGGCGTACCATCCTTCCACCCAGGAAGCAGACCAACAAGAAAGGCAGGAAGAAGTGAAGCCACAGGATCCCAAGACGGAGATGGACGGACTGAGGGCGGAGATCGGGCAGGTGCGGGCCAAGCTGCCCTTCGAGACCAGGTTCTTCGACGTGGACAAGGTCCTGCTCGAGGCCCGTATCCTGACGGCCCGGCACAAGGCCGCCCTCGAGCAGATGGACAAGGCCATGCTGCACGTGATCGAGCTGGTCGTCCAGGACCAGGTCGCCCGGACGATCATGCTCCACGAGCTCGAGCTGGACGAGGAGAGCAAGGCCTCCCTGGAGGCCCAGGTGCGCGAGTCGGGCATGCGCGGCTACGTCGCCCTCATGCTCGGCCGGCGGGACCTGGCCTTCCCTCAGGGCATGACCGACGAGGCGCGCGGCCTGGAGGCCAAGCGCATCCTGAACATCCTGAGGAGCAAGGTGGGGATGCTGGAGGAGGAGGCCGCGGTCGAGCCGCTGGCGGAGAAGCCGCGGATCCTCAGCAAGCTCTCCAAGAAGACCCTGGCGGAGGTCATCTGGGAACTGGCCCACGGACTCGGCGCCCACCTCGAGGACGGCACCTTCGAGGACGGCGAGGGCAAGGAGCAGCCCTGCCTGCGGATCGTCTGGGCGGCCTCCAGGCGGGACCTGGCGATCGTGCCCCTGGCCGATGACGACGAGCTCGACACCTCGTCGGAACCCGAAGAAAAGGAGGAAGCATGAACGAGCAGCGCGAAACCCACGGTGCGGACGGAGGCTGCTGCGACGGGGTGGCGTGGACCGCCCCGTCCGGCACGCTGGTGGCGACCTACAGGTGCGTCGTCGAGAAGGCCCAGGAGGCCGTGGACGAGGGTTCGGATCCGGACCACCCCATGAGGAACCCCAAGGCCGTCTACGGGCGGTCCCTGGATGGCGACGAGATCGCAATCTGGTCCGACGGCGGCGACATCGTCGGCGAGGCTGCAGTGGAGAAGCTGCAGAGCATGGGGTACCGGTGGGAGTGGTCCCGGTCGGTGGATGCCCAGGGCTACCAGGAGGGAGCCTGGGTCAAGTGCGAGGGAGATGCCGCAGAGATCGAGGAGCTCCGGGAGCGGTTGAAGGAGGCCAGGATGGCGGCGGGCTGGCCGGTCGAGGAGGTGTGGCCGGAGGACAAGGACGTGTTTGGAGAATTCATCGAATCGCAGGGGAAGGACCCTGCCAAGGAGAACAAGGAATGAACAACGGAAAAATCAGCCCCCTTCAGGCGCTGGTGGACGCGATGAGCGAGGCGGGCCGCGTCGACAGGTCCAGGACCCAGATGACCCTCGGCAAGCTGATCGAGGTGCTCGAGAAGATGCCGGGCGACGCCCAGGTGGACAACCTGTGCGCCAGGCACAGCTACCGGGGCTACTACTCGGACCTGGCGTTCTCCCGGGGCGCGGGCACCCGCCCGGCCTCGGAGCTCCTGCAGGAGTGCAGGGACGTCATGGGCCGGACCCTGCAGGGCTACAAGGGCGGGGACTTCACCATGAGCGAGTCCACCCCGATGTGGGTGGCCGAGTGGGGCTGCTGCGGCGAGCGCCTCATGTCGTTCGACGAGGGCAAGGCCGTGACCGCGCCGGAGGAGGACGAATGAGCGACAACGACATCCACATCGAGGCGGCGCTGGAATACTTGGACGGCAGTCTGTCCGCCGATCTCCGATGGGCTAAAGCCATCCGCAGGCTCGTCGAGGATCGGGATAAATACAAGGAGGAGTGCAAGCTTCAGCGCGAAGCGATGAACAAAGTGCTCGAAAAGCAACGGCGCGAACTTTTCGAGCGGCTGGTCGTGGGGGCGTTTCCCGTGATGCTGGCAAGCTGGAATGACACCGTGCCTGCAGAGCGATATGAACTCAGTTCGTACATCGAGAAAGGCGTTGAGGCAGCCGATGCCGCCATCGCCGCGATGCGGAAGAGAGGTGGCGCATGAGTGACCGCACACGAGAGTGGATCGCCGAGCGCGACGACGAGGCCGTGATGTTCGACGGACTCGACGCCGCTGTCGTCGGCATGGGGGTCCGATGCGGCGAGCCCGCGGTGGTGGTCTACGACCGGGGGCGGATCGTCCGCCTCCTGGTCGAGCGTGACGGCATGACCGAGGAGCAGGCCTCAGAGTTCTGCTCCGTGAACATCGAGGGCGGCTGGCTCGGGCCTCGCACCCCGATCGTGGTCGAGATGATCGAGGAGGACACGAATGGCTGATATCACGAACGACATCGACGCGCTGTTGCGCGCCTTAGACCCGAAGCGGTTTGGCGGGATCATCCACACTGCAGATTTGAAGCGACACCACGCCGCCCTCACCGCGCTCGTCGCGGAGCGGAACGCGCTGAAGGCGCAATGCAGCAGGCGCTTCGATTCCGAGACGATCAAGGATCTCATCGCGGAGCGGAACGCGCTGCAGGAGGAAAACAACGCACTCAGGTCTCGGTGCAAGGCGCATCAGGATGAGGAGGCGGATCGGGTGTGGGATATGGTCGAACTGCGGAAGCGCGTGGCGGAACTGGAGGCGCAGCCACCAGCCGCCAGCAACCTGCGCGAGCGGCTGGTGTGCGCGGCGCTTGAGGGCGCTTGCAGTCAGGATGGCTGGGTGTCTCAAGAGGCTATCGCAGACCATGTCGTAGGTATAGCCAACGCAACGCTCGCCGCGATGCGGAAGGAGGAGGCGAATGGAGAGTGACACGGAACGCACGACGGCAATCACCGACGACGACCGCAAGGCGATTGCGGCTGCGAGCGATCAAACTCTGGCGGTCTGGTGGTGCACGCTGAACCGATGGGAGTGGCCGAGCAACGGACTTGGCGAGCCGGAATCGCCGAAGTACCAAAGGCGCAGCCGACGCGGATACATCATGGATGCGATCCAAGCCCGCATCGGCATGCATGCGTGTCTTCGGGAATGGAACCGCAAGCGCATGACGGATCAGGAGTTTGACGAGTGGTGGCGTTCTAGGTACGCCGCGATACGGAAGGGGGACGAATGACCGACCCCACCAAGGACATCGACGCGCTGCTCGGGTATCTGAGCATATGCGCCGACCGCTACTCCTGTCACACGCTCCCAAGCGATGTCGCGGGGAACTACCACGCCTCCCTCACCGCGCTCGTCGCGGAGCGGAACGGGTTGAAGCAGCGCGTTGCGGAACTTGAGAAGACCGCCTTCTACATCCCGCCCAAGAACCCGCCCGCCGACCGCGACCGCAAACTGCGCGAGCGGCTTGTGCGCGCGGCGCTGACGGGCGCATCGAGTCTGGAGGGATGGATGTCGCCAGATGCAATGGCAGCCGAGGTTGTCGCTGTTGCCGATGCAACGCTCGCCGCGATGCGGAAGGGGGAGCAATGAGTGACATGCCAATCGAACTACTTGCTGCGAGGGAGTGGAACGGCACGAAGTGGCACTACCCCAACATCGAGCGAATGGTCGAAGAAAACAAGCGCCTCCGCGCCGAACTCGCCGCCCATGTCAATGAGAACGAGGCTCTCGGGAAGCAGCAGGGCGAGTTCATCGAAACCATCGTGAAGTTGGAGAAGCAGCGCGACGAGGCCCTGCAGGCCAAGTCGTGGCAGCCGATCGAGACGGCCCCCAGGGATGGAACGTACGTCCTGCTGTGGGACGACGTCAACGAGTGCGTCTACTCGGCTTGCTGGGTGGAGGACCCCGGCATGAACAGCCCGAACGGATACGAACCGGCGTCTTCGTACTGGGCTACGGACCACCTGGGATGGGGAAACGACGGGTCCAATCCCAGGTGGTGGATGCCTCATCCCGAGGATCCGCCGCACACCCCGGAGAAGCCGGACAACATGAACGAGGAGAAACCAGATGCGTGACGATGGGGTAGGTCCAGTTATTGCAGCGGCATCGTTGGTCGTCATAGGGTTGGTCATAGTTTTTGCCATAATAGGTACCCCGGCCAAGGTGGTGGAGGTGAGGGGGTCTATGACCGTGGTGTCGGCGTCCGGGTCCTCGTACCCGGCCAGCCTGCTCCGAGCCCCCACGAACGACGAGCCGAACTGGGTCGTCTACACGGTGGACAACCGGAGGGTCGTCCTGACGGGCGCTCCGACGGTGGTCATCGACTCGGAGACCGTGCAGAGGTTCGGTGAAGAAAAGCCGGAGGAGCCGACTGATGGATAAAGAGAAACTCGAGAAACTCGAGCAGATGAAGACCGAGGGTCTGGCCAAGCAGGCCGGCGAGCTTCAACTCGAGCTGCACCGGCTGGAGGGCAAGAACGCCCTCCTCGAAGAACGCCTGAACGAGGCGACTCACGCACTTGCCGCTGAGTGCGACACCTCCGAGAAGCTGCAGCAGTGCCTGAACCGCGATCCTGCCGGCATACCGGGGCTAAAGCTGGAGGCCTTCGTGGCAGTGCAGGAGGACTGGTACGGCAACTTCAAGCTGGTGGACGACGCCAGGTACCCTGACACGAGATTCGTGTGCGTCATGTTTCTGTGCCTTACGGAAGACGCCGGGTGGAGGGTGGCGGTCTGGGGCAACGACGACGCGGGCATGGAGCGGGATTTTCCTCCTGGTGAGCGAAAAAAGGCGATGCAGCTGTACATCGACATCGCCACCAAGAGGTTTCCCACCAAGGGCTGGCTGAGGCTCAAGGGCCTGACCGAGGCATAGAGGAGGAACCATGAGCGAGGACAGTCATCAGTGGCTGCAGAGGTACATCGGGCTGACCCAGGGACCGGAGGAACTGGTGGAGCTGGTCAAGGAGGTGCAGGAGGAGCTGGCCAAGGTGCAGGCCCCTGCCGGCAAGGTGTTCGTCCAGGGCCTGGGGCCTGGCCACCTGGGGGCGGGGCTTACCTGCGGCACCTTCTTCCACTTCGTCTACAGCTGCGACGACGGCGAGCCGCGACCGAGAGCCGGCGACTACCTGCTTCGCCGGTACGCCTCGGGAAGAGTCGACCTGTTCAGGGTGGTTGAGGCGCAGAGGGAGCGCGGCGACGGGTATACGTGCGATCACGTCGTCAGCTGCATGACCAGGTTCGCAGGCCATTTTGACGGACGGTGGAACCTGGATCGACTGCGCAGGCGGCCGTGGTGGGTCCGCATCCCCAAGGCCGCCGCGGCGCCGTTCGTCTGGACGGCCCTCGGGGTCCGAGCGTGCGTCGTCGAGCCTACGCTGAGGTCCGACCTGCTGGGGATCACCCTGCTGCTCACGCCGTTGTTCCTGCTGCTGGGCTACATAACCTACTTCGACAACCCCGCCGGCGGCATCCTCGTGGCGTGCCTGGGGTTTGCGCCCCATGCGCTGTGGGTGATCGTCGAGGGATTCCGCCGGAGGGGATGCTAAACAAGCAGCACAGGCGTGTGATAATAGACTGACACGCCGTTTCGCCCTTCCGCCGGGACGACCGGGTCCTGTCATGTTGCATCGAGGTTCGGATGTTCGGATGTTCGGAGCCAGGGTCCTGGCCATCGCCAAGGACCGATTGAAATCTAAGTTGAGAAAAGGACAGACACATGAGCAGCAGCAATCCAATCGTCGACGCCCTCCGCCCCGCCATCACCGACGTGGTGAAGGAAGTCGTGCCCGGCGAGGTCGCCAAGGCCGTCAAGGGCCTCAAGTGCGCCCCGGCCGTTTCGCTGACCTCGAAGCCGGAGATCGCCCCGGAGATCGCCAGCATCGCCTGGCAGCCGCACCCGTTCGCCGGCAGGTGGGTCCTCGTGCGCTCCGGTGAGTCGGGCGTGCACTTCGGATTCATGGTCGGCCGCCAGGGCGGCGAGTACTACCTGCTTCACGGCCGCCGGCTGTGGTCGTGGGAGATCACCGCGGGCAAGAAGGGCGTCGCCCTGTCGGGCGTCGCCAAGCACGGCGTCAATGCCAAGAACAGCAAGATCGACGCCGAGGTGGACATCTACGTCCACGGCGTGATCGAGTGCATCCCGTGCACCGACGAGGCCGTGCAGACCATTCGCGAAGCGGCCTGACATCGTCTCGCCAGGAGGCAGGGGCCCGGGCCTGCACCCGGGCCCCTGCTTTCCATTGCGCTTAGCTGTGAAAGCCTGCAGGGCGCAGGAGGACTGAAATGAGCGACAACCGACAGAGCAACGGAACAGCCAGCGGCATGGGAGACGGCAGGGGCAACGGCTACGGCAGCGGCTGGGGCGATGGCACCGGCTATGGCTACGGCAGTGGCTGTGGCAGCGGCAACGGCAGGGGCTATGGCGATGGCAGCGGCTGGGGCGATGGCAAAGGCAGCGGCAGGGGCGGCGGCTTCGGCCACGGCAGCGCAAACGGCCACGGCGGTGATTATGGCTGCAGCGTCGGCTCTGGCGGCGGCGGCTACGGCTGCGGCACTGCCTATGGTGGCGGCAACGGCAACGGCAGTGGCAGGGGCTGGGGCATGAGCTGCGGCCAAGGCTTCGGCAACGGCGCCGGAAGGGGGGACTGATGAAGGCCAAGCGCAGATGGTGCGTCCGCCTGATGAAGGACAAGGACGACCGCGGCCTGCTCAACGAGGGCGTCGGCAAGCCCTGCATCTACGACTCCAGGGCCAAGGCGCAGGAGGATGCGGACTGGCTGAACGACGTCGCGACCAAGGTCACGAAGACGGGCACGGAGTACAGGGTCGAGATCTACAAGGACGAGGAAGAGCCCAAGGAGGTGACTGCATGAGCGGCATTCAACCTGGCAGCGGAACGGCCAGCGGAAGAGGAGACGGCTACGGCATGGGCTACGGCTACGGCAACGCCGGCGGCGGCTACGGCAGCGGCGAGGGCAGCGGCAACGGCAACGGCAGAGGCATGGGCGGCGGCAACGCCGGCGGCGTGACGGCGGGCGGCAAGGGCGACGGCTGCGGCGGCGGTTACGGCTGCGGCACTGGCGGCGGCACGGGCAGCGGCGACGGCAGGGGGAGGGGATGAAGGATCTGATCAAGCTGAACAACCGCGAGCGCATCGCCATTAGGAACCGCATGACGAACGCGCTTTACAACGTGCTCGTCCTCGAGGGGCTGGTGCCGGACGATCCTCCGGTCGGCTCCCGGAGCGACACGCTGTACCTCCAGATCAAGGACGCGCTGGACCAATATCTGGACTGTCCCGTCGACGACGGGAACTAGGAGCGACACATGGCAAAGAAGAAGACGAAGAAGAAGGCCGCACCCGGGAAGCGCCGCCCTGCGTCAAGGGACCTGGATTCCGAGCTGCGCCGGCTGACCAAGGTGTTCGACAAGGTGGCGGAGGCACCTAAGGACGAGGCGATGGCGCTGCGAAGCATGGTGCGGGACTTTGCGGACAGCCTGGACACGGCCTCGGACGCGCTCGGTGACGTGGTAGATCAGCAGGACCAGGAGGTCGACAGGCGGTCGTGGGAGCACGACAGGCTGCTGATAGAATGCCTGAGGCGCGGATTCGACGAGGCGGCGCTGGCCATGGAGTCTGGAAACAGCAGTGCAAAGGTGCTGGCCCGAAGCGTTGCGGCCATGTCGAGGTTCCTACGAAACGTCGCGGCCGCGGCGAAGCTCAAGAGCGCCAGGAAGGGGGTCCGATGACCGGGCAGGATGCAGATTGGGAGGAGCAGAGGGCCAAACTGCTGATCGAGGTGCTGGAGATCGAGGGCAGGATCGCCGACCGGCTGGATGCGGGGAACAGGGACGAGAACGCCGCCCTCAGGCAGATGGGGATCCTGCGCAGGCTGACCGAGGAGGTCGAGCCGCTGCTGGTGCACGATTCGTCCGTCGAGGCCCTGCGGAAGGTGGACGCGTACCTGGCCTGGAAGACGCACGAGTGGCGCCGCACCCCCATGACCGACGACGAGCGCATGCGGGACCGCCAGGGGGCCAAGGCGATCCTGCGGACGGCCGACGACGGCCTGGACGGCACCGTGGCGCAGTACAGGGAGATGTCGGTCTGGTCGACGATGGAGCCGGGGGCCGCGTTGGCGTTCAACGCGACCTGGTCGGAGGCCATCTCGGCGGCGTCGCTGGTCCGCACGGTCGCCTGCTGCGCGCACTTCCTGGAGAAGGACGGCCGGCTTCCAGGCTGGCTCGTGATGCAGGCGTACTCCATGTGGAGGTCCTGCATGCTGTGCGGTGCGCCGAAGGCCAGGGACGCCATGCCGACGGTCCTCGAGATGGCCAGGGACGTGCTGTGGCGGCTGAGCGTGTCGAGAGGGGAGGCCGGGCATGCGACGTGATCCGTTCGAGGCCAGGCCCTGGCGGGAGGCCGCGCTGTCCGCGCTGATCTTCGGCGCCGCGGCGGTCCTGATGATCGGGCTGACGGCCCTGGCCCTGCTGTGGCTTGGATTCTGACAAAGGAGCGAGGAATGGAGATAAGCGAGATTCAGTTCGTGATCGAGATAAGCGAGATTCAGTTCGTGATCCTGGCGGTGTCGTCCATGATCTGCATAGGGTCGGCGATCGGCATAATGTGCCTGCTGAGGGAGCTGCCCGAGAAGGGGAGGGACTCCGATGCCGAAGACCTCTGAGCAGGTGCCGGAAGGCTGGACCCTCCTGTCGTCCGTGCAGCCGGGGCAGTTCGTCAGGTACCGGTTCAGGGACTGGAGGCAGGCCCTGGAGTTCATGCAGCTCAACGGAGTGCCTCTGCACAAGACGCACACGTACTCGGCCCTTGGGGACGATCCGACCTCCCTGCGGGAGCGGTACTGGCGGCGCCGCGGCACCTGGTGCTACGCCATGTTCGAGCGCAGGCAGGACCTGGTGACCGTGGCGCTCGACGCCAGGTGGAAGCATGCCCTGCACCTGGGCACGAGGCCCGGAATCGACCCGGTGTTCGAGCACCGGGACGAGTGGAAGGGCCTGTAAACAGCGTCCTGCCTCGTGTGAGAATACACGACGGCCTCCCGGCCGCCGTCGAGAAGGGAGTATGCATGGCGTCTTTGGAAGACAAGTACGGGGAGGCTGTCGCGGACAGCTACGCTGCGACGACATCGAGAGGAATGAGGCGCGACGTGGGCAAGGCCCTGCTCCAGGCGTGGAGGGTGACGCACCTGGTCGACTCGCCGGACCTGGTCGCGGCCCTGGCCCAGCGCACCAGGAACCTGCAGGACGGAGGGTACCTGCAAAACCTCTCGGGGGACGTGCAGGAGAGCCTGGACCTGCACGCCAAGTCGGTGAGCCGGGCCATGAGGGAGTACGACCTCCCGGGCATGCAGCTACCGGCGGACGGGCGCCTGGTCTGCTCCAGGGAGGTGATCGTAGGGGCGGTCGGGGCGGCGGACTGGCGGGCCTCCCTGGAGCGGCGCGCCAGGCGCGACTTCATGATCAACGAGATCCCGGCCGAACAGCTTCGCCATCTGTTCGACTACTGGAAGCTGCAGGACAACCTCCTCCAGGCGCTGTGCCTGCGCCCCGGCGAGCGCAAGGAGCTGTTGCCGGCGTACAACAGGACCGATCCGTGGCCCAGGGTGGGCAAGGCCCTGCATCCTTGGAGCGCCGCCTTGGGCAGCCTGGCGCGCGGACCCTGAACGGACCTGCCCGGGTCCAGGAGCGGCAGAGCGGAGCGATCGACGGGCCGTTGTTCGAGAAAAACACATGCAGCAGGAGAAACCCATGGAAGACATGAACGTCACGATAGAGGAGCAGAACAAGAGGCATCGCGAAGCAGTGGCCGACGCGACGGACTTCATCAAAACGCTGACCAACCAGGTCATTCAGCAGAGGGCCCGCATTGCTGAACTCGAGGCCCAGGTCAAGCAGCTGCGCGGCGTGCTGCGGGCGATCAACCGGTCGGCCTTCGACGCCCTGGGGGTCGCCGAGCTTGACAGGAAGGAGGTGCAGCAGTGAACCGCGGCGATTCGAACCCGGGGTGCTCGCCGTACATGTTCGTCATGTTTTTCCTGGCGTTCCCGCTGCTGTTGCTGAAGCTGGCAGGAACAATCGACTGGTCGTGGTGGTTGGTGCTGCTGCCTGCGGCCATGCTCGTGGCCCCGTTGATCTTGCTGCACGTGACCGGCTTTTTGCTGAAACTGATTTTGGAGCGTCGGAAATGAGCGTGTACGTGCTGGCCGCCGTCTCGGGGATCATCATCGGGGCGCTCCTGGGTGAGATCGCCGGAAAGATCACCGACTGGCTGATCAAGAGGATCCGGAAAGGAAGAAGATGACATGGCAGGAAAAAGCAAGCTGAAGGTGTTCTGGAGGTTGCCGTCGAAGGACGAGGTCCCTTCCGGCGGCACGCTGTTCCTGCACGAGCAGGACGGCAAGTGGCAGGTGAGGCACGGCCCGGAGCTCGAAAACCTGCACGTCGTCCTGGGCTGCGGCTTCGACGCCCGGCTGCGGAGGGCGATAGCGCACGCATCGCAGCCATGGCTGTCGGTTTCGTTCGGCGAGCCCCACGACAGGACGGTCTCCTGCTACTGCAAGATCGCCGACCTGCAGGAGGTGCTGAACCGCATGGAGGAGAAGATCCGGGAGACTCGGGTCAAGGACCGCATGACCGTGATCGACCTGGAGGCGGTGTGACCCGCTTGGTCATGATCGAGCACGTCGAGTTCCTCGACGAAAAAGACCGGCTGTACGTGCAGGCCGTACTGGTGCCCTTGGGCGCCTGGGGCATGAGTCAGAGTGAGCTTCGACGGCCGTCCCCGAGGGAGGTGCCTGACCTCGACCCCGAGGCGCCCAGGCAGAAAGGAAGCAAGGCATGAGCTGGATGAAGATGATCGAGAACCGCGTCTGCTCGTTCGACCGGCTGCTGAAGGAAGAGTTCTGCGCCGACCCCGATCCGCTGCACGCCTACGTCAGGGCGCTGGCCGACTGCCGGCGCGACGGGCGCAGGCTTCGGGAGCCGTGCTTCTTCGCCACGGCCGGGGAGCTGCACCCCGTGCCGGGCTGGCGCCGCTGCACGGCCACCGTGCGCCCTCCTGCCAAACCGCAGCTGGTGAACGCCAGGTGCGGCCGCTGGAACCTGGTGTTCGAGGATCCGCCGGTGTGCGAGGCGTGCCGGCTGGACGCGAGGGACCTGCGCCGCAGGGACCTGGCCACGATGAACGAGGAGGAGCTCTGGGCGTCCCTGCTGCCTGCGCACTGGCTGACGCCGCGGCGCGGCCGGGGAGGCCAGCCCGAGCTGCTGGTGCCGGCAGGCATCTTCATGCGAAGGCTGGGCCTCGGCTTCGCCCTGAGGACGTTCCTGCCGCCGCAGCGCATGGGGCAGAGGATGACGGCCCCTCCGGACAGCTACCACGTCCGGCGCCGCTGGGGCAGGAACCGCTCGGGCTACTCGAAGGAGTCCCTCCTGGACCGCATCATCGAGGGCCTGGAGGAGTGATGAAGGCTTTGAACCTTGAACGAAAAAGGCAGGAACCATGCATGGACCCGGAGTTTACGACGATGGCGGTGACCGACTGGTCGCCAGAGCGGGGGACGCAGACGGAGCATGTGACCATCCCGGAGGACGTATGGGAGGCGACGCAGCTGTTGCGGGGGCTGAGAAAGGTCGCCAGGACCAGGATGGACTGGACGACGTGCAGGATCCGGGACCTGAGGGAGCGGGCGGAGAAGCTGCATGCCTCCCCCCGCGTCACGCCGGAGACGAGGACCGCGGCCTTGGCCGCCCTGGACAGGCTGTCCATGATCAGCCAGCACTCGGCGCAGGCGGACCTGAAGCACCGGTGCAGGCCGGTGATCCGCAGGCTTGGGACGGAGTGCCGCACCTCCCTCTTCAACAGGGCGGGGTGGATACTGGAGGGACACGGCTGGCTGACGGCGATGGAGACGGTCCTGACGAGCGTCGAGCAGCTCCTGGACAACCCCGCGGGGACGCGGCCATACTGAGAGGGCTGCTCGAGCAGGCCCTGGCCGAGGTGTCCGCCCTGGAGCGAGAGCTCGAGGACCACAAGGACATGCTCCTGCTGGTCCTCAGCCACACCGATCCGCACCCAGGGGTGAGCCGGCGCACCCTGCTCGAGATCAAGCACTTCGTGCTGCGCAAGCGGCTCGCCGTCGGCGTGGAGGTGCGATGACCCGAGGAGGATATCCCGACTACGAGATCAACAGGGACACCGTGTACCGCGTGCCGCCCGGCTGGACGACGCTGGTGTCCGGCCTGCTGCACGAGCTGGACGAGATGCGGACCAAGGGCATCCTGGGCAAGAATTTCCAGGTCACCCAGGTGTTCGCCTCCAGCGACGGCCTGGCGATGGCCCTGGCCGGCAGGTTCCGGCCCGAGGACGTCTCCGGACTGCTGCGGGCGTACGCCGAACGGTCCAGGAAGGTCTGCGCGGAGTGCGGGTACGAAGGAGCGGGGCTGGGACTGCGCCGACCGGCGTGCCGGGCCTGCGCAACGGCCAAGAAAGGCAGGATGCAATGAGCGACAAAGGCAGTGGCTACGGCTGTGGCAGCGGCGCCGGATTCGGCAACGGCACAGGTGAGGGCCGGGGCAGCTGCGGCAATGGCACCGGTCGCGGAGACGGCAACGGCAAAGGAGGAGGCTGGGGCAGCAATCAGGACAGCGGCTACGGCGACGGCAGGGGCTACGGTGTAGGCAACTTAAAGTACGGCATTGGTCGCGGCGATGGCACCGGCAGAGGTTACGGCTGGGGCAGCGGCTGGGATGGCAGCGGCGGCGGCTGCGGCGGCGGCAGCGGCTCCGGCGACGGCTGCGGCGGCGGCCACGGCAGAGGCGACGGCAAGGGCAAGGGCACAGGCTACGGCACCTGCGCGGGCTACGGCAACGGCCAAGGAGGAAATTGAATGAGCTACAAGGACAAAACGAGGGACATCCATAGGGGTAACGGCAGCGGCTACGGCGACGGCGATGGCAGCGGCTACGGCAGCGGCAATGGCATTGGCGGCGGCGAAGGCACCGGCAGAGGTTACGGCTGGGGCGGCAGCTGTGATAGCGGCAGCGGCATGGGCTGGGGCGGCGGCATGGGCAACGGCGGCAGCAACGGCAACGGCTGCGGTGGGGGCAAGGGCTACGGCATGGGCAACGGCAGGGGTTATGGCGACGGCAGGGGCACAGGCTACGGCACCGGCGACGACTACGGCAACGGCCAAGGAGGAAGCTGAATGGACGTCAAAGACGGAGACTGCTTCTACTGCGGCGATCCGACCTGCAAACTTGCCGGCAACCCCGGCAGGTGGCCGCTGAGGTTGCCGGTTGACCGAGCCAGACCTGGAAAGCCGCTGACGGTCTGCACGGACTGCGTGCTGGCCAGGCTGCGGCAGCTGGAGGACTTGAAGAAGAACTACGGAGGGATGTCGCAATGAGGGTGGTCCTGATTTCCGATACGCACAACAGATGCGAGGGCTCGTTCGTGCCCGACGGCGACCTGCTGATCCATGCAGGGGACCTGACCATGGAAGGCAAACTGTCGGAGATGGCCCAGGCCGTGGCCTGGCTGGAGTCGTTGCCGCATCCGCACAAGGTGGTCATCGCCGGCAACCACGACTTCTGCCTTCAAAACGGCGACCCGGCAACGAAGTGGTTCAAGGACGCAGGCATCCACTACCTGCAGGACGAGGAAGTGACGGTCGAGGGTCTGAGGATCTGGGGTTCGCCCTGGCAACCGTGGTTCAACGACTGGGCGTTCAACCTGCCGCGTGGCGAGGCCCTGAAGGCCAAGTGGGATCTGATTCCCTCAGGGATCGACGTCCTGGTCACGCACGGCCCGCCGTTCGGTCTGGGGGACCGTACGCAAGAGGGCGAAGAGGTCGGCTGTAATGAGCTCCTAGGGGCCTTGGACAGGGTCCAGCCGAAGCTGCACGTCTTTGGCCACATCCACGAGGCCAGGGGACACTACCAGCGCGGCAAGTCCGTCCTGGTCAACGCGTCGATGCTCGACCGTCGGTACCGCGCGGTGCACGACGGAATTCTGATGAATCTCTGAAAGGAATGAAAACATGTACAACAGCAATGATAAGAAGACAGAAGTGGCGTTTCTCTTTCTGGCAGGCATCGTTTTGATGGCCATTGTGGTGGTGGTCGGAGGCTGGCTGCTCTTTGCGCCAATCTACCGCGTTTGGTCGGCCGAAAAGGAAGGCCAGGCTCAGCTGGCCCAGGCCGAAGGCAACCGCCGCATCACCGTGCTCGAGGCTCAGGCCAAGCTGGACGCCGCCACCCACCTGGCGCAGGCCGAGATCAAGCGGGCCGAGGGCGTGGCCCAGGCCAACAAGATCATCGGTAACAGCCTGAAGGACAACGAGTCCTACCTGCGCTGGCTCTGGATCGAAAATCTGGACAAGGGCAACAACTCCGTCATCTACATCCCGACGGAGGCCGGGCTGCCGATCCTGGAAGCGGGGAAGAGGTGAAGCCTACGGACATCCTCCTGGGCGGGACAGGCAACACCACCATCATCTGCATCGGCGACATGCTCCACCGCCTGTGGATCGATCCCGACAAAGTGCGGGAGTTCATGCACTTCAACATCTTCGCGGTCGACGACGATCCCAGGGAGGCCGCCCGGTCCCTCTGCGACGAGCACGTGAACAAGATGATCACCGAGACGGCGCAGATGCTGTCCGTGGCCCACCGGGTCCTGGCCGGCCAGCCGGTCAAGACCTTGACCAAGACCGGCCGCTGGAAGGTCGAGTTCGTCCTGCCGGACCCGCTGGACAAGATCCTGTACAAGACCACCCACCTCAACCACGGCTGCACCGTCTGGGCCAGGGCGTCGGACGCGAACTACCGCTGGCTGGCGGAGCACGGCCTCGAGATGGCCGTGGAGTTCACCCGGCGCCGCGGCAAGCCGCACAAGGCCGGCAAGCTGATCAAGTCCCACCTGAGCGAGCCGCCGGCCAACATCCCGAAGGGGCCGCGGACGCCGTTCTACATGGGGATGCCGGAGCGGTTCCACGGGATCGACCCCGTGGAGGCCTACCGGAAGTTCTACGTGGAGTGCAAGCCCTTCGCCACCTGGAAGTGGGGCGCGCAGCCCCCGGACTGGTACCTGCAGGCGACCTCCAAGACCGTCGTGGCGACCCCCTGACTGTTGCGTACGTTAGATGATTGTTTAACCTAATAGGTATACCCATAGGTAGAACCCCTAGGTATATAGAGGCCATCTAACGTACGCAGGAGTCGAGGCCTATTTCTTAAAAGAAATAGCACGGTTTCGAGCCGGGTTCGAAGGAGGTACACTGCACCCATGGCCTACTGGTTCACAGCGGACACGCACTTCGGTCACGCCAACATCCTGAGGCACTGCTCGAGGCCGTGGACGTCGGCAGAGGAGATGGACGCCGCGCTGATCGACTCGATCAACAGGTCCGTCAGGGAGGAGGACGTGCTGTTCCACCTGGGCGACTTCTGCTTCAGGCCGGAGCAGGCCGCGGACTACCGGAACAGGATCCGGTGCCGAAACATCGTGCTGGTGCCCGGCAACCACGATCCGTGGCCGGCGGGCAACTCGAGGGGCAAGGCCTTCGCCGGGCTGTTCACGGAGGTCTGCCCCCTGGTCGAGCGGAACCTGACGGTCGACGGCAGGCGGCAGCCGGTGGTGCTGTGCCACTACGCCATGCGCAGGTGGAACAAGTCCCACTACGGCTCCTGGCACCTGTACGGGCACAGCCACGGCAGGCTGCCTGACGATCCCCAGGCTCTGTCCTGGGACGTCGGGGTCGACTGCAACGGCTACGCCCCGGTGTCTCTGGCCAAGGTGCGGCAGATCATGGCGGGGAAGGACTTCAAGCCGTTTCGAAAGGAGAGGACGAATGACGAGCGATAGGCGGAGTTGCGGGCAGTGCCGGGCCAGGTCCTACGACAAGGGCAGGGCCACCGATGGACGGCGGGCCTACAGGTGCGCGTGCTGCGGCTGCATCTGGACGGAGGGCCTGCAGGGCAGGACTCCCTCGTACTCGCCGCAGAGGCAGGGCTACCAGTTCGCCGACAGCGGAGCCACGCCCGACCCGTTCGGCGGCATGACTCCGGAGCGGTCGATGGCCGCGGTTCAGCGGATGGCAGGGGGATCGCCGGATGAAGCATGATCCGAAGGACCTCTACGACCCCAGGGATCCCCATGTCCGGGACAGGCTGCAGCACGACATCCTCAGGCAGACCGTCGCCGCGGAGATCCACGGCATGTGGGCCGAGTGGGCGGCCTCGATGATCGACCAGGGCGTGATCGCGAAGGAGTACGTCGAGCCCCTCAGGAAGCTCTTCGTGCCATTCCACGCCCTGGAGCCGCAGGCCCAGGCCGACCATCTGGTCCGGGCCGAGCGGATGATCCAGGAGTTCGTCAAGTGGAAGCTGGCGGACGGCGCCCTGCGTCGGGGAGGGCCGTCCAAGGGTTCGAACGCGTGACTGGACTTTTCAACCAAGGGGGCTATGATGACCGAGGATCTCGAGGGGCTGCACGCCGCGCTGGCCGAGCACATGGACGAGATGATCGTGGAATTCGGATTGGAGCTGGAATGCCGAGGACGAAGAAACTGCCCAAGGGCGCACAGGAGGACTGCACCGTGGTCCTCAAGGACGGAAGGATCGAGGAGGTCTCGGGCCGGCCGGAGCTGACCGTCCTGCTGGAGCTGCACCTCAGGCCGGTGACGGCCGAGTGGGCGTACCTGCAGCGGTTCAACGACCTGCTGGCCTGCTACGCCCTGCTGAACCAGGTCAGTGGATCTCTGTCCCTGGTCAACGTGGCCCTGGCGATGGAGCAGGAAGACCCGGTGCTGGCGGCGGCGGCGCGCAAGCAGCTGCAGGACAGCAAGGCCATGGAGCGGAACGTCGAGGCGTCCCTCGAGGCCGTCGCCCGGGTCCTCCGGGAGCGCGGGTTCAGGAAAGCGTGATTTCCTCCGGGTCGGGGCCCTTCGGGGCCCTGGCCTTTTTCTTAGCCGTCAGGTCCCTGGATCACGTTGATTTCTCCTTTGTCCGCCTTCAGTTGCCCGCCGGGGCACCTTTTGCTAGAATCGAGTTCCAAACCTGGAGTTGACACCACATGGGTTCCCTGACGAACACCGCCTCCCTCAACATCATGCAGGCCCTGTTTCCGGCTTCGATCACCGGCCTTGCCCCGATCACCGGAGGAGGTGCTACCGCCGGCAGTCTGCGGATCTACAACACCACGTCGGCGGACACCGTCGGCATCTACTCCAGGGTGACGTCCAACGTCATCCATCAGATGACCCTCATCGCCGGCAGCACCTCGGCCACGGGCAATCCGGCTCCAGGTGTTGGTCTGAACGACACCCACGTTCTTGCCAACACCCTGGCCGCCGGCACGCCCACGCCAAGCGCAGGCACCTTGGAGTTCTGCACCAACGTCAAATACCTGGCTCTTTCGGGCACCAACGGCGGAAATGTCGCCATGAACTCGGGCGCGGGAAACTGGAACGGCTGGACCCTGAGCACTGTTAGCAACAAGGGTCAGGCGGTCAACAACGGCCCGATCACCTTCCCGACCTTCAATGGAAGCACCGCCATTCACATCTGGGGCTGGTGCGTCACCGCCAACGCCGCGTCGGCCGGAAACCCTAGCGTTCCGACCAGCGCCACGCAGATGGTCACCGGCAGCCCCGGCATCCCCACCATCCTGGCATACGGCGACCTCAGCTTCGCCCGCACCGTCTCCCAGGGAGACACCCCGTCGTTCACGAGCCAGGCGGTCGTCATCACCCTCGATTGATCAGGAGCAATGCGATGTCGATTGAGCAGTTCGGATCCCTTGTCGCGATCGTTGGCGCCATCCTGGGCGTCGGCTGGAAGCTGGGGCGTATCGCCACCTCGATCCAGCTGGAGATCGCGGAGTTGAAGGGCATCCTGGGCACCATCCAGCAGGGCCAGAACAACACCGACGGCAGGGTCACCAGGCTCGAGGGGGAGTATCGGGAGCTCGAGATCCGTCTTCGAGCATTGGAGCAGAAAAAGAACTGACACCCCGGCACCCGCGGCCTGCGCGGCAGGAGCGGACCGGTTCACTGGAGAAAACAGCAATGGAACTCTTCTTCTCGTCGATCCTCGGAACCATCTTCTACACAGCCGTCGTCTTCATCGCCGGCGGCTTCGCAGGCCGTCCGCTGTACGACTGGATCTCGCCGAAGCTTCCGTGGAACAAGAAGTGACAGGACCAGGCCTCCGGCCTTGAACGAACACAGGGCCGCACGCAGGTGCGGCCCTTGTCATGAGGAGACGCAGCATGGCCAAGAAGAAGCAGAATCCCGAAGATCAGGTCGATGTTCCGGAGCAGCCTCCGGAGACCGCCTCCGTGTCAGAGGAACAGGTGCAGGTTCCTGACAGCCTCCCGGCGCCCGAAGCGCAGCCGCCCGTGGCCGAGAAGGCCATTCCCAGGTTCTTCTGATGCCTCAGACCATCATGGCCGCCCCCTGCTGCTGCGGGGGTCCGGAGCAGATGTACATCGCCTACCCCTGCTGGAACAGGCAGCAGCGGACGTTCTTCATAAACAGTCAGAATCCGGGGAACGCGCAGACGTTCATAGCCAGCGGAGCCTCGACCGACGACAGCAACCCTCCTTCGGGAACGGTATCCAGGGTGGTTTTGATTGGAGCAGGAGGAGCAGGCAACGGAACGGACCCTGGCGGCGCCGGGGCATACGTGGAAAGCCAGGTCACCTTTCCGGCCACGTCGATGTTTGTGCGGGTGGCGAAGGGCGGGCCGGTCGACAACACCTCCGGCGGAGCTCCGTTTGGAGGGGCGTCGGGTGCGTCCAACACCAGGTGGGGCGGCGGAGCCAGCGCCTTCAGGTTGAACACCTCGACGGACTTCGTCGCCGGGGGAGGCGGTGCCGCAGGGTCGCCCAACTTCACCAGCCAGACGTCCCAGACATCCCGCGGTGGCGACGCAGGCATCTCCGCATCGGCAAGACCTGCCACCGACATCGCCGTCGCCGGAGGATCCACGACCACCAACGGAGGCGCAGGCGGAATCGATTTCGGAGGCACAGGCTCTCTTGGAAACCTGCCCAGCCCTGGCTCAGGTGGAACGGGCGCCAGCGGATCGACTACAGGCGGAGGCGGAGGCGGAGGTGGCCAGGCTGGCGGAGGTGGAGGCGGCACCAGGACCGTCGGCGCCGTCACCTATGGGGGAGCCGGGACGGGGGGTTCCTCGCTCACCAACAACATCTTTCTTGCTCACGAGGGATTTTCAAGCTACGCGCAGGCCAGTCCGTTCACCTCCAAGAACCTTCAGCGCGGAACAGGCGACGGAGGCCTGACCTCCGGTTTCGACGGCAGGGTCGTGTTCGAGTGGAGGGCGTGCGGAAACTGCCCGTGTCCGGAGATGCCGGCAGGCGTTCCGCCCGCCCTGCACATCTGCCTGACCCAGACCCAGCTGGACAACCTGCTGGCCGCGGCGGGGAGCAATCCCTGCGTTCCGGATCCCATCAACCCTCAGTTCATAGCCTTCAACTACAAGAACTGGCCGTTCTACATAAATCCCCAGGGCTCCCAGATCGAGCCTCCGAGGCCCTGCAGCCGCGTCGTGACCTCCAGCGACCTATCCGGCGGATTCTGGACCTCGTTCAGCGACTACTGCTGCCGGGTCTGGAAACTGCCCAAGGCCACCCCGAGCACCGGGCTATGCACCCGCAGATGCGACTCCGGGAACTGCCCTCCGTTCATCTACATGTGCGACAAGTACCGTCGCGACCTGGCGCTGCCTCCCAGTCCCGTCTGCACCCCGGACCCCGGCAAATGCTATTTCGTCCAGTACCAGGGCTGCGACTACCTGTACACCTCGCTGTCGTTGAACGCCGAGTGCCCTGCCGCCTCGGAAACGCTGCCCAGGAACGTCGGCACAGGCTGGGAGCTCAAGGACTGCTTCCCGTCCGCGGAACCCAACGAGTGGGAGGTCGGGCCGGAGGTCTTCGTGGGAGGCCTGCAGCTGGGCGACTCGTGCACCGTCACCTGGGACGCCTCAGCCTATCCGTGGTGCGGAGCCGGGTTCCAGGCCTGCGTTCCAAACGTCACCCCTGGTCCTGTTCCCCACGTCTACCGCACTCCCTGCCTCTACGGCACGCCCATAGGCGACAAGTCCCACCCCCAGTGCTTCGGCAACCACCCCAAGTGCGGCTGCGCCAACGGACTGGGGCCTCCGTGCGATCTTCCCCGGGCCAGCACCTCGATCGGAATATGCGCCCAACCGGGCAACCCGAATCCGTGCACCTGGCCTTGCACCTGCCCTAAGCGGCTCATCGAGTCCAACCTGCGCCTCGTGCAGGCCGTCCCGTCGGGTTCCTTCAGCCTGGCCATGACCATAACCAGGACGTGCCCTGCCGACGACGACAACTGGCTCTCGGCCAGCGGTGAGGGCGAGGTGGTGATAGCCGACGGCTCGTCGACTCTTTCCAGCGGCTGCAGGTTCTACGGCAGCGGCAGGGTCTCCTCGTTCGCCGCCAGGATCAACGAGGTCCTGGGCGACAGGGTGACCGCCTCGGCTGCCGGCAACTTCTGGTGGGGACCTCGCTACAGGTCGCTGCCTCCGGGAGCCGATTGCTGCGACTGGAGCGGCGTTGCGCCCGGGGACGAGGTTCAGGTCGTACCCGTCAGCACCACCGTCTCCCAGATCTACTGCAGGCACTCCTCTGCCTGGAATCTGGAGTCCGACTGGACAGGCTACGGAGGAGAGTTCAACGGGCCTGCGGGGTGCTCGTGCAGTTCGGTGGACGCCTGCCGGGCCGTCGCGACGGCCTACATCGGTCCGACGTCGGTCGAGGTGTACGGAACGCCGCTGCCTCTGGCGTCCATGGGTCCGCTCGCCTGGGACAACTCCCTCTACGATCCGCTTACCGGCTACGGGTCCTTCATGGCTTGCGGCTGCTTCAACGCCTGGACTCCCCCTTCTACGGTAACCGTGACATGAGGATCGTCCAGCTGAGCATCAACGGAACCCTGGTCGACTGCGCGGACTGCGTGCACTGGTCCCTTGCCGGAACGTCCCCCTTGTGCCGGCTGGGCGTCGACCCCATGAACTGCTCCGAGTGCGACCAGGGCGTCCCCCGGCCCCAGCCGGTGCCGCGTCCCGTCCCCTCCCTGCCTGCGCGCGCGGCGTCCTGGGCAAAGGCCGAGGCCAGCGCCCTGGTGTCCTCCATCACGGAGGAGCAGATCCAGGCCCGGATCTCGGCCTGCATGACGTGCGAGTACCGCAAGCCCGGAGATCCCGTCGGGCACTGCACCAAGTGCGGCTGCGGCGACTCGCCGGCAGCCGAGCTCTCCCGCAAGGCCCGGCTGCCCGCCGCCACCTGTCCCCAGGGCCGATGGCACTCCTAGGAACGACCGATGCCGACGATCCCGCTCTTCGCCAACGCCTCGATCTCCATGTCCGCCGGGCCGATGCATGGATTCAACGGCACGGCGACCGTGTCCTTCCAGGCGGGCCCGGCCCACATGGGGTTCTACGGCTCCGCCCAGATCGTCCTCTTCACCGGGTCCCAGACTCTGCCGGCGACCGGCCGGGCCGAACTGGGATTCGTCACGTTCAACCTGATCCCGGCTCCCGCCAGGGCCGAGCTCGAGACGGCCAAGGTCCGCGCCTGGATGGCGTTCCCGATTTCTCCGGATCCGGCCGCCGCGGCGCTGGACATCCGGGGCGGAGCCGACTGCGACACGCCGTACGGCTGCCTGGAGGTAGGTCCGCCGGGCTCCGCTCCCGAGTTGGAGCTGCCCTGCTTCCTTCAGGGGTCTGCCGCAGCCTCGCTGGACACGGGCTCCACCGCCCCCGCCCGGCCGCCGCTGGGCACGGCCAAGTCCCTGTTCTCCGACAGGCCTCCTTCCTGCCGGCTCTCTTTTGCCACTTCCGGCGCCGCGCTCGATGCAGGCCAGGGTCTGGCCGGAGGCGCCCAGCTCTCGGTCCAGGCCTTCGACAGGTCCACCAGGCCAGGGGACCTTTCCGGACTCATCGTCCCTGAGATCCGCATGGAGGCCGGTCCGGTCTCCATCCGATGCTCGACCCGCGTCTGCGTCTCGGACTTCAAGGTCGCCAGACTGCTCCCGGGGGACGAGGGCGAGTCGATCATCCCGATCGACGGACCCTTGAATCCCTACAATCCGCTCTCGGGAACCGCCTGACGGCTTCGTGTTGGGGCCATTTGCGGGAAAAGGGTAGAATGGCGCGACCATGCCCGACTTCTTCACGCAACACATGCTTCGCCCGGGCGGTCCCTTCAAGCAGGCCGTCGTGGCGGCGCCGGGCGGCGTCCCAGCCGCTCCCCCGCAGGGCGCTCCCCCGCAGGGCGCTCCCCCGCAGGGCGCTCCCCCGCAGGGAATGCCCATGGATCCCTCGATGATGGGCGGAATGCCTCCCCAGGGCGCTCCCCCGCAGGGAATGCCCATGGATCCCTCGATGATGGGCGGCGGGGCTCCTCAGCCCACTCCGGCCGACCTGTTCGTCGAGGTCCAGTCCCTCAAGCAGATGGTCCAGCAGCTCATGGACGCCCAGATGGCCATGATGCAGACCATGATGCCGCCGGGCGCCGGCATGCCCCCCATGGGTCCGCCCCCGGGCGCTCCCCCGCAGGGAATGCCCATGGATCCCTCGATGATGGGCCTGCCGGCGGCTCCCCCGCCGGGAATGGTCGCCCAGGCTTCCTTCGAAGGCGACGACGACGCGGCCAGCCTGGTCAGGGCCGCCATGGACTTCCTCCGATGAGAGTCAGGACGCAGAAGGCCAACATCCTCGTTCCGCCGAAGTACGAGAAGGACGTCGGCTCGGTGCTGGTCTACGACGACCAGGACCGGGTTCTGTTCGCCGTCACGCTGACCCCTGCGGGCACCTACTCCTTCACCCACGTCGGCCAGCCCGAGTTCGCCGCGGAGGTCCGCCGCATCACCGGCATGGCCGTCGACGACGCAAAGCTTCACGTGGTGGACCTGAAGAATGGATGACCTTACCCGGACGTTCCTCCTCAAGCTGGCCCAGACCGTACCGGCTTCGCCTCAGCAGGCCCCGCAGGTTCCGGCTCCTCAGGCCCAGCAGGCTCCGCAGGTTCCGGCTCCTCAGGTCCAGCAGGCCCCGAAGGTTCAGCAGGCCCCGAAGGCTCCGCAGGTTCCGCAGGCCCAGCAGGCTCCGCAGGCTCCTAGAGTCTATGGCCTTAATATTCCTGCCCGCGACTTTAACGTCTCAATTTGGGATGGGCGGCAGGGCATGGAGAAGTTCGTCGACGATACCGCGGCCGACTTCAAGTACTGGGGAGGTCGTCTGGAGAACGACGACGCGGGCTTCAGGCTCTTCGAGCGGCTGAATCCCGACCGTGCCGCCCGCGTCAGGGCCCTGGGGGGCCTGGCCCGCCAGGTGGCGTTGAATCCCAATGAAAAGCTGGACGTGCAGGCGACGATCGACCTCGGCGACAGAGGCTGGGGTGAGCAGGCGCTGCTTCGCGCAGGTAAAGCATTTGGCTTGGGCGGCATGAACGCAGCCACCCATGAGGCCATGACAGCCCGGCTGAAGGAAAAGGTCCTCGATCCTAACTCTCCGGCCATGAGGTACTACAAGGACCTTGGCGCGAAGAACTACCTGTCGAACACGTTCAAGGACTGGACGTCCGGCCTCGGCGGGTTTGCCCAGCCGGCCAACAACTTCATGCAGTGGCTGCTGACCATGATCAGCAAGGTGCCAGGATTCAGCAGCCTGCTGGGTTCCTTCACCCCTGACCGGCCTAAAAGCGGGCCGATGGGGAACATCCAGTTCAACACGGCGCCCAGCTTCCTGGTCAACGGCCAGCCCTACGGCACGGAGAAGCCTGCGTCGGCGAGGGTCGACCCGTACTCCCACTACCGGCGCGTCGCCACGATGCCCTGCGGGGCGGAGGTGCTTGAGCGATGGAACCGAAGCTGACCACCGTCGGGCAGCTCGTGATCAACTCCGTGCTGCCGGAGGAGCACCGCGACTACGAGCGCGTCTGGGACAAGTCGTCCATGCGCAAGTTCCTCACGGACATGGCGCAGAAGATGAACCCGGACGAGTACCGGGAGATGATCCATCGCCTGACCCTGACCGGCCTCAAGAGCGCCCGGCAGTCCACCAGGTCCAGCTTCACGCTCGAGGACCTGAAGCCGCCGAAGATCAAGCAGAAGCTGGCCGACGAGCTCCGCAAGGAGGTCCGGGCGATCGTCCGCTCCGAGCAGAACCCGAAGATCCGGAACGAACGCATCGTCGATGCAGCCCTGAAGTACCAGGGCGACCTGGTCGACGGCGTCTACCAGGAGGCGCTCAAGAACGACAACCCATTCGCCATGCAGGTCTTCGCGGGCGCCCGCGGCAACAAGAACCAGCTGGCGTCCATGATCGGCACGGACCTGCTCTACTCGGACAACAAGGGCCGGCCGGTGCCGATTCCCGTGCTCAACTCCTACGCCGAGGGCGTGGACCCGGTCGAGTACTGGGCTGGATCCTACGGCGCCCGGGCCGGCTCGATCGACGTCAAGCTGGCGGTCGGCGAGGCGGGCTACTTCGCCAAGCGCCTCACCGCCGCCGCGCACCGCCTGGTGGCCACCGACGAGGACATTCCGGACGGCCAGGGCCTGATGGTCGAGACCGACGACCCTGACAGCATCGGCTCGGTGCTGGCCCGGGACGAAGGCGAGTTCAAGCGCGGCACCTACATCGACTCCAAGGTCCTCAAGGCGCTAAACGCCAAGGGCGTCAAGCGCGCCTTCGTCTACTCCCCGATCGCCGCGGTAAGCGCCATGGGAGGCCTGCCCAGGATCGCCGCTGGCATACGGGAGCACGGCAAGCTGGCCGAGACCGGCATGAACGTCGGCATCACCGCGGCGCAGGCCATCGCCGAACCTGTAAGCCAGGGCATGCTCAACTCGAAGCACGGAGGCGGCGTCGCCAAGGGCAAGGCCAAGCGGACCGTCACCGGCTTCGCGTACCTGAACCAGCTGGTCGAGGTTCCCAAGACCTTCACCGACGGCGCCCCCGTGTCCAAGGTGGACGGATCGGTCGGCAAGATCGAGCCGGCTCCCCAGGGCGGCAACTACGTCTACGTCAACAACGAGCGCTACTACGTGCCGGCCGAGCAGGCCGTCACGGTCAAGCCCGGCCAGACCCTGGAGGCGGGCGACGCCCTGTCCGACGGCGTCATCAACCCCAAGGACATCGCCGACCTCAAGGGCATCGGCGAGGCCCGGCGCCGGTTCGTCCAGCAGTTCAAGTCCGCCCTCCAGGAGAACGGCCTGCCGGTCCACCGGCGGAACGTCGAGGTCGTGGCCCGCGGCCTGATCAACCAGGTCGAGGTCACCGAGCCCGACGCCATCCCAGGGGCCTACCCCGAGGACATCGTCAGCTACGACTACGTGGCGGCCAAGTACGAGCCACGCAAGGGATTCCAGGTGGGCGAGCCCGGCAAGTTCCAGGGCCAGTACCTGGAGAAGCCTGTCATGCACTACTCGATCGGCACCAGGCTCACGCCGTCGGTCGTCAAGGAACTCAAGGACAGCGGCTTCAACGAGGTGATCGCCCATCCGAACCCGCCGCCGTTCAAGCCGACCATGACCAGGGCGATGGAGTCCCTGGTGGGCGACCGCGACTGGATGGTGCAGCTCGGAGGTTTCAACCTCAAGAAGACCTTCCTCGAGAACGTCCAGCGGGGCTCGACGTCCCAGCTGCACGGCACGTCGTGGATCCCGGCCCTCGCCTCGGGCGAGATCTCTAAGGGACCGAAGGGCACCTATTGAACCCAAATGCTACAATTCTGGGCAACCTAGGAATCCAACATGCTCCGTGAAACCATCCTCCAGCTCAGCAAGGCCGCAGAGGCCCGCAAGCCGGCCCTCCTGGTCAAGATCGCACAGACGCTCCCTCCCGGTATGGCGCCTATTGGTACCCGACAGGACTACCAGAAGGCGCGCGAGGCAGCACAGTTGCAAAAGCAGCTCCAGGGGATGCTTGGTACGCCTGCAGACCGCAGCTACGACGACGTCGAAAACATTCGAAACACCTCGTCCCGGGAGAGAGTCAACCGGGCTAACTTGGAAGCCGCACAGGCCCGAGTCAACGCCGACAACGCCGGTGCTCGCTTGAAAGCCCGAGAAACCGACACCAGGAACAATCCTTCGGTTTCCAGCTCCATGACCGACTCGGCGGCAATGACCGGAGCAGGCTTGCGCGAAGGCGGGGAGCCCTGGACCGGAAACACCGGCTCCTACGGCCAGTCCATCGGCTACGGCGCCGGCGCAGGCGCCCTCGCGGGCATTCCGATCGCCCTCCTGGCCCGCGCCCTGTTCTCCCAGGATGAGGAGGACTCGGATCTTCCCAGCTACCTCATGACGGCCCTCAAGGGCGCCCTGATCGGCGGCGGCGTCGGCGGCCTGGCCGGCGCAGGCCTCCGCGGAGCCTACGGCACCGAGGGCGGCAAGAACATGATCGACAAGGGCCTCGGCTACCTGCCGGACTCGGCCCGAACCTCCGCACAGAACGTCCTGGGCTGATCCAGGACGAGCTCATACCCGTCTCTCACCCCTTTTTAGGAAAAAGACACCATGTCACTCAACGCACTGCCCTACTACCGTTCGCTGCTCCTCGCCACCCACTCCTACAAGAACGAGGGCGCGACGCGCTTCTTCGGCTACGTCGGCCCTAACGGCCGCACGCTCGGCCCGAAGGAGTGCACCACGTTCCAGGACACCTTCGTCCACCCGCAGGGTCTCCTTACCCGCGCAGCCATTCTCCGGGACATCGCCAACAGCGACCTGAAGTACGGCAACTTCGGCATCGAATTCATCTCGAACCGCGTCGTCCAGGGCACTGCGTGGAACACGAACGACTTCCTTTACCCGGGTCGTCTCGTCGGCGTCTTCGTCGACCAGCCTGAGAACCTCAACGTCACCGGTCCGACTCCAGCCGATGCCCGCGCGTCGCTTCAGGTTCAGAACCGCATTGCCGCGGCCAACACCCTCGGCTCGTCGATTCTGAACACCGCCACGGACGTCATTTCGGCGGCCAACGGCATCATCACCGGAACCGAGCAGACGGATCTCAGCGGCCTGCTGCCGTCCGCCGCGTACTTCGCCACCCAGAGCGGCTCGGTTACGCTTTCGGCCCCTGCCAACATCACCGGCAAGACCTACGCGGTCACCAATGCGACCCCGGGTGTCGTCACCGTCACCGATCCGCTTCCGTTCGTTAACGGCGACGCGGTGATCCTGACCTACACGACCGGTACGATCACCGGCGTGACGTCGGGTACGACCGTGGTCTTCCTTGGCAACATCACCCGCAGCGGCGCCAACACCACCTTCACCATCCACCTGACGCAGGCGGCCGCCCTTGCTGGCACCGGCGGCGCTCAGTCGGCCTCCAGCGCGGTCGTGACCGTCATTGCTCCGAACGCAGCCTTCGGCGATGCCTCCGGCCTCACCTCGCCGACCGCCACGGTCACCGGCACGTTCTCGACCGACGTCGTCTCGGGCTCGACCCGCATCACCCCGGTGAAGATCAACCTTGCCAGCCAGGGCTGCGGCTACCTGACTGCGCCGACGGTCACCCTCGGCACGACCTCGGGCGCCGTCGGCACTCCGATCTACGCCGCGGCGATCACCTCGGGCCGCATCCGCTCGATCGATGTGATGCATCCGTGCGACATCCTCCCCGGCGGCCGTCTGAGTGCCACCTTGGCCGGCGGCGGCCCCCTCTCCGCGGCCCGCGTGACGTTCGCGGTCGCCCGCTTCTCGGTCTGATCCCTTCTCTCCTCCCCCGTGCCGGCGAAAGCCGGCCCGGGGGTTTCCCGCCAGGAACCCACGATGCCCCGAAAGACCTCCATCAAGTTGGCTGATGACGCCACGTTCGAGCAGAACTTTTTCCAGCTCGCCTTCGCGTACATCAGGGACAAGATCCCCAACCTGATGGACTACATGCTGGGCTTCGAGGTCGTCAACAAGAACGACGACGGCACCCAGGCCGTCGGCCTCTTCCGCTTCGACGTCAACGGCAGGTCCCTCTACGTGCCGGTGTTCTACAAGAACGGCGAGCTCAAGGGCGCCGAGCTGCTCTACAACCAGGACCAGGACCTGTTCGTCCCCAACAAGGAGAACTGGGTCGACAGCCTGCTGAACACGAACCCGGCCGAGCTCGGCGTCCCGTCCGAGCTGACCCGGGGCCAGCTGTTCACCAACATGCAGGGCGGGGCGGATCTGAACAAGATCTACAACCCCACGATGAACACCAAGCTGGGCATGGACCGGATGATGGAGATGCCGGACTTCCCGCCGCTCTCCTTCCTGTCGTTCATCAAGCAGGCCGACTGCCGGTTCTCCCAGGCCTACATCGGCACCCTGATGGCGCATCCCGAGCTGCACAAGCTGGCCTCCGACATGTATGGCCCGGGGCTGTACGAGGCCCTCGACGGCTGCAAGGAGGCCGAGAACATCCTCCTCGACACCGAGAAGAAGGTCGACGTCGAGGTCATCGACGCCTGCTGCGAGCAGGACGTGCTCGACACCCTGACCGAGTCCCAGAAGAAGGACCTGCTCTTCGAGGGCGTGGTCGTCCGCGACAACCGCGACAACGGCCCACGCATCCCGTACAAGATGCAGGCCCCCATGGCCTTCAACGTCTGCGACTGCGCAGGCGTCTACGACGTGCTCGTCCGCGGCGGCGACCTGATGAAGGGCGCCGTCATCCAGTGCATGCGCCTGTGCAAGACCCCCGGCACCGACTCCAGCCTGGGCCACGGACCCAACTTCGGCAGCACCCCGCAGTCGACCGTCCAGTTCTTCTTCCCGCTCGAGGGTTCCAAGGCTCCGGTCAAGGCGCCCAGCACCGAGATGTTCACGCTCGGCACCTTGGGCGACAAGGACGCCTTCCAGAAGTTCCTGAACGGACTCAAGCCGGCCGGCGAGGCTCAGGTCAACGCCAGCTACCCCTACCCCTCCGACTCCAAGACCAAGCGGACGATCTTCATCGAGGCCGACGGCAGCCAGGCCATCGGTCCCATCAAGCTTAGTCCCGGCGTCAGCTCCGGCGGCTCGAAGACCTACAAGGCCGATGGCTGCTGGGACCTCGACATCGAGGAGGTCGTCGTCTCTCCGGCCCACCGCCGGATCAAGATCGTCGACCGGGTCCTCTACGTCCCGGAGACCGCCAAGGCCAAGAGCTACAAGCACGACTACGGCGATCCGGAGCTTCGCCTGGGCACCGCCCGCGACATCGACCACAAGATCCTTCACAGCTACGACGAGGTCAAGATGGCCTCGGACCCCCTGGGCTTCACCGCCGTGCTGAACGGCAAGGTGGCCTTCAGCCAGCTGCCCAGGAAGCAGGCCTACGTGGCTCTGGTGCGCGACGTCGGCCTCTCGAGCGAGGACGCCCGCGGGCTGCTGACCAAGGCCGCCGCCAAGGAGGCGCCGGTCGCCCGCTACGAGAAGCGCGCCCAGCCGTTCTTCGCCCCCGGCATGGTCGCCACTCCTGACATCCCGCCGGTCCCGATGGGCATGAACCCCGTCCTGGGCGTGCCGGAGCAGTACCCGCAGGCGCAGACCATGAGCGCCTCGACGGGCCAGCCGGGCAACATCCAGAACCAGATGATCATGAACAGCCTGAGCGGCATGGCCCAGACGCAGCCGGCCCTGCCCCAGGAGTCGGTCGACTCGATCATGCAGGCCGCCCAGTCGGGCGACCGCGACGTGTTCGACGTCGCCAACATCTCCGAGCTGATCAGCCGGACGGACATCGACACCCCGCTCGACCAGTACATGGCGGACCTCACGACCTCCCTCGACCGCCTCGGCCGGATCTACTTCCTTATCCTGTTCCACGGCGACAAGTTCGCCGAGAGGTTCAGCCAGGAAGACCTGCCCAGCATGGAGGAGTCGGTCCGCACCGTCTTCCTCAGCCTCGGGGAGCTCATCCTGAAGTTCAAGGAACGCAAGATCCAGTCCGACGCTGGCTCGGCGGTCGAGACCGACCTCAACCAAATGTTCTGATGCGCAAGGCCAAGGTCCCGCTTTCCGACAAGACTCCCGCCCCGCGCAGGCTGAAGAGCCCCGACTGGCGGTATGTCTACGTCTCCAAGCTCCTGGACGAGTGGCGCGAGCCCCGCAAGGAGGACGACTCCTACGTCCGCGGGCTGTTCGACCTGATGAAGAAGATCCGGCAGGCCCCCGTCGACGAGGTCGAGGCCTACAAGGACGAGCACCCGGACGTCGCCGACGCCATGATGATGTTCGAGCACGGGCCGGCCTACCGGACCGACGTCGACACCCGGATCCTGGCCGGCTACTCCTACTCCGAGGTGGCGTCGGTGGTCGGCCACAGGGCCGAGGTCATCGAGCAGTACGTGAAGTGCTTCTTCGACGTCCAGGACAACTTGGGCAACCACGGCTACATCAACCGGTGGGTCATCGAGCCCACCCTGAGGTCCGCTCCGTTCAGCACGGAGGCGATGTGGAAGCGCATGGCAGTCTTCGGCGGCCGGAAGATGCTGGAGGCCCTCGAGCGCTGCTCGGAGCACCAGCTGCAGTCCATGTTCGAGACCGTGTTCAACAACCTGGTCCTCTCCAAGGGCATCCAGGCGGCCAACGGCGTCACGCCGAACGCCCGCAACGCGGTCGAGCTGATCGGCCTGGCCAAGGACAACATCAACGAGCGCAAGAAGATCGAGGCCCTGGCCGGTCCCCAGAAGGAGGAGGACGGCTTCGCCTCCCAGGTCGTGTCGGTGATGCTCAAGTCGTTCACCTACGGCCTGATGACCCAGAACTCCATGCCGGCCGATCCGCTCCGGGCCGGCACCGACGACGCCAAGATGCTTGCCCTGTATGGGGACAACCCGCCCCGGTTCGTGGAAAACCAGCACAAAGGTAAAATGGACGGCCAATGAGCGACCTGAAGCACATCTCCTCGGCAAACAAGGAGCGCCTCATGGGCCTGGTCCGCAAGACCGCCTCCCTGGTCAACCAGGGCGTGGCCCCCACGGACGCCCTGGTCAAGGCCGCATCCGACGGCGAATACCCGGCCGAGTACATCCTCCGGGCCGCCGAGTCGTACAACGGCGCGGCGCACCTGGCCCACTTCAAGCACGCGTCGACGGACTCGAGGGGCAACTCCTTCCCGCTCATCGACGCCCAGGAGGCGGTGCGCAGGGTGGTCGATTCGGTCAGCCTGCCGTCCAAGGTCGCGTCGGACCCGCTGGCGTCGGCCGTCGAGCTCGGCAGCTACCTCGAGGATCCGAACTGGAACGAGGACGTCGTCCTGCAGTCCAAGCAGGCGTCGGCGCCCGACTTCGCCCAGATGCAGCGGCAGGCGTCGATGCTGGACCGCTCCGAGCGCCTTGCCGTCGAGCAGGCCAGGTCGGCCCACGAGTCGGCCCTGGCCAGCCTGGCCAAGTCCGTCGAGGACTTCCGCAGCAAGACCTCGTCGGTTTCCCGGACCCGCAAGGCCCAGTGGGCCCGCGAGGCCTTGGAACGCCACGGCAAGGAGGCCGCGGACGCGGTCGCCCTGGCCACCGGGATCTCGGAGGACGAGTGCGTCAAGCTGGCCTCGAGCCGCCTGGGAGTCTTCTCGGTCGGAGTCGAGGAGGTCAACTCCCTCGGAGCGATCGTCGGCACCCTCGACCACTGCAGGAACCTGTCCCTCAAGGTGGCCCAGGCCGAGCACGACGCCTACGTCAACGGCATCGAGCGGCAGGAGCTGCTGGACCAGGCGGCCGGCGTGAAGCGGTCCGGCATCAAGGACATGATCGCCCCCGAGGCCGCCAGCTCGGCCATCCAGACGGCGTTTCCCAGTCATGGCTCGTCCTCCGACGCGATCCGCAAGGGCGTGCTCGAGAGCCTGATGGAGCCCGACTTCAAGGACCAGCTGGAGCGGATAGACAAGGCCCGCCTGCTGCACAAGCTGATCAAGACCGATCCGATCGTGGCCGGCCGCAATCCGAACGACATCGAGCAGTCCTTCCAGGAGATCGTCTCGATCGCCCCGGAGGCCGCCAAGCACGAGCCCCTGCTCCGCTCCATGCTTCGCCGCAGGCTCGAGGCCGGCCAGCAGATCGACGACTTCTCCCTGAACCAGATGCTGACGATGGAGGACAGGATCCGCGACCAGCGCAAGGAGTACTCGGTCGTGCCGAAGCTTACCGGCCTCGATTCAGCCAAGGAGTCCCCGCGATGAGCCGACACGACATCTCCGACATCATGGCCAAGTACGCCCAGGCCCGCACGAAGCGGGCCCAGGAGGGCCGGCGCACTATTCCCGTGAGTCAGGGCCGGGTTGGAGCCGATCCAAAACCTGGCGAGTTTGCGGTGACGCAAGAGGCTGTCCCCGGGTCGGAGAACCCGTGGGCGCAGTGGGGTTTCGGACTAGGGGGCGCAGGCTTAGGCAGAGCCCTGGGACAGCAGATTCATCGGGTCGGTACGAATAGGGCCCTGGGTAGGAATTCGTTTTCGCGGAAGCCGATAAGGGAGGCTTTCACGGATCAACCTCCGGTCGCTGCCGCCTCTCCGGCGGAAACAGCTGGCCGCATCCCTGGATCTCCGACCGGGCGTTCGCTCCTCAGCAACCTGATTGCGCAAGCCACCAACTCTACGGTCAGCGGAGGTCGGGCTCCGTCGGTCATTTCGGCTTCCAAGGCTCCTTCGCTGGTGCCGGTCCTGCCGCCGGACTCCATTCCTCTTCCACCGCCTTCATCTCCAGCTGGACCCATCCCGATTGCCGACGATCAGAATGCCTGGATGTATGGTTATGGTGAGCCCGGACGGCCTCAGCCGGGAAGTCTGGCCGCTCTGGCAGGCGAGGGCGCTGCGGCTCCTATTCCGGCGGCCCCACCCTCCGCTAGAGGCCCTGCGGGCCGAGTTGCAGCTCTTCGGCTGATGGGCAACCCTGATGCGGATAGCAGCGTCTCCTTGGAGAGCAAGAACCAGAGTGGAGGCGTGATTGGCGAGGACCTGGTTCAAGGAAAGGTCCCGGATGCTGCCGAGGGATTCGTGCGAGATATGAGCAATCCCGATGTCGGTCGTATCTCCGTAACCACGCCAGGCGGGGCCGGCGTATTCAGGCCTGGTTACCCTGCAGGTGGTTACGCTCTTGATCCCAGACGGATCAATCGGGCTATACCTCGCGGCACAGCGGGACGCCTTTTGAACTTTGGCATTGACATCGGGATTCCGGCGGCGGGATTTGGAGCTGGTTATTTGCTCGGCGGCGAGGCGACCCAAGACAACCGCAACGTCATCAGGCGATAGAGGTCAACCATGATCAAGGCATTCAGCCCGGACCACTTCAACCTCGGCGACGAGGCCCAGTCGGAGATCCTCAGGTTCTCCTCGCGGGGCCTCGACTCCGGCCAGGTCAAGCGGGCCAACATGTTCTCCCGCCTGATCGACGGCTACACCCCCGGCCGGGACAAGACCGCCGTGCACACGATTGCCATGACGGCCTCGGAGCGCTTCGGCTTCAACCGCAACGGCGACGGCTGGAAGCGCGCCAACCTGCTCAGGGACCATCCGACCTTCATCAGCCACGCCAAGGTCTTCCGGCATCACAAGAACACCTCCCTCGACCCCAGCTACGGCACGGTCAAGGCCGCCCTCTACAACGACGACATGGACCGGGTCGAGCTGCTCATGGAGCTCGACAACACCAAGTGCGCCGAGGAGCTTTCCCTCCTGGAGAGGAAGGGCAGCTACCCGGTCTCCATGGCCTGCAAGATCGCCCACGACGTCTGCTCCATCTGCGAGAACAAGGCCAAGACCCCCAGGGAGTACTGCTGGCACGTCAAGGAGGCCCTGGGCAAGATCATGGACGACGGCAAGATCGTCGGCGTGGACAACCCCAACTCGACCTTCTTCGACATCTCCAGGGTGGTCCGCCCGGCCGACCGTGTGGCCTACACCCTGAAGACGGCCAGCGCCGGCCCGATCGGCGGAGCCGCCCTGGCCGAGGAGCTGGGCTACTCGGCGGACCAGATTCCCTTCCTCGAGGCCACCCTGGTCTCGAACGTCAAGCACTCCGAGCAGAAGCGCCGGATCCTCGAGAAGCTCTCCCGCATGGAGAAGAAGATCGAGGGAATCGCCAAGCCGGTCCTCCTGGATTCCTGCGACGAGGTCGAGGACACGGTCGCCAAGCTGGCGTCCTACGTCCCCGTCCACCTGGACTCCGTCATGAGGGGCCTTTCGGACAACGGCGTCGTGCTCCGGCCGTCCGAGCTGCACCTGCTGATGACCGGCAACCGCATCCCGGCCGGCGAGGCCTCGTCCTTCGACAAGGCCGCCATGGACCGCGGCTCGGCCGCCTTCCAGTCCGAGGAGCTGGTCTCCAGCTCGCTGTACGAGCCCTCGGAAATGAAGGTTTCAGGTAAGATCGCGGAGCTCTGCTCGAGGCTCAGGCCCTATCGGAGCGTCGTGCAGCCCATCATGGGCAGGATCGTAGGCCAGGCGACGGCGCCTGGCGCTCAGACCAAGACCGCCTGCGGGGTCGACTCGGGGTGGCACCGGGAGTACTTCCGGTACCAGCTGGAGGCGTTCAGGAGCATCAAGGCCTCGTGCGAGGCCGCGGACCTGGACGAGATGATCTTTTGCGGGATATGCCAGAACCAACTACAATAGGCTTTTCAAGGACACCAATCCATGGCAACCAGCATCGAACACCGTGCGCTCGTCGAGCAGCTCCGCAGCATGAACCAGAAGCGGGCTGAGAATCCCGGTGAGCAGATCCTCAAGACCACTCACCCCAGTGGCAGCGACTCGGGCGACGACGACCAGACCCGGTCGGTCTCGACCGGCACGCGCTACGACGAGAACTCGTCGGCCAACCGGACGATGTATCCGAAGGGCACCGACAGCGCGAAGAAGATCCAGAACGGGACGCAGGAAAGCGACCCGGGCAACAACAAGGGTCTTCATCCGCGTCCGACCGGCGGAGCTCCGGAGGTCGAGCGCAAGTACAACCTCGCCGACCACAACGACCCGGGCACCTCGCATCCGAGCGGCAAGGCCGCGGCGGACTTCCTCGCGCAGGCCAGCGGCATCGCCGCGGAGCTTCGCAACCTCGTGAAGCAGGCTGCCGAGGGCGACTCGTACGTCCAGGGCAAGGCTCCCGAGAAGGCCAAGAACAAGCTTCCTCACGACGAGGCCGGCGGCGGCGACGGCGGCGGTCTCCCTGAGGGCGACTCGAGCGAGGAAGAGGGCAAGATGGCGGCCGAGCACCTCGCCGCCCTCCGCGCCCAGGCCACTGCCGAGCTCGTCGCGACCCGCGAGGAGATGAAGTCGGCGGCCGAGCGCGACGCGGAGTCGTTCGTTCAGACCGTCACCCTGGTCATGGACAAGTTCGCGGCTCCGCACGTCCTCCCGGCCATCCAGGCTCAGAAGCAGGCCGCGGAGCGCGCCGAACTCAACGACACGATCACCAAGATCGCCCTCTACGACCTCCTCGCCGAGCGCGAGGGCATGCCGAAGTTCGCCGAGATGTGCGGCGCCGGCGGTTCGGCCCCGATGCCGCCGAAGGCCAAGAAGAAGGACGACAACAAGAAGCCCGACGCGGACGGCGACGGCGTTCCGGACTGGGCCGACGAAGGCGAGAAGGAGGCGGCCATCCGTCTCATCGCCAAGCTCGCGGCCGAGAACGAGGCCCTCAAGAAGAAGGGAGCTGCTGCCCGTAAGGGTGGCACCTTTCGTAAGCGCGCCGAAGAAGACTCGGTAGACGAGGATCCTTCGGAGGACGAAGACGCCGAAGAGACCGCCGAGTCGCCCGAAGAGGGTGGCCAGGAGGCCTCGGACGACGCCGAGCAGGTGCTTGCCGACATGGCGGCCATGCCGGCCGGCGGCGGAGCTCCTGACGCCGAAATGGCCGGCATGGGCCCTGAGGGCGCTCCTGCCCTCGCCCCTGAGGAGGAGGCCGCTCTCATGGCTCTCCTGCAGCAGGAGGGCATGAAGGCTTCCGACGTCCGCTCGTTCGCCAAGGTGTCCAGCCTCCTGGCGTCCGGCAAGCTGCATCCGAGCAGGCTCTCGGCAGCCCAGGCCGCGTTCCTCCAGACCTGTGACGGCGCGGTCAAGCGGGCAGGGGCCAAGTTCCAGACCCTTCGCTCGGCCAGCCGGCTCCGCAACGAACTCAATCTGATCCACAAAGGAATCCAGTCGTGACCAAGATCCAGATCCCCGCTTCCACCATTGAGAAGATCGCTTCTTTCCTGGAAAGCGTCCCCTCGGTCGTCAGCGCCATCTCGGCGCCGGCGAAGCCCGAGACTCGCAAGCAGGCGGCTGCCTGCGCCCAGGAGCTCGTCAAGCACGCCGGCCTCGACCCGAACCGCTGCGATGAGTTCGCGGCGTTCATCCAGACCGACGAAGGCGCCATCAAGACGATCGGCTCGCTCACCAACAAGATCGCTAGCCTCCAGGCCGAGCTCAACTCTGCTCGCAACCTCTCGGTCGGCGGTCCCGGCTCCCTTCCCTCTCGCAAGACGGCCTCGGCCGGCGACAAGCAGTCCTCGGCCGCGTGGTGCGAGGCTCTCCTCGGCTGAGGAGAACAAAATCGTTTTCCGGTAAAATCCATCGAATCCTTTGATTCGGAGATCCAGAAATGCCCTACAAGACACTCACCCAGATGACCAGGAACATGCTCGACCCCGTCCGCGGATGGTGGGACGAGCGTCAGCTCTCGCGCGTTTGCCCGGTGGCAGGCGCCAGCCAGGCCGATGTCGACGCCGTCACGGCCGGCATGGTCGGCTTCCTCGACTCCAGCAACCGCTTCGCTGCAGGCAACGTCAGCGCTGCGAGCGTCAACAAGATCCCGCTCTTCGCCCGCGGCGGTTCGCTTGACAACGACGCCGTCCGCTACGAGGGCAACTTCGCCTCGCAGCGCGCTACCCGCACCCAGGGCACCCCGGCCCTGACCGGCGGCACCGGCGCGGACGCGGACGCAGGCAACGTCGGCATCTCGTGCCTCGTCGGCACCGGCGCCTACGAGCTCGGCACGACCGCTTTCCAGGTTGCAGCCTCGGCAATCGCCGCCGGCGACCTCCTCATGGCGGACACCTCGAGCTCGTTCGACTCGACTGGCGCGATCGCCACGGCGGGCCGCGGCAAGATCCGTCAGTGGGCTGCTTCGGCAGGCGCCGATGCCACGTACGGATACGCGGTGACCGGAGCCAAGAACACGAACCAAGTCATCGGCATCGCGACCAGCTCCGGCGGCGTCAAGAACCAGTATGGCGTCCCCATGCTGTACTTCTACGTCAACTGGTGGCCGGCGATCTGATCCCCCAACCACGAATCCACACAGGAGTACCACCAGATGGCCCTTGAGCATCTCACAGACATGGAGAAGCGCGCGAACCAGGTCGTTCGCCAGCACATCCAGGACATGGAATTCAACCCCGAGTCGGCCATCAAGGTCAGCCGGGCGACTTCCGACTTCATCCGCATGCGTCTCCGCGAAGAGGGTTTCCTCCGGAAGATCCTTCCGGCGCAGACCATCACCGGCGACGACCTCACCAAGCAGGTCTCGACCGACAAGCCGTCGAAGGTGATCGAGCTCGAGCCCGATTCGCCTGGCGCGATGTCGATCCCGTTCGGCGAGTTCCCGACCGGCACCTACATCTACGGCAAGCGTTGGCTCGTGACCTTCGCCCGCATCGCGACCCCGATGTTCAACAAGGACGTCGCGGAGCTGCATGACTACGACCTCGACATCCGCCAGGTCATCAGCGACAACTCGCTGAAGGACCTCCAGGCTGAGGAGGACGGCAAGTTCATCCAGACCTGCAACTCGCTCCTTTCGAACGACACGATGGTCGCGGACGTCGACCTTCCGTTCGGCCCGAACGGTTCGAACATCAAGCTCTGGCGCACCCTTTCCGGCGGCCTCACCCGTGAGAACGTCGTCGAGGCGAAGAAGATCATGATGGCTGCGAACGCCCGCCTGCGCCCGCAGACGGCCCTCGTCAACCAGAAGACGGCGCTCGAGTTCGAGAAGTGGACCCGTGAAGAGGTCGGCGGCGATATGTCGCAGGACATCATGGTCAACGGCTGGGCCGGCGAGGCGAACAAGTGGTGCGCCCTCAACTGGATCACCACGATCAAGGACGACCTCGTCCGCGACAACACGATGTTCCTCTTCAGCTCGCCCGAGTACCTCGGTCGCCTGTACTTCCTCGAGGACACGACCATGTTCGTCGAGCGCAAGGGTCCGATGCTCTCGTGGTACGCCTACGAGATGCTCGGCGGCGGCATCGCGAACGTCGCGGCCCTCTCCCGCGTCGACTTCACCTGATCGGTGACCTGACCTGAACCGCAAGGGGCTCCCGCAAGGGGGCCCCTTGTCCTTGCCATCCGGATTTTGCAGCATCGTGCATTCCGGCTACAATGCACTCTCCGGCGCCCGATGCGCCCCTACAAGGAATCCAAGATGCCCGACACCACCAAGATCGCAGCTGTTCAGACCCTCGTTGGCACCTACTACGTCCCGGCCTTCGTCAAGGCCTGCGCCGACCACGGCCTCAAGTTCGAAAGCGCCGAGGACCTTGCGCACGCCCTGCAGCTCAACGGCAAGTTCGCGGCGATGGTCTCGACCGGCGTCTCGATCGACGCTCTCGTCGACACGATCGTCTCCGGCCTCAACGTCAAGCACGCGAGCGAGGGCCAGATCAAGATCTCGCTCGCCGCGATGAACCACTCGCTCGACGGCGGCCTCACTGCAGCAGGCATCCCTGTCGCCCCGATGAACAAGGCGGCCGCGGCCGACCTCGCCGGAGGCGTCTCGGACGAAGAGCTCGTCGCCTACATCGACGCCGTCAGCTGATCCTGACCCGTCCTTGAAGGAGGAGCTCCATGAATTTCTACCAGGCGCCTATTGCCAGGTTCATTCGTCTTGTCGCCAGGGACACCACCTCGGCGGCTGTTCCGGTGGTCCCTGCCACAGGCGTCTACCCGGCCGCCACAGGCCAGGCCTTGGGCCGAAACGTCACGGTGTTCTTCGAGACCCCAGGCTGGCCCACGGCGAGCCACAAGGTCGAAGTGAAGGGTCAGACCACGGCCAGCCCCAACAACCTGGTCGCTGCTCCGAACGTCTGCCTGTCCGACGCCGACAGCTACATCTTCCTGCGCGGCAACTCGGTCTACGCCAACAACGCCACCCCGGCTCTCGGCATCCACGTGGTCTACTCGGCCACCCTGGAGAACGTCCAGCCGAGCACGGCCAGGGCCGCTTCGTCTAACAACTACTGGGTTCGTCCTGGCGACACGTTCACCTTCACCAATCCGGTGCAGGCGGCCACCGTCGGCAGCAACATCGGCGATGCGGCCGGCTTCACCTCGGTGGCCGTCGTCACGGCGGTCCGGCAGAAGGGCGGTCCAGACCGGCTGGTGATCGAGTTCAGCGTTCCGATCGTGACCACGGCCGTGCAGGGATACCGCACAGGTACTTCAGGCAACTGGCCGGCCTACGACCTGGTGTTCTTCGCCGGAGCCTCCCCAGGTGCGGCCACCAATCCCGTCGGCCTCTCATTCAACCGCCTGCAGGTGCAGGTGTCGTCGGCAAGCAACTGGACCGCGGCACTGTCGGCTGCCGTGAACCTGTCGTACCCGACGGCCAACCCGGCCGGACTCTTCGTTCCGGATCCTTCCGGCTCCGACCCCAAGCCCGCAGGCCTGATCAACCCGTCGAGCACGCTCATCACCTCGTCGGCGGCCCTGGCCGCCAACGGCCGTCAGATGTACGTCCAGCTTGACGGAGGCACGCCCGCCACCCGGTACAACTGCAACTACACCTTCGAGCACAGGCCGGACTTCAACCAGGGCAGCGCCCCGTACCGGTGCATCTCGTTCACCGCGGCCGGCAGCTCAGACTGGTCGATCGAGGTCCTGGTCCACCCGCTGCACTGATCCGAAACAACCGGCCGGGGCTGCTATAATGGGGGCCTGCTCATGTCCGCCGGAAATTCCAGCAACACCGTTTTTCAGGCGATCCCCGTCGGGGAGGACTTCAAGATGTCCTTCTCGACGGAGCGCTTTTTCCACACGATCGTGCCGGCGGACGTCCTGAACGTCGTCTTCAAGCTCTATGACGCCAGGCTGATCGGAAATGTCGGAAATCCGAACCCCAACGCCATCATCGAGACGGTGACCTACTCCGTCACCCCGGCCAGGTTCTCCATCGGCACCTCGTCCATCTCGATCCAGATCTACTCCTCGGCCCTGGACGCCTACGAGGCCGCCCGCCCGGGGTCCACCTCCAGCGTCTTCCGCGGCGAGCTCTACGGCTACGCCGAGCTGACCGTGGGCGGAGCCGAGACCGGAGACCTGCTTAGGCTCGACCCGGCCCCGGCCACCGCCTCGGCGTCCACCTCGGCCAACCTGGGGTTCCCGACCTGGGACGGCAACTTCTACCCCGGCGACGCCAACTGCCAGGCCAAGGTCCTCACCTCCGCAAACCTCACCGTCTGACCCGGGTTCGCCATGCCTCAGTACCCAAGCACACAGAGCAGCGTGATCCTGGGCCCGGTGGCCGTGGTGGTCGGCGCCAACCGCCACCGCATCCCGGCCAGCCCCTACCGGTCCAAGTCCAACCAGCTTCCGGTCGACCAGGTCCCGGAGAACGGCCCGGCCTTCTTCCGCACCCACGTCTTCACCCCGGACAACAACCCGCTCAACATCGTGGACATGCGGATCGTCTACGTGGTGCGGGCCTCCCTGTTCTCGGCGGACTACGCCGAGGTCGACTGCTCGGTGGTCCGGCCGGACTACGGCGAGATCGAGGTCTTCATCCCCGACGGCATCATGCAGGCCCCGGGCCTGCACCTGGCCGCCATCCAGGTGTACAACCTCGACGGCAAGCTGCTCTACCAGTCGCCGCGGTACCTCGAGATCAGCCCCAGGATCACCTCGGTCAAGCGCCCGGTCACGGTCGCCGAGGTGCGGTTCAACCTCAGGGACTACCCCGAGCTGAACAGCCTGCTGAGCGACGTGGAGTTCTCGGACAACGAGATCGCCTACTGCATCTCCAAGCCCGTCGAGATCTGGAACGAGATGACCCCGGACGTCGGCCAGTACGACATCGCAGACTTCCCTTGGAGGCAGCAGCACATCTCCGCCACGATCGGCCACCTGCTGATCCTGGCCGGCCGCAGCTACGTGCGCAACCAGCTGGCCTACAGCTCGGGCGGCCTCTCGGTCGACGACAAGAACAAGGGGCCTGCCTACATCCAGATGGGGGAGCAGGCCCTGGCCAACTTCGAACGCTTCTGCATGGAGCGCAAGTTCGAGGCGAACATCATGGGCGGCTTCGTCTGGCTGCCGGGACCGTATAGCGACGTATGATCCAGGGCCAGCCCTTCCAAGACCTGTCGGTTTCGTACGACGGCCTCGGCCGCACGATGGTCTCGTGGAAGCTGGACCCGCGGTTCGACGATCCGTTCCCCCACGTCTTCAGCCTCGAGTTCGCCCGCAGCCAGTCCGGCTTTGATACCGGCGAGTTCCAGGTCCTGGACGAGGGCGACCGCGTCCCCTTCCTTACCGACCGCGTCTTCCGCGATGCGTCGATTGCCAGCCAGGCCTACTATCGGGTCCGCCTGAAGACCCCGGCCGGCGAGTACGTCTCGAGGAACAAGGGCCTCGAGGGCAACATCCCCGGGATCAACGCCGGCCTGCTTAAGGAGCTCGTCCGCAAGGAGAACCTTGCCCTGCGCAAGGAGCGGGGCGGAGTCCAGGGCTACCTGTTCAAGCGCAGGTACTACGGCCCGACCTGCGAGTGCACCGACAAGAACACCGGCATCCTGGTCAGCTCGGCCTGCCTGAAGTGCGCCGGCACCGGGTACGTCGACGGGTACTTCCCCGGTGTACCCTTCCCGGTGCTGATCGAGAACCAGGAGACCAGGCACGCCAATATTACCAAGATAGGCACCGCGGACGTGCGCGAGCTGGTGGTGCGGTGCCTGGCCAATCCCGTGGCGGAGGCCAAGGACATCTGGCTCGAGGCCGACACGTCCCGGGCCTACGAGGTCAGGGAGTACTCGGTGGTGGGCCGCATGGCCTACTACCCCGTGGCGGCCAAGCTGCAGATGCGGGAGCTGCCGCTCACCGACACCATCTCGCTGATCATCTCGTCGACCAGGGATCCGGACATCTCGGTCGACGTCATCAAGCCCGCCCCGCTGCCAGGCCCCACCGGCATCTCGGTCATTCCTCCGCAGGTGCCGTTCACTCCTGGCACAGGCGGAGGAGGGGGAGGTAGTTCCGGAGCCGCAGGAGGAGATCTCAGCGGCACTTACCCGAATCCGACCGTGGTGGGCCTGCAGGGCCGGCTGGTGTCCCCCACGGCACCGGCGGTCGACAACGTCCTGACCTGGAACGGATTGTCCTGGGTTCCCGCCGCTCCGGTGCTTCCTCCGAGCACGGCCGGAGGCGACCTCAGCGGCACCTATCCGAACCCCACGGTGGCGAAGATACAGAACCGCTCGGTGTCGGCCGTCGCTCCGACCCAGGGGCAGACCCTGACGTGGGATTCGGCGACCTCCACCTGGGTTCCAAGTACAATACTTATCCCCGGTGATCTGGATCTCGATGGCGGCGACGCCTTTACCGTCGACGACGTTCCGGACATAGACGGAGGAGCCGCCTGATGCCGACCACCCTGCTGGCCCGCCTGCGAATCCGCAGGGACACCTACGCCAACCTGTACGCCACCAACCGGGTGTACGGGCGGGGAGAGCCTGTCTACGACGAGACCAACGACCTGCTCAAGGTCGGCGACGGCATCACGGCGTGGCGTGACCTCGACTACATGGACGCCGAAGCGTTCCTGGCCTCCCTCAAGGACGTCCAGCTGAACCTCGGCACCCTGGCCGACGGCCAGGCCCTGGTCTACAACGCCAGCCTGCAGAAGTGGGTCAACTCGACCGCCGGCGGATCCCCTAGCGGCGCAGCCGGCGGCGACCTCAGCGGAAACTACCCCAATCCGACGGTCGCCCCGGGTGCGATCGGCACCAGCAAGCTCGGCGGGGACATCACCGCGGCAGGCAAGGCCCTGCTGGACGACCTCGACAACGTCGCCCAGAGGACCACCCTCGGCCTTGGCACCGTCGCCACCCAGGACGCCAACGCCGTCGCCCTGACCGGCGGCACGATCTCCGGCGTCAACGTCGTCACCGGCACCTACCAGAGCCCGGCCAACGAGGCCCTGATGAAGATCGTGCGCAAGGCCAGCGCCGGCACCATCACCAAGGGCCAGGTCGTCTACATCGTCGGCAGCCAGGGCACCCACCTGACGGTCGAGCTGGCGGACGCGGACAGCGAGCTGACCGCAGCCACCACCATCGGCGTGGCGGCCGAGACGATCACGAACACCGTCAGCGGCTACATCATCACCCAGGGCCTGCTGACCGGCCTGAGCAACCTGCCCACTGGCACGTTCGTCAACGGCAACGCGCTGTGGCTTTCGCAGACGGCCGGAAACTGGACGACCACGAAGCCGGTCCAGCCCGCGCACCTGGTGTTCCTCGGCTGGGTGCAAGACGCCAGCAACGGCGCAGCTGGCCGAGCCTACGTCAAGGTCATCAACGGCCAGGAGCTGGACGAGCTGCACGACGTCCTGATCGGCGCTTCGCCGGCGGACAACGACCTGCTGGCCTACGACCTTTCGAGCGGCCTCTGGAAGAACCAGACCGCGGCCGAGGCCGGTCTTGCCGCATCCAGCCACACGCACGGCAACATCACCAATGCCGGCGCCATCGGCTCGACCGCCAGCCTGCCGATCATCACCGGCACCGGCGGCGTCTTGCAGGCCGGATCCTTCGGCTCCACGACCGGAACTTTCTGCGAGGGCAACGACAGCAGGCTCACCAATTCCAGGACGCCGACCGGGGCGGCCGGCGGCTCTCTGACCGGCACCTACCCCGATCCCGGAATTGCCGCCAATGCCGTCACCAATACTGCGATCCGAGACAGCGCTGCAAATTCGGTCATCGGGCGCGCTGCAGCCACTGCTGGAGATCCGGCCGACATTCAGGCCACGGTCGACGGCCAGGTGCTCAGGCTCAGCGGCACCACCCTTGGCTTCGGCACCCTCGCGACCGCCGGCATCGGCGACAGCCAGATCACCTACGCCAAGATCCAGAACGTTGCCACGGCCAGGATCCTGGGCCGGACCACGGCAGGCGCCGGGGTGGTCGAGGAGCTGTCGGCCGGAGCCAACCTGTCCTTGTCCGCCGGCACCCTGGCCGTCACGGCCAGCGGCTCGACGGGCCAGGTCCAGTACAACTCCTCGAACGCCCTGACAGCCTCCTCGGTCTTCACCTTCGACGGCTCCAATGTCCAGGTCGGCTCCCAGGGCCAGCTCCGCCTCGGCAGCAGCGGAGCCACGTTCGTCGCGCTCCGTTCGCCGTCCAGCGTTGCGAACAGCAACATCTACACGCTGCCGGATGTGGTGGGCTCCAACGGCCAGGTGCTGCAGATAGCCTCGGTGTCCGGCAACGACGCCACCCTGCAGTGGGCCACGGTCTCCGGCGGAGGCGGCGGCGCCCCCACCACGGTCGACTACCTGGTTCGCACCGCGGATGCCACCTTGACCAACGAACGGGTGGTTGGCAACTCCAACACTGTCTCGGCCAACTGGGTGACCGCCGGCCAGGTGTCGTTCGAGCGGGCAGCCTTGAGCGGCGATGTCACCGCCAGCGTCAATTCCAACACGACTACGATCGCCAACCAGGCCGTCACCTTCGCCAAGTTCCAGAACATCAACACGGCGAGGATCCTTGGCCGGACCACGGCTGCCGCAGGTTCGGTGGAGGAGATCTCCGTCGGATCCAACCTGTCGCTGTCCGCCGGCACCCTGGCCGTCACAGCCAGCGGCTCCACGACCCAGGTGCAGTTCAACAACGGCGGCGCTTTGGGAGGGCATTCCGGCCTGACCTACAACAGCGGCACGTCCGAGCTGACCGTCGCGGGCGACCTGGCGGTCAACGGCGGAGACATCACCAGCTCCTCGTCGAACTTCAATCTTGCTGCCACCTCGGTAGACGTGCGAATCGCCGCGGCCGCGGCCGCGGCCCCGACCATCAGGCTGGGCACGAACATTACCGGCAACACGGTAACCTTGAACGGCATCGCCGCAGGCACGTCGAACCTGGACGTCAACGTCACCACCGGCATAGTCAACCTGTTCACCGGCATCACCACCGGCACCCTGAACATGGCCACCGGCGGCGCCTCCACCATCAACCTGGGCGGAGCCGCGGCATCGGTCAACATCGGCACGACCTCCGGCGACTCTACGCTGACGATCCGGGCCAACTCCCTGGGCACCGCCACCCTTGCCACCACGGTCACGTCCGGCCTTGGCAACCTGTTCAACACGTTCGTAACCAATCTGAACATCGGAGGAGCCGCCACCGCCCTTACCCTCGGGGCCACGACCGGCACCGCGGCGCTGCGCAATCCGACGCTCCGGCTGGGCAACACGACTTCGTCGATCACCACCAACAGCGGCTCGACAAACAGCCTGACGATCTCGCCGGGCGGAAACCTGACGATCGCCCCTACCACCTCGCTGGGCAGCCTGGGCGGAACCATGGCTCAGCTGCAGGTCACCAACGCTGTGGATGGCGCTGGGCAGGTTCGCGTCACCGGTGGAAACCTCTACCTGGGCACCTACAGCACGGACGGAACCGACTCGTTGGACGTCGGCATCCTGTTCGAGGGAGCTACGGCCAATTCCTTCACCACCAGGCTGCAGGCAGCCGACCCTGGCGCCAACCGCACCATCACCCTGCCCAACGCCAGCGGCACGGTGGGCCTGGTGGCCGGATCGACCAACCAGGTCCAGTACAATTCCTCGGGCGCCCTGGCGGCGTCCTCGGCGTTCACCTTCGATGGCAGTCACCTGCAGGTCGGCTCCCAGGGCCAGCTCCGCCTCGGTAGCAGCACCTCGACCTACGTCGCCCTGCGGTCCCCCTCCTCGGTCACGAACAGCAACATCTACACCATGCCTGCTGCCGTCGGCACGGCCAACCAGGTGCTGCAGATCGCATCAGTGACCGGAAACGATGCCACCTTGCAGTGGGCCACGGTCTCCGGCGGCAGCGGCAGCCCTGGCGGCAGCAGCGGGCAGATCCAGTTCAACAACGCCGGTGCGTTCGCGGGCGACGCGGGGCTGACATACGACTCTGCGACCGAAACCCTCACGGTCGGCACGGCGGGCAGCGGCGCGATCGTGATGGGGAACGGCGAGTTTCTGAGCAACTCGACCAACGGCACGGTGCGCATCGGTACGAACGGGACTGCATCGACCGACTTCGCCATGACGGTTGACGGTACATCCTGGGGTTCTGGTGTCACTCTCGGAACGCGCAGGAACTCCGATGGCAGCACAACCGCTGGTGGCTTCCTTTGTAACACACCATGGAGAATGGGAAACGCGATTGACTTTGCTTTGGGCGGCGCGAACTGGTACACGCTCTCATATCAAGAGGCAAGCAGTCAAGGGTGCATGACGATTGGTCTGCTCCTTGGCAGTCAGAACGCAGGAAGCAGTGGCGCGCTCGTTATCGTTCAGAACAACGAGCGAGGAGGCGCGAACCGTGTTCCAACGATCGACCACGCCGACCCGACGCTTTACCTCTACGGCCGGGGCAGCTCGAATGCCAACCACTTCATGCGGTTGAACCACGACACGACGAACGGCGTCATCGAGACCGGGGCAGGCGACTTGAACCTGGTCAGCGCCTCGGGTAATATCAACAACAACGGAAACAGGATTCCAAAGGTCTTCAGCGGCACCACCACCCCCGGCGCCGGCCTGGGGTCCGACGGCGACCTCTACTTCAAGTACTAGGAATGAACCATGGCCGATAATGTCGGATATACACCAGGATCAGGAGCGACGGTCGCGGCAGACGAGATCGGCGGCGTCCTGCACCAGCGGATCAAGGTCGGCGTGGGCCCCGACGGCACTGCCGTCGACGTCAGTTCGGCCAACCCGATGCCGGCCGTGGCCGATCGGACGGACAACCTCCTGGTCATGCTGAGTCGCATCGTCAAGCTCCTGGAGTCGAACGCCACGGTGGACTCCGCCCAGCGGCAGCGAGTCAACGTTGACGCCGCCGGCTACGCCCCTTTTACCCTCACGGGAGCTGGCACTACGGCCGGCGTCCTGCGAGTCACCATGCCCACGGACTCGACCGGAATTCTGGCCGGCGTCACCACCGTTACCAACCTGACCACCGTCGCCGGCATGGACCGCGAGCAGTACATCAACATCGCCAGGAACGCCTACGCAAACGGCATTCGCTCGAAGCTCATCTTCTCATAGGACAAACAGATGCCCGCCCTGACTTCCAACACTCTCGTAAAGCAGGTCGATCTCCCCGTGTGGGAGTGGTGCCGCTTTGCCCCGGCGGTCTCCTCGGCCGTGTCCTCGACCTGCTCCGCAGACAACCCCGACTTCCTGCAGACCGAGCACGGGCGATACCTCTACTACCTGATCAGTGCGACGCAGTTCGTCCGGTACGACACGTGGACGGACATGTACCAGCTCCTTACGCCTCCCCCGCTGGCGCCGTTCAACTTCTCGGCCATGAAGCTGGCGGGCGCGTACGGCCCTGAGGGTAAGGTCATTGCCGCGGGCTCCAGCACCGTGACGGTCCCTGCCGTCTTCATGGAGGCGATGCTCGACTACGACGTCGTCATCGTCTCCGGCACCGGCGCAGGCCAGCGCCGCAAGATCGTCAACGTGGCGGAACCGGTCGTGCACGACAGCGGAATCGCGACCGCCGTGTCGAACGTCCTCGGCAACATAACCATGCAGGACACGGTCAAGACCTGGGCCGTAAACCAGTGGGCCGGCTACAACCTTCGCATCACCGCGAACGCCGGCGTCGGCCAGTACCGGCAGATCCTGTCGAACACCTCGAACAACATTGTCATGGGCGACTCGACGCAGATGAACATGCGTCTCAACAACCCGGCCGTCTTCAATCCCGCCATCGGCGTGGCGGTCGGCGCCCAGTCGACCTACGCGATCGAGTCCCAGGTCGTCACCGTCGACTCGCCGTGGGCGGTCACGCCCGACACGACCTCGGTCTTCCGAATCCAGTCCGGAATGATCATGCTGACGACCGCAAACGCGGCGACGGCCACGGCCCCGTTCTACACGATCCAGCTCTACGACATCCTTCGCGATACCTGGTACATCCTGCCCACGATGACCAACATCCTGGCCGCCGCCGCCACCGACCTGTCGCTGGAGCGCACGTCGGAGAACGCCAGCATCTGGGCGAACGGCATGGCCACCGGAGGCACCACCACCACGCTTATCGACGCCTCCATGGGTGTCGACCGAAAGGCATGGGACACGAACGAGTGGGCAGGCTACTGGGTCTACCTCTACTCCGGCACCGGCGCAGGCCAGATTAGGGAGATCTCGAGCAACACCGGCACCACGCTGACCTGGCTCACGGCAGGAACCGCCCCCACGGAGACCACCCGATACCACATCGTCGGATTCGACGCAGGCACGGCCACTTCGGGCGGCGCCTCCACGCTGACCGATTCGACCAAGAGCTGGAGCGTCAACCGCTGGGCCAACTATGCCGTGCGAATCCTCGCCGGCACCGGCGCCGGCCAGGTGCTGCCCATCGCCAGCAACACATCCACAGCCATCACCGTGGTCGGAGCCTGGGCGACCAACCCGGACAACACCTCGATCTATGCCATTCAGGGCGACCCTGACAAGGCGTATCTCTTTACCGGCGGCATCGCGGCCGTTCCGATCATCAACTTCTCGTCCCAGGTGCAGACTTTCGGCCGCCAGCTGGACTGGGGCATCGCCCGCAGCGCCTCGGCCTCGGTCGCCGGATACCAGCCGATCGCCATCACCACGCTGGCCAACGCCACCACCACGGCCACGGTCACGACCGCTCATCCCCACCAGTTCCGAGTCGGCGAGCTCGTCACGGTCCGCGGCGCCACCGACGCCAACTTCAACGTCACCAACGTTGCGATCGCCACGGTTCCGTCGGCCACCACCTTCACCTACACCATGGCCGGCACTCCGGCTGCCACGACCATTCCCGGTACGCAGACCACCACCACGCTTACCGACGCCAGCAAGGCCTGGGGTACGAACGAACATGCAGGCCGCCTGGTCTACATGTACACCGCGACGCCGACGGCGGCCTCAGGCGCCACTACAGGCCAGATTGTTCGAATCGCCAGCAACACGGCGACCACGCTCACCTTCGCCAACACTGTCACGACCTCCGCCAACGGCATCAGCAGGTACGTCATCTGCTCCACCAGCGCGATCGGCGCGACCGACTCCGGCGTCGCGACCGGCGGCACCACCACGACGGTGATCGACACCACCAAGAACTGGGTGGTCAACATCCACGCCGGCAAGCGCTGCCGCATCACCAGCACGACCGGCGGTCCGATCGAGGTGGCCATCGCCTCCAACACCAGCAACACCCTGACCGTCGGAACGATCACGGCTCCGACGGCCAACGCGACGACGTACGTCATCCTGGAGCCAACGGCCAAGGGTACCGGCGCAAACGCCAACTGGGCCTTCGGCACCTCGGATCCGGAGTACCGCGGCAGGTACATGTACTGCACCCGCGGCGGCGCTGTCACCGGATTCGACCGCTGGGACGTCACGACCGACCGGTTCGCCCTGATGCCGACGTCCCCGCTGACGGAAACGCTGACCACTGGCACCATGACGGCCTACGACGGCCGCGACCGCATCTACTTCCACAAGGACAACACGCAGCGCGTCTACAGCCTCAACGTCGTGACCGCCAACGTCAACGGCGCCACGATCTACCCGTACGCCGCTCCCACGGCGATCCTCGGCAACAGGATGGAGATCTTCGAGACCAAGGACGGCCTCAAGTACCTGTGGCTGAACCGCGCCTCCTTCGCCGAGTGCTTCAGGTGCCTGCTCTTCTGGTGATACCATGACCATACCCAAGCTGATCGACATTCTGAAAAACAAGGTCGCGGCCCTCAAGAGCAAGAGGGTCGTGCTTCATCAGCTCGGGGACTTGAACGAGGTGGTGGCGATCGACAACGAGGTGGCCGAAACCGAGGCCACCATCGCCTCGCTCACCCACCAGCTGCAGGAAAACCAGGGAGGCTGATCCGTGTTCCTGACCATTCTGTCCAACCAGGGCGCGCCTCCGGCAGGCACCCTGGCCTACATCAAGGTGTCGGGGGCCTGGCAGCTTGCTACGGTCTACTTCAAGGACGGCGGCGTCTGGAAGCTCGCCACGCCGTTCATCAGGCCGTCCGGAACCTGGTACTGATCAGGTAGTCCATGCCCGAGTTCAACAGCGTCATCCTCAGGCAGTCATCGACGGCGGGCCTGGTGCCCGACCCGGTCGAGGTCCTGCAGGGCGAGCTGGCCGTCAACCTGGCCGACCGCAGGCTGTACTCCAAGAACTCGTCCGGCCAGGTGGTCCTGCTGTCGGCCCATTCCGGCCTGTCCGGCACCAGGCCGAAGATCATCACCGACACCAACGCCACCTACGACCAGAACGGTACTGTCCTGACCGGCAAGACGGTCTTCTACACCCATGAGAACAACATTCTTGCCGGCGGAACCACCAATGCGGTCGCCAACAGGGTGTACCTGGTCCCTATTCACGTCGAGGAAATAGGACGCACGATCGACAAGATCCAGATAGTCACGGCTGCGGTGAATCCGGCCAGCAACTTCACGCTGGGCGTCTATGCCAACGACGGAGCATACGGCCCCGGCACGAGGCTCGCCCAGACCGCCAGCACCGCGGTCTTCACAGGCGGGTTTACGTACCAGAACGTGACCTTGAACTACACCCTACCTGACCGCGGATGGTACTGGCTTGCCGCTGTTTTCAGCGCCACCCCCAGCGTTCACTGCTACTCCAGCGCCACCGGAAACATGCGCAAGCTGGGCATGGTGGACTTCTACTCGCTTGGCGAGGGGCTGCAGGCCCTTTACGTCGACGCCGGCAGCTACGCCCTGCCCACCTCCATCGGGACTCCCAGGATGCGGGCCGGCGGAAACAGCATTCCAGGCATCTGCGTGAGCTTCCTATGATCTTCCGAGAGATCAACCACGCCTTGGACGGGACCGTCGAGATCGTCGACGACCGGGATTTCGCCGGCGTGAAGGAGTTTCAGCTGGCGGCCATCCGGGCCGAGGCCCGGCGCCGCATCCTGGCCGCGGCTCCGGAGTACCGCCAGATGAACGCCGCATTGGGCCTGCTGCCGCCGGCCGAGACGGCTGCGCTGAAGGCCCACATAGACCAGGTGCGCGCTCAGTCCAATCTGCTCGAGCAGCAGGTCGAGGCCGTGACCTGGGATGGGCAGGAATCCTCCCGCGCAGCGGCCTGCGACGCCGTTCAGGCGGTGATCTGGCCTCCGGCGCTATAATCCGCCCATGGCCGAACCAGGCGTCACCGAGATCGACAAGCCGGAGATCCTCCAGCAGACCGCCGAGATGGGCAACCAGTTTCCGAACAGGCTGGCCTTCACGGGGGTGATCCTGGACTGCGTCCGGCAGATCTTCTCCGTCTCCTCGAACATCATGCACCCCCAGCTGGAGGGGTACTTCTGGGCCCCCGAGATGGCCTCGGACCCCCTGAAGGCCCCCTACCAGCTCGTCATCGAGGACGGATTCAAGTTCGACCTGTCCAAGGACGGCATCCGGCCGGCCATCCTGGTCGAGGCCGGCCAGTGGACCGAGGGTCGCATGGGCATCGGCGACGGCGGGATGGTCGGAGACCTCTACCACAAGCGGATCAAGGGCAGCCATACGGTCAAGGTGGTCGGAAAGACCGTCTCCCAGGCCGAGCTGATCGCCCGGGAGGTCCATGGCTACCTGAGCCATTTCGGCCCCCTCCTGAGGGAGTGGATCGGGGTGGACCGCTGGGAGGTACCCGTCATGTCCGCCCCCGAGGAGGTCGAGGAGCAGTCGGAGAACGCCATCGTCCAGATCGTCGTGTCCTACGAGATGGTCTACGCCTGGGAGCTGAAGCCTGCGGTCTCGAGGCTCCTGAGGCAAATCGTCGTAAGTGCTATAATGAAGGACACCGGAACCGAGATTATCCAACTAGGAGCATGACCCAGTCATGGCCAGTCCCAAGCCCGCAGTCATCGTCCGCCGCGAATTCGAGGCCACCCCTGACGTCGTCAGCCAGCAGCTGAGGGCGTGCATCGTCGGCCCGTCGGCTCAGCTCGTCCGCTACGGCCAGTCTGGCGAGAAGTCCAAGGGCCTGGTCGCCGACCTGGCGTCTGATCCCGTCGACAACACGGCCACCCCACGACTTCGAGCCGCCGATCTCCTCTACTCGATTCCGAGCATCGACTACACCTCGTTGCTCGACGAGTCGTACTGCAAGGTCTACGTCGAGGACGCCAGCCTGACCTATTCGCACGTGGCGCCCACCGGATTCCTCCTGGCCGGCACGTTCAGCAACCTTGCCACCTCGTCCAACTCGCTGACCCTGGTCGCCAACAACGCCTGGAAGGGCACCGGCCGCCACGCCAGCATTCCTCAGGATGTCGCCGTCGGCGACGTCATCCAGCTCTACACCAGCAGCGGCCTTGCGCACTCCAGCACGGTCACGGGCTTCGACGGCAGCGTCGTGTCGGCTTCGCTCGGCTCGCCGGTCACCTCCGGCCAGAGCACCAGTCAGAGCGCATCCGCCCCCTCGCCGCTCGTCCTCAGCACGGTCACCTTCACCTTCTCCGCCACCAACTACCTGTCGACCGCTGCGCAGTACGCCGCGGATCCTCGCCGGGTGGGCAAGAAGTCGACGGTCTACACGGTCACCATCACCGGAACGCCGAGCGCCTCGACCATCAACTTCACGGTCACCTCCGACACCGGCCTCGACGACGGCACCTTCACGGGCGTCGCAACGACCGGCGTCGCTGTGCTGCCCAGCGGCAACCAGCTCACCGTCACCTTCGCCTCGGTTCCGACCCTGACCTCGGCCCTGTCCGGCACGATGACCTACGCCGCGGCCCACACCCCTCAGCTCGCCGGCTCGGTCCTCACCTTCACCGGCACTCCGACCTCGACGGCCCCGACCACGACCTACATCTTCACCTGCATCGCCGGCGGCAGCTTCTCGACGGGCAACACGACGGCCGACTTCCAGCCCAAGTTCCGAGTATCGACCGCCAACGGCGCCGACATCGTCAGCACCATCACCGTCGGTCCGACCGGCGCCGCGGTGCCGTTCGGCAGCTACAACCTGTCGCTCAACTGGACCACGACCGATGCGACCAAGGCTAAGGGCTTCGTCAAGGGCGAGTTCTTCACGATCACCCTCACCGGGGCGTCGGTGCCCTACCTTGACAAGGTGGTCTTCGCCGACCCCACCCCCTCCACTGGTCTCGGAATCGCGGTGACCTACGTCCGGCTCTCGAAGAAGGTCGGCAGCCTGCTGCTGCCCAAGTACTGGGCGAATGCGTCGACTCCGAACTGGTCGATCACCAACGGCTCCGATTCCGACCTTCGAAAGCTGGTCATCGAGAACTCGATCAGGGTCAGCGACCCTGCCGTCACCGGCATCGCCGAGGGTAACCTCACCGCCGGCAAGTTCTACCTCGAGTACCGGGCCTTCCGCGAGCTCCCCCGCGAGGTCGGCTCGGTGCTGTCCCTCTCGGACATCACCACCCAGCTCGGCACGATCGATCCCGACAATCCCCTGGCCTACGGCGTCTACAAGGCCTGGTCCAACGCCAACGGCGCCACGGTCCACTACATCGGCACCGTCTCGCAGGAGCTCAACGGCTACCGCGGGTTCGCCGACGCCCTCGCTCTCGCCCAAGGCAACCGCAACTGCTACGGCCTCGTCCCGCTGACGACCTCGTCCGAGATCTGGTCGGCCTTCGCCGGCCATGTGAAGGACGAGTCGGATCCGACCGTCGGCCGGTTCCGCATCTTCTGGTTCGCACCCGAGGTCGAGCAGCACTTCAAGTCCCTCGACAAGGACATCTTCAACGCCGACATCTTCGGCGTGTCGTCCCTGCACGGCAGCGGCAAGTACCAGCTGGCGGCCAGGACCGCCCTTGGAGGCGTGTCCTCGGCTAACTTCACGCAGACCGTCCAGCCCGGAGACTTCGTCCGCACCCAGATCTCCTTCGACAAGTTCGGCAATTCGACCTACGTCGAGTACAAGGTCGCCGCGGTGCTTGACAACTCTACGCTGCTCCTGAACACGACCACCGACCCTCTCATCAACCAGGACCGCATCGAGGTCTACCGCGACCTCACGTCGGCAGCCCTGGCGCAGAAGTACGTCCAGGTCGCCGGCGGGTTCTCGTCGGAGCGCGTCTACGCGGTCGTCCCCGACCGCGGCATCGACGGCCTCCGCGTCGACGGCGTGCCGGTCCGCAACTGGTACGTCGCCTGCGCCTTCGCAGGCCTCCGCTCCGGCTCGGTGCCGCAGCAGCCCCTCTCGAACGTGGAGCTCGTCGGCTTCGACGGCCTCACGACCGTCGACCAGCTCTTCGACGAGCCGGACCTCGACATCCTCCGCGACGGCGGCGTCTGGGTCGTCCGCAAGGGCGACGACGGCCGCATCTACTCCGAGCGCCAGCTGTCGACCTCGACCCTCGACATCTACCGCAAGGAGCAGTCGGTCACGACCAACGTCGACTCGATCGCGTTCGCCCTGGCCGACGGCCTGCGCAACCTGGTCGGCCGCGTGAACATCACCGAGGGCACCCGCGGCCTGGTCGAGGCGACCATCCGCCAGATCCTCGGCCAGTTCACGGCGACCAACGGCGCGGTCACGACCGGTCCCCAGCTGCTCTCCTACACCCTGGTGTCGGTGACCGTCCCGGCGACAGCCAAGGACACCCTGGTCGTCAAGATCCAGATCGAGGTCCCGCTCCCGATGAACATCATCGACATCACGCTCGTAATCTGAGAGGAACCCCTAGATGGCGACCGAAATCTTCAACAAGACTCCCCGCAACGTGGCCGGCGCCTTCAGCGTCGACAAGGCCACGATCCAGTTTCCCAGCGTCCCCGGCCTGAGCAGCAGCGGTCTCCTCGTCCAGAACGTGCAGATCGCCTACCAGCAGCAGATCAGCTTCGTCTACGACCTGGCCAAGGCGGACGACGTCTACTACATCGCAGGCCGCACCGAGGGCAGCATCTCGATGGGCAAGATGGTGGGCTCGTCCGGCATCCTGACCCAGTTCTACAAGACCTTCGGCGACGTCTGCAAGGTGAAGGGCACCGCCATGGAGCTCCAGGGGCTCGGCGGCTGCTCGAGCACCGCGGTCGGCAGCAAGACCATCACGATCCGCGAGCCGGTCGTCGTGCAGGTCGGCATCAGCATGAACGTCGACACCGCCCTCATCGCCGAGAACTGCGCCATGCGGTTCGCGACGATGGAGCTCCAGTAAGGCCCACCTCCTTCCGTGTCACTATACTGGGCTCCGGACTGACCTCCGGAGCCCGGTCTGCTTATGGCCATCCCCAATCCCAACTCCACGGTACGATCGTCCTCGGCAGGCCATCCGCTGGGCCTGGACAGGCACTACGACTACCTCCAGCGGCGGTCCGAGCTGCACGACAACAGCCGGGTCACGAGCATGGTCTTCGTGGCCAAGGTCCTGGAGATCAACCAGCAGCTGGGCTGCTACCTGACGTCGGTCCAGGGCATGCCCCCCATGCTCGCCGTGCCGCTGAGCCCGATGGGCATCGGCCTGGGCTGCGGAGTGGGGTCCATCCCCATGTACGGCGTCGGCAGCACCGTCATGGTGATGCACACCCCCGAGCTGGGGCCTGGCCGGGCGGTCATCCTGGGCCGGCTGCCGGACCCCATGGGACCCACCGTGCTGCCCAGCATCCCCGAGCTGTTCCCCGGATCGCCCGCGGGATCCTACAAGGACGCCATCTCGGACCAGGGCCAGCTGAACTCCCCGCTGGTCAACTTCAACAACGGCCACATGCTGGACGCCTACGCTGGCGACCACCACGCCGTGAACATGCTGGGGTGCGGCCTGGTGGTGGGAGCCCTGCACGCCTCCCTGGTCTCGGGCTACGGCTGCTCCATCGAGTGCCACTACATCGACGACCTGGTCCGGCTGAACTCCTACAACTTCGAGCAGACCACGGCAGGCTCCGAGACCCTCATGTTCGCCGACGGCGGCGACTACACCGAGGTCCGCCGGCGCAATCCCTACGTCCTCGAGTCCCTGGGCGCCCCGTACCAGTACGGAGCCCTGCCGCTGAAGGCGGGCACGCCCCGCGGGCCGGACTCGGAGGAAAAGGACGACACCGGTGTCTACGCCCTGCAGGAGCCGGAGCAGCAGGGCTGGTGGCGCCGGCTGGACTTCGACGGCTTCCTGCCCAACCTGAGCTCCACCTACGTGGCCGTGCCCTCCCTGACCGCGGTGCGCACTGCGGACAAGGCCGAGGAGCCCGACGAGGCCGGCGTGTTCCGCCAGCATCTGGACGCCACCGGCGCCTACACCGTGGTGTCGGCCAAGTCGATCGCCCTGGTCAAGGACTGCCTGATCCCGGTCCCCAGGGAGCTCAAGCGTCCTGACGACAGCAGAGGTGCCAAGTCCGTCACCTTGGAGGCCGACCGGGCCGCCATAGTGCCAGAACTGGCAGATTACGAGATCGAAGGCGCCGAGGAGAACCTGGACGGCGCCGCCCTGGCCTACGCGGCGAGTTCGTCCGACTCGGTCGCCTTCAGGAACCACCGCGCCACGGTCAACTTCAAGGTGCGCAAGGACGACTGGACCGTCTGGGGCATGGAGGAGGTCGACCTGGCCGGCCTGAAGCCCGGCATCGACGCCTCCGGCATGCTGCCGGCCTCCGAGAACGTCTCCGAACAGCGGATGCACGCCAGGCTGCCCAAGGTGGCCCTGCTGCGCATCTCCGAGGGCCAGGACGCCAGGTACTACGCCAGCCGGGCCATGGTCCTGTTGAACGACGACGGCTCCGTCCACCTGCAGGACGGCTACGGCGGCTGCATCAGCATGCGCGCCGGCTCGATCGACATCTCGTGCCCCGGGGACATCACCCTGCGGCCCGGCCGCAACCTGGCCGTCGTGGCCGGGGCGTCCGTGTCGTGCGTCGGAGGAGTCGACGTCGAGCTGGCGGCGACCCAGGGCGACGTGCGCGTCCATGCCGACCGGAACGTCTCCGTGCTGTCCGGCAACGACGGCGCAGGCGGCATCCTGCTCGAGACCAAGGCCCAGGGGTCCATCCTGTCCGGCCAGAACGAGTCGGGCTCGCCGCGGTTCAAGGCCCCCAGGAGCAACGCCAACGCCTACGGAGGCGTCTGGATCAAGGCCAGGGAGTCGGGCTTCTACGCGGTGGGCCGCGAGGTCTACGCCGGCAACGCCTCCGACGCGGCCACGGTCCGCCTGGACTCCGGCGCGGGAACCCTCACGGCCGCAGGCACCCAGGCGGTCTTCGAGGCGGCCACCACGACCTTCATCAGCGACCGGGCCAGGCCCGAGCTCTCGACGTCGATGTCCCTGACCCAGGGCGGCGTCTACATGAAGAGCCGCGGGTCGTTCTTCTTCGAGGGCCAGTCCATCCTGGCGTCGGGGGCCAACTCGTCGACCATCTCCCTGAGGGTCAAGGGCGACGCCATCTTCTCCACGTCCGTCTCGGCGGTCTCGGGCTTCAGCGGCCCGGAGCAGACGGTGGGGGTCCTGGACGCCGCAGGCATCGGCAGCCAGCTCGAGGCGGTCACGACCGGCATCACGCAGCAGCAGACCGCGCTGGGGCAGGTCACCAAGGCTGCGGCCGCGTCCGGCAAGGACTTCGACAGGTCGGTCCTCAAGACGGCCAGGTCGTCCCTGGCCAACCTGACCTTCTGCTACCCGGACTCGCCTGACCGCGGCATCCCGGACTCGACGCAGTACGCCCTGCTCGAGAGCGAGTGGCAGCAGCAGTACCGGCTGCAGGGCGCCGGCACCCCCATGATCCTGCGCGGGGTCGACCCATCCATGCCTGCCGGGGCCGCTCCCCCGGGCGTCAGCGAGACGGCGACCTACTTCTGGCCCGGCGCGCGTGCCCTGGCGGGAAAGTTCGCCCAGCTGCAAGCCGGGGAAGGCAGGCTGGTCGACGAGAAGCTAAGATTGAAGTCCGAGGGGTTCGGCCAGGCGCTGGCCCCGATCGGCGCGCCGTCGAGCTTCGAGGGCGCGTACACCATCCCGGTCAGAAACCAGGTGAGGAGCACGACATGAGCGAGGACATCACTCCGTTGACCCCAGGCAGGACGTACCGGCTCTCCGAGTCCGGGAAGTTCGTCGAGGTGGATCCCCCGGCCCCTGAATCCGCGACCCCGGTCCCGGACGACGACCTGCCTCCGGACCTCAGGCCCGGGGCCAAGCCGGACGCCGCCAAGGAGCCCAAGCCGGACACCGCCAAGGCCGTCGTGGAGAACCTCAGGCAGGTGCAGGAGGCCCTGAAGGACAACCTGGGCGCCACGACCTCGATGCCGCAGATCCAGGTCAGCGACGAGGACCGCCAGAACTTCCTGCGCGCCATCCTCTCGGGCGACCCCTACACGAAGCGCTTCGACCTCTTCGGAGGCTCGGTCAAGGCGACCTTCAAGTCCCTGAACATGGCGGAGCTGGACGCCGTCGCCGAGGCGATCGTCATCCAGAGCGGCCGCGTGCCGTACGCCGGCATGACGGCCGTGGCCGGCGCCCACCTGCGCTTCTGCATGGCCTGCTCGCTGACCGGCCTGGAGTTCCACTCCAAGGAAGGCGTGACCATGCGCGGCCAGGGCTGGGACTCGGTGCTGTCGATGTACGACATCCAGTCCAAGCGCGACACCTACTACGTCAAGGAGAAGGACGGCAGCATGCAGCTCCGCGAGAGCGTCCTGCCGGCCGTTCCCGGCCAGAGGGTGCTGTGGGCCGCCGTCGAGAAGTTCTCGGACATCTCGGCCCCCCTGTACAACATGCTGTTCTTCCTGTACCAGCGGTTCGACTCCGAGATGGCCAAGATGCAGAGCGAGGCGGCCAACCCTGATTTTTTTACAAATGGGGGCGCTGGTCCCTCATCCTGACCGATGCGTACGAGCGGCAGCTGTTCTCCAGGCCGCATGACGTGAAGTCCAGGCTCGGCATCGCTGCCGAGCACGTCAGGATCGCGTACAGGCTCGAGCTGCGCAACAGGGCGGTCGCCGAGGCCTACCTGGACAACACCCGGGCCCAGGTCGCGGCGGGCATCTACCGGGACGTCGAGACCGCCTTCAACAACGCCACCCAGGTCTACGTCGCGAGGATGGACATGCGGCAGCCGGAGGAGCCCGTCTCCAGGCTGCAGTCGGACCAAGCCCTCGTCGAGGAGTGGAAGGCCCTGTTCGGGTAAAATTGCGGAAAATCCATGTCTTCCTTCCCTCCAGACTTCTCCATGCGCAGCCAGGCCGATGCGGCCATGCAGCGGTACGGCCTGAACCAGGGGAGCTACTTCTCGCCCTACGTGCCTCAGAACCCGAGCATGTTCGGGCAGATCGCGGGCCTGGCGGGGGCGGTCGGCGGTGACAGCGCCGCCCAGATCGTGAACATGCTGGGGGCGATGGCGCAAAATCCGGCCATCAAGAACCTCATGCCCGGGCTCAGCGGCGCCGTCACGAACATGATGGGCACCATGCCGATCGGCATGAACCAGGACGTCGGCAACTTCATGGTCTCCCGGATGATGGGCCAGATGGGGGTCGGAATGACCCCGTATCAGAGCCTGCCGTCGGACTTCGTGAACATCCAGCAGGCCCAGGCCTTCAACCAGGCCGCCATGCAGTACCAGGCCAACTTCAGCAACGCGCCGATGCCGACGCTCATGGAGCTGACCGCCGGCGACAGCGCCGAGTCCCTGCGCATGCTCCAGGGCCTGGCCAACGCCGACACCCTGCGGCAGGACGCAAGGTTCAAGGGCGCCTTCGACACCATGAGCGCCATCTCCGGCGTCAACATGGACGATCCCGTGCTGCAGCAGGCGATCAAGCTCGGCAGGACCGGAGACTCGGCCGCGGCCGACGCGTTCATGAAGCAGAACCAGGCCGAGGTCGACAAGGCGATCCGGGCCGCGAACAACGCCTCCGGGATGAACGCGTTCGCCACCACCGTGGCTCCGATGCTGATGGGCGCAGGCATTTCGGTGGACAACCCGGTGGTCGGAGGTCTGCTGGAGGTCGCCCTGAACGCCACCGGCGCCGACAGCGACCCGCGTCTGTTCGCGCCCGCGGCCTCCCAGTCCCTGGCGATGCTGGGGGGCCTCAACATGGCCGGATTCTCCGGAGGCAAGGGCTTCGCGGCCGAAAGCGTCGCCATGGGCCTGGCCGACCGGATGGTGAAGGGCGACATCCAGGGCCTGGACATGGTGCGCGGCATGACGCTGACCCGCGAGCTGGCCAGGCAGGGCATGCTCACGACCGGAGGGGTCGACACCTTCGGCAACCTGGACACGAACCAGGTCAAGGAGCTCGAGGACACGATCGCCAAGCAGCTCGAGAACTTCAAGGGCATCTCCGACCTCAGCAAGCGGGTCAACATGACCATCGCCGAGACCGTGGCCTCGATGAAGCAGGTCTACGGCAACGACTTCGGCCGCCAGCTGGGATCGGCGGTCGGCGAGGCCGAGCGCGCCCTGCGGGCCGATCCGACCAACGCGAGCCAGAGCGATCGGTTCTTCCGCGACGAGGCCAACCGGCGCGCCAACAGGGAAATGTTCCAGCCGATCGCCGAGGCCATCTCCATCGGAGGCCTGATAGGGCTGGACTCGAAGCAGTCCATGGGCATGATCATGGCCGCCACCGACATGGCCAAAGGCATAGGGCTGGGCGGCCGCGCAGGCGTGGAGATCATGACGTCCGCCAGCGCGATGGTGCATGGGATGAGGACCATGGGCATCTCCATGGATCCGGGCGCGGCCCTGGCGCAGGCCGTCGACACCTCCCAGGTCTACATGAACACGTCCTCGGGAATGGGCCTCGGCAACCTGCTCAAGGCGACCAGGGAGCTGTCGGCCAAGCAGCTCGAGCAGCAGCCCGGATACGCCGAGCTCGTGCAGGGTCTCAAGAACGGGACCAAGGGTCAGCAGGACGTGCAGGACTTCCTGGCGCAGCACGGCGTCAACCAGGCCATGATGTCGGACTACATGGGCTCCAGCAACGCCGCGATGGGATTTGAGGCCAATCCTCAGGTCTTCGGCGAGGCCTCCCGGGCAAGCGCCCGCGCGGACGTGACCAGGGTCATCGACCGGTACATGGGCAAGAGCGGGGCGGGTCTCGCCGACGTCAGGTCGGCGGTCGGAGGACTGGCCGGCTCCCAGTTCGACGCCCTGAAGAACGCGAAGACCGACGAGGAGTTCGTCTCTCAGCTGTTGAAACTGGACCAAAGCCAGCTGACGCAGCTTCAAGGCGCCTTGGGAGACACCTCCAGGAGCGCTGCCCTCGGAGTCTTCTTCGACATAAACAAAAAGATAAAGGTGGCAGGCGACGATGTTCGCGCCGTGTTCGTCCCGGAGCAGGACGCAAGACTTCATGTAGCCGGCCTGGAGCGCATGAAGGACGTCTTCACGAAGCTGGCCCCCAAGGGCAACCTGGCCGAAAAGATCAGGGCCATGGGCGGTACGGAGATGAACCTGGAGGACATGGTCAAGCTCCTGCAGGGCCTGTCGCCGGAAGAGCAGAGCGGCTTGCTGGACCAGACTCAGAAGCAGCTTGAGAGCGACAAGGCGGCGACCGCGGACGACAGGGAACTGGCGATAATCGACAACGCCCTGGCGAAGGTCGAGGCCGCCAAAAGCAAGCTGGGCGCGCAGCAGACTCCCTCGTCCACGTCGCCCAATCCGGCGAACACCCCCAACGCGACCGGAACCTCGTCAGGCGCGGCGGCTCCAGGAACGAACGCCGGAACCTCCGCCTCCACGCCCGTGGTGGGCGCTGCGGCAGGCGCTGCGGCCGGAGGCGGCGCCCAGAGCACTCCCAACCCGACGGCCGCGGGCGCGGCGACCGGCACCGGCTCTGCCGTGGTCAACCAGGAGCTGCTCGAGGAGGTCAGGAAGATGAATGCAAGCATCGAGAAGCTGAACAAGACCGTAGAGGCTGCCCTCGCGAAGGCGAACGGAAACTGACCATGCCGGACCTCTTCCCAGCTCCCCAAGGTTCCTACGCCATCGTCCAGGGCGCGCAGCAGGGCATGGTCAGCGTCGACATCCAGGATGCCGGCGGCACCTCGCTGCTGGGCGGCGAGTTCCCCATGCTCATCTCGTCGGTAGCCATGTCGCAGGCCATCAAGATGGCCTACTTCCCGACCATCGGAGACAGCCTGTACATCTACCCGCTGGGCAACGACGTCTCGAAGTGCCAGATCTCAGGAGTCGCCCTCCCGTCGCAGGCATGCAACTTCGTCGGACCCACCCGCGGGGATCCCCGGCAGTACAACGGCGCCCAGACGATCCTCGACTTCTACGAGCAGAACAGGGCCTCCAGCTTCAAGCGGCTGCAGGATCCCGTCAGCGTGGTCATGCCCCCCGTCACCATCAAGGGGTTCATCGACGGCATGACCCTGCAGATCTCCTCCGACGCCGCGACGTTCGGCTGGGCCAAGTTCACCATGACCCTGACCGTCATACCGCCCGTGAGGGATTCATGAGCACCTACTCTTCGGCCAATCCGGTTCCGGTCGACCGTCCGTTCGCCAAGCTGCTCCACGGCAGGCAAGGCCTGGCGGACATCGCCGGCATCCCGCCCGTATCGCAGGGCTCCTACCCCTCCGACAAGCTGGAGACCTACCTCCGCGCCGCGGCGATCCTCGGCCTGGACTCGGCCGACTCCCGCCAGGTGGCGCGCAGGGTCCGGCACCTGGGCTACATCCTGCGCTCGAGCCGGTTCTCCGACAGGATCTCCTGGAGGTCGGGCCTCGGGGCGCTGGATTCCCTGGCGCCCATCTTCGACGAGCCCGAAGGCCTGGTCGACGTCGAGGGCGCCGTCTCCGGCCTGAACGTCAGGCTGGTGCTGGGCGGCTCGGTCGATCCCGACAGGTCCAGCTGGCGCATCTCCATCTCGGGCACCAGCCCCAACCTGCAGCTCAGGGTGGACGGAGTCGCGGTCGGATCGCCGTTCTCCACCTCGACGCCCCTTCCGGCCACGCCGGTCCCCGGCTCGGGCCGCAGCATCGTGGCCTCGTCCTCCGTGTCGACGGTCTCGTGGTCGGCCGAGCTGCGCATCCCGTACTCCGGCGACTTCTCGGGCATCCTTGCCGCGGTGCAGGCCAACAAGGACTTCCTGCTGCGCATGCAGCCCGCCCAGGAGTACCTGGACGCCGTCGCCGGCGACATCGCCGAGGACGCGGTCGCGGCATTCATCCTCTCGGTGGACTCCTTCTGATGTCGGCCCCCTCCTACATCCCCAGAAACGCGACCATCCACCAGCTGCAGGTGGTGCTGGAGCTGGGCGACAAGAAGATTCCGGTCGTCGCAGCCATGGCCGAGTACGTGCTGAACCAGATCCCCTCCGCCACGGTGAAGATACCGTCGGGCGTCACCGCGGACCTGAGCGGCAACGAGGTGCTGTTGACGCCGGAAGACCTGCAGGGCCGGAAAAGGGCCCGGCTCTACGTGATCGGCCAGGCCGGAGACCCGCACCCCCAGGGCATAAAGCTGAAGCCGTCGGCTCCCGCCTACCGGGAGCTTTTGTTCGACGGCTACATCCAGAGCGCCTCCGTCAGCGTCAGCACCGGAGGATCCAGCACGGTCATCTCCCTCGTCGGCAGACTCAGCGACCTGGACATCACGGCCTTCGGCTCGGGTGACTTCGACCGGTCGACGCCTTCCGACTGGTTCACCACCAGGGTCAAGAGAAACGTCGAGGGGACCGGGTTTGCACTCTACAGGGAGCCCAACGAAGGAAAGATCGTCCGTACGGACGAGTACCTGAGCTCGAACTGGTGGACTGACATTCTGCAGCCGGCGATGATCACTGCGGCGACGTCGCCTCTGGCGAACTTCTTCGGAGGTCAGAGCGTCGACTCGAACAACGACAGGGTTGAATCCGGCCTTGAGCGGATCGGTTCGGAAAACCTGAAGCTGCTGGATTCCGTAAAGCCGGCGTTCGGAGTGGCAGGCGTCTTGACGCAAATGCACGATCAGTTCGTCAGCTTGATCTCGGCAGGCCAAGGCGGAGCCACAGCCTTTGAGAAGCTGCTGATGCTCTTTTCTCCGTTCGGAGTCGTCCTGTCTCCCCGTCCTCCCCTCAACTCCTCAGCAAGCATTGCGGAGTTGATGCCCTACAGGCCCGTCGGCGAGGTCGACATGACGATAGACGCAACGGCGTTCGACCTGGGGGCCGCGTCGCCCAACCCCGTCAGGCTTCCGATCGGGACCATCATGTACGGAGGGTCCGGCAGGGTGTCGGTCGCGAACACGCCCCAGGAACCTACGAAGATAGAGACCCGCTTCGTAGGACAGTACAACCTGAAGGTGCCAGCTGGCGACGAGGAAGCCTACGGCGGGTGGCTTGTGATACCAACGCCGCCCTATCTGTACAACACCATGCTGCCCGGCTTCGGGGGCTTTGAATTCGACGCCAGGCAGGGCCTCTTCCCCATCTCCCAGCCTCCGACCTCAAATTCGGCCGCCCTGGCGTCCAACCTGGCCTCGGTCAAGCCCCTGGGCGACGCCCTGGCCAAGCAGGCCTACTTCAACACCGTCTACTCCTCGAAGACCCAGGACGTGATCTTCGGATTCGCCCTGGACTTCGCCCCCGGCATGCGACTGAAGTACACATTCCCGGCGAACAAGATCTCGGGCCTCAACTCCTCCAACGCCTGCGTCGGGATCGTGGAGAGCGTGACCTACAACTTCTCGGCCGAGAGCGCCGTCGTCAACACGATCCTCCGCATGCGGCACGTCATGAACGACGCGGACGTCAAGCTGTTCGACGACCTGGGCGACGGGGCCGGCAGCGCTCCGTTCCAGACGCTGTTCGACTATAAGTACGACTTTTCAACCGGCCTATATTCCCCCTGAGGTACAATCCAGGAATGACCCCGGCCCCGGCCATCAAGAAGACCACCCTGAACGACGTCCACGCCCAGTGGACGCGCACCCAGGATCCGCAGTACATGAACCAGATGCTGGACGCCCTGTCGCCGGACCTGGACAAGGCGGTCTACGCCTACTCGGGGATGAACGCCGGCCCGGCCGTCCGCAGCAAGGCCAAGCTCCTGGCCGTCAAGGCCATCAAGAACTACTCCCCCGACTCCGGCTCGGCCCTGCGCAGCTGGGTCTACACCCAGCTCCAGCCCATCTCCAGGTACGCCCGCGACATCATGCCGTCCCCGATGCCCGAGCGGGTCTACCAGCAGCTGAGCGCCCTGCGCCGCCAGGAGGCCGACTTCTACGAGAACAAGGGCAGGCCGCCGTCGGAGCAGGAGCTGGCCGACCTGACCGGCATGTCCGTCCGCCAGCTGGGCAAGATCCGCGGCCTGGACAAGCGCACCTTCAGCGAGAGCGCGGTCGTGGCCGGCGGCGACACCCCGGCCAGCTCCCAGGAGATGACCGCGGTCAAGAACCTCGGCTTCAACAAGGACGTCCTCGCCACGATGTACCCGTCGCTCAGCCCGACCGAGCAGGTCATCCTCGACCACCGCCTGGGCTACAACGGCAAGCCGCTGCTGAGCAACACCCAGGTCGCCGCCCGGCTCAAGATCAGCCCGGGCCGCGTCAGCCAGCTCACCGCAGGCCTGGCGGCCAAGCTCGACGAGTACGCCGCCATCAACAGGAGCATGCAGTGAACGAGGCGACCCGCAAGGCCATCGACCTGCTGCGCAAGGCTGCCAAGGACTCCTCGTCCGAGGGCAAGGTGTTCCGCGCCCCGTTCGAGCCGACCGAGGGCGACAACACCCGGCAGGGCCTGGCCGAGGCCTTCGACCGCAACGAGCTCGAGCAGGCCTACCTGGAGGAGGCCGCCAAGGACCGCGTCAAGGACTTCGACCTGATGCGCAACCAGGTGCAGAACGACCTCGTGGCCGCCATCCACCGGGACGCCGCCTTCAGGTACTCCTCCCGGATCCGCCGGATCGCCGAGGAGACCGCCCGCAGGAAGTCGATCGCGCGCCAGGCCACCGGCCTCGCCGACTCCATCGAGACCCGCATCGCCTCCTTCCTGGCGCTCGACGCCGCCGCGGGGCCATCATGACCATCAGCCAGGACTACGTCGGCCGCAACGTCGACCTCTGCATCCTCGAGACGTCGGCCGATCCCGGCGCGGCGGCCGTGTTCGTCGGCATCTCCGGGTCCGGCACAGTCTCCTCGGGCCCCTGGAAGGCCGCGCAGGCGTTCCTCAAGCTGCTCATGACGGCCAGGGGCTCCGTGGCCGCCGAGCCGAACTACGGCACGCGGTTTGCCTCGAACCTGCTGGGCGGATCCATCTCGACCGAGGTCAGGCTGCTGCAGGAGTTCCACCGCGACCTGCCGGACATCCTGAACTACCTGTCGAACGCGTTCTCGGATGCTCCGGACGACGAGCGCATCCGCGGCGCCAGGCTGGAGTCGTTCTCCGTCCGCCTCGACTCCGCCGTCATGCGCATCCGGCTGACCTTCGCCGACTCCTCGACCATCCTGGCCCCAGTGTCAATCTCTACGGTGTAACCCCATGGAAACCCCGCTGGCATCGCAGTCCGCATCGACGGTCTACTCCAAGGAGGAGCAGATCGTGGCCTTCGTGCAGGCTGCCTATCCGACCCTGGACCTGTCCCCGGGCACCGCCCTGCGCGACCTGGTCGTGCGCATCTACGCCCACCTCGAGACCCGGATCCAGGAGCAGATCGACCTGGCCCTGGTGTCCAGCTCGCTGTCCGAGATCTCCAAGGATCCGTCCGCGGTCGACCCGGTCCAGCTCGAGCGGGTGCTGTCCAACTACAACGTCACCAGGTCCGAGGGCTCGACCGCGTCGGGCCTCCTGCGGATCTTCATGTCCTCCTCCGCGACCGCCAGCATCCCTCCCTCGGTGGTCTTCACCCTGGGAGGGGTGCGGTACTCCCCGGACGGATCCTACGTGCTGGTCGCCGAGTCGCTCTACACCGGCCTGGCCAACCAGAGGATCCTCGAGCCCAGCGGCAGCCTGTTCAGCGCGGTCATCCCCGTGACCGCGCTCTCGCCAGGCTCCGCCGGCAACATCCGCGCCTCGACCAAGGCGACCGCGGTGGCTCCGACCATCCCCGGCCAGGTCACCGTCAATGCCGACTCCGACTTCACGGGCGGAGCCGACGCCGACGACAACACGGTCCTGCTGGCCAAGGCCAAGGACGGCGTGGTCGGCAAGGCGCTGTCAGGCCGGGAGCACATCCGGGCCAAGCTCAAGACCCAGTTCCCGGGCATCAAGGACGTCGGCGTGGTCGGCTTCCTGGATCCCGAGATGTCCAGGGACCTGGTCGACGGAGTCCACACCGGCAACCGCGTCGACCTGCACGTCAAGTCGGCCAGCTACCCCTCCAGGCTCTCCGAGCGCCTGCCGGCCGTCCTCGTCTCCTACGACACGGCCACCAGGCTCGGCACCGTCGAGATCTCGATGGGCTCCGACCGCGCCGCCGGGCTCTACCTGATCGAGGCCGTCCGGTCCAACCCCCAGGTGCAGCTGACCTCGTTCGCCATCGTGTCCGACGCCCGGACCATGGAGAACAACACCATGCACGAGGTGGGAGGCAATCCTCCTCCGTTCACCGCCTACCAGCGCGCGACCTTCCGGTTCCTGGTGCCCTACGCGAACATCAAGGAGTCGGGCACCGAGGCGGGAAACAGCGCGATGTCGACCTGGACCTCCGACACGTCGGCTCCGCCCGTGGGCGTGCTGAACGTCGCCGGACTGCTGCAGTTCTACGTCGACTACCTGAAGATGCCCAACATCCGGGAGATCCAGGCCTACGTCGACTCGGCCGCGGAGCGCAGCCTCACCGCCGACATGCTGGTCCGGGCGCCGGTCCCGGTCCTCTGCTCCCTGCAGCTGCGCCTGATCAAGCCCTCCGGGGCCCAGGACCCCGACCTGGCCGCCCTGAAGTCCGCCCTGGTGTCCAAGTTCAACTCGGCGCCCGTGGGAGGACCGGTGTTCGGCTCGGCGCTGGTCCACGTCGCCTACCAGAACATCCCTGACGGCTACAGCGTCGACCTGCCCATCCACATGTACGGCGTGGTCATCAACCCCGACCTCACCAAGAGCGTCGTCTACTCCTCCGACGCGCTCAAGGCCCCCGACAACCCGGCCAAGGGCGTCACGGCCAACACCTGCGCGTTCTTCCTCGAGACCTCCATGGTCGACATCAGCGTCCTCGACTGCCCGTGAACCAGATCCTCCCACGCACCCTCCTCTCGCTGATCGGCTCCTTCTGGACCACGGTGTTCCGCTCGGCGGCCCTGCTGCGGCAGCTCCTCCGCGGCGTGCTGTCCGTCCACGGCCAGTCCGAGATCTCCGCCGACGAACTGGTCTCCTCGGTCTCCGCCAAGGAGGTGCCGGCCGGCCGCACGACCGCCTGGGAGAGGTTCGTCTTCGCCTCCAACAACCGGGCGAAGTTCGAGTACGGAGACCTCGCCAGCCGCTACGGCACCAGCTACATGTACGGCGAGGACTCCTCCAACGAGGGCGAGTACTACTGCGATCCGACGATCATCTCCGTGGCGTTCCTCTACGACGACCCGGTCAAGCCGACCAGGATCCTTTGCGAGGGCATCGACTACAAGGTCCTGCCTGGCAAGATCGTCTTCAGGACCCCTCTGACCTACGTCGACGGCCAGACCGCGGTCTTCCACGCCAGGAAGGTCCTCCGCGAGTCCGGCTTCGTGACCTCACGGCTCGGCTACGTCCTGAACCTGCAGCTCGCCGACAGGATCTACCGCAAGGTGCCGTTCGACGCGATCTGGCGCATGTACACCTACGGCGCCACCTGGCTGGACACGATGCGTATCCTGGGAGGCGCCTCCGGCACCCCGGTCACCTTGCAGGACGAGACCGTGGAGCTGGTAGTGGTCGACCGGGCCGTCGCCACCGTCTACACGGACAAGTCGGTCCACGTGGGGCCGTCCTCGTATTCCCTGCCGCTGGCGCGCGGCCAGGTCCTGCCCCAGGGCACCCCTGTCTTCTCCACGATCCAGGTCCTGCACGACAAGCAGCAGTACGTCTCCGAGCTGGTCCCGGCCGCCTACCGGTCCGGCAACCTGCTGAGGTTCGGCTCGGAGTACGCCCAGGGGAATTCCCTGATCATCGTCAAGGCCGCCGTGAAGGGGGAGGCATCCGCCGCCCTGAAGGTCCTGCCGGACGTCCTCCCGGCCGACGTACGCCTGCTGGTACTGACCACCGTCGACACGCAGCCGCTACAATTGGGCACGTTCGGCGGCTCGGCCAAGGCGGGCAAGTGCGCCGTCCCGAGCCTGACCGGGGTGACCGCGGCGGTCCTGTCCACCTCGTCCAAGAAGCACAAGCACGCCGGATACTGAAAAATGTCGATTCTGCAGACATCCGCTCTTCCCAAGGCCCTGGCCGAGGCCCTCTCCAAGTCGGACATGTACCTCTACCTGGAGTACACCGCGGCCGGCAGCCCGGTGGTCGCGGCGCCGACCGGCGTCCTGGCCGATCCGCGGGCCTACTACACGGGCCTCGGATCGACCCTGAACTACCTCCGGGTGCCGGCCATCGCCGACCCGGTGCGCACCGACACGTCCTCCGGAACCCCCACCTACTCGACGGCCATCCGGTTCTTCGGCCAGTCGGCCTCGCCGTACGTGCCCATGAACTCGGGGGGCGCCGCCTTCGGCACCAACGCCAGCTGCTACGGCGCCGCCCTGGTGCTGGCGCAAGATCCCGCGGACGCCACCAAGGATCTCGTCCTGGCCAGGTCCTACTTCGTGGCCGACCAGCTGGTCAAGAGCGCCAGCTCCGAGATCTTCGTCACGTTCACCTTCAGCAGCACCGCATCCTGATCCGGTAGTCCCCGATGCCCATCCAGCCCTGGCAGAACATCATCGAGGCAGTTCGCAACGGAGAGCCGGTCACGGCCGAGGTCGCGAACCGCGCCATCTACCAGCTGGCGCAGCGGACCGACCACCTCAAGACCCGGCAGGACTCCCAGGACTACGCGCAGGCGCTGGTCGTGACCGGAGCCCCGCTGACCTCGACGGTGGCGACCGGCAACGCGGTCTACTTCGACGACGACGTCCTGAAGTTCGCCCCGGCCTACGCCGCCTTCGACTACGTCGACGGCTACCTGCGGCCGAGCAAGACCTCGGGCGTGGTCGGCATCGTGGTCGCCAAGGACACCGCCGACTCGGGCACGATCGTCATCGAGGGCCTGATCGACCCGACCAAGTACACCGGCGACGACTGCTTCGGCATCGACATCACGGTCAACATGCTGCTCGACTCCTCGGAGCGGGGCGTGCTTTACCTGGCGTCGGGCGCCGCCAACGCCGGCAGGCTGACGTCCCGGCCAGGGCTGGTCAACGCGCCGGTCTGCAACCTGACCGACTACTCCACGGGCCAGGGCGGGCACCTGATCGTCCGGCCGCCGATCGCCGGCGCCCTCGAGACCCAGGCCCTCAGGTTCGAGCTGGCCACCCAGCCTGCGATGCCCGAGATCATCCTGACCAAGGTGGTCAGCGACGCCGCGGCAGGCTTCTCGGCGACCTTCGCGGTCGGCTCCAAGGTGGACGTCTACACCTCGGTGGCCGGTACGCTGAACACGCCGGAGACCCTGCTGCTGACCGGCACCGTCAGGGCCTTCGTCGGCACGTCGCCCGGCACGGTGGCCCTGGTGAACCTGACCGTGGCCCCGGGCCTCGTCTCCAGGCTGGCCAGCAAGGCCACCTACGCGGACGTCTTCAAGTCGGACGCCACCAAGGCGATCGTCATCCGCGCCTTCGGCGCGACCACCGGCGGCGAGGCGCTGAACATCGGACCGTCCGGAGGCAACACCCTCTCCTCCACGTCCTCGTACGTCCCTCTGATCAACGCCAGCTCGACCCATCGACAGCTCGTCACCACGGCCAGCGGGCTGACCGGCCTCGTCAGCGACACCCTCCCGGGCTGGCTGCCGGCCACCGGCACGTACTTCCCAGGCGTCACCATCCCGGCCGGCGCCCGGTACGGCTACAACTTCAAGCGGGATCCGCTCCTCGGGCAGCTGTTCCCCGAGGGCGTCGTCAGCGCCTACGTCCTGCACAAGAACGGCGTGGCGCTGTCTCCGGACGTCGCCAGGGTCGACAGCAACGGAATCTGGTGGTTCGACGGCCTGAACCAGCTGCCGTGGAACACCGCCGGCGCCTCGGACATCCTGCCCAACCCGCAGGTCACCTACACGGACTTCACCGTCGCCACGGCCGGCTCGATCGTCGAGCCCGCGGAGCTCAGCCTCTGCTACGCCAAGCTCGTCAGCGGCGGAGTGGCGGTCGTCACCAGCCTGGAGGTCGACCCTTCGAGCCGCGCGCTGCTCCTCACCGACCCGGAGGGCAACGCCGCCACCACCGGCCCGCTCGTCCTGCGCGCGGGCTTCGACGTGCTCGAGGGCACCTCGACCGAAGAGGGCTCCCTGGTCGTCAAGGACGTGACCGGCTTCGTGATGAAGCGCGGCCACGTCGTCGAGAAGATCCTCGCCGGGGACAACATCCTGGTCCAGTCGTCCGTCCTGGGCGGCAAGGGCTCGGTGACGCTCTCGGTGCAGGGCCTGGACGGCAAGCTCGAGGGATCCCCCGACATCCTCGCCGTGGACGACGTCCTGGTCGAGCGCGACCCGCAGAAGGCCATCTTCTACTACTCGATGCCCCAGGGGCGCAACTCGTCGATCCTCGGCAAGATCGACGTGCCGGCCTACCTGGTCGCCAGCCCGGCGACCTACACGGTGCAGCTCGAGTTCGTCTTCGTGGCCCTGCACGCCTCGGGCAGCGAGAACACGCCCCCGCTGAGCCTGAACTGGACCTGGATCAAGACCCCGCCGGGCAGCCTGGCGTCGGCCACGAACGTCGTCGAGGGATCGAGCAGCCTGACGCTGCCCCTCAGCCAGCCCGCCAGGACGTTCTTCAAGATCACGGCCACCCCGCTCACGACCCTCACGAACGACGGATCGTTCTTCTTCAACCTGCTGCGCTCGGCGACCGACGGATACCCCGGCAAGCTCGGGATCCTCTCCATGCGCTACAGGTTCGTCCGGAACATCAGCTGACAGGTGACCCATGCCCCAGACCGTAGGAACAGGCTGGCTCAACTCCAATCTGCTGCGCAACTACCCGTTGTCGCAGTCGGCGACCCTGCAGTCCTACAACTCCACGCTGCGTATCCCGGACGACTTCCTGGTCGACCTCAAGCTGCACGTGCCGTACATCGCGGCGCTGTCCCCGGCCAAGTTCCACGTCAGCTCCATCACGGTCTACCCCCAGGGCCTGGTCTTCTCGATCGGCTACGCGGACGACGACCTGACCATCCCCGTGGTGGCGGTGTCGAGCCCGGTGACCTTCTCGACCTTCTCCGAATACTCGACCGTCCAGCTCAAGGGAGTCCTGTCGTCCGGCGGCTACGACCTGTCCCAGGCCAACGGCATGGCCGTCGTCGGCCGGGTCTCCGGCATCCAGCCGACGTACGGCACGGCCGACTTCGACGTCGACGGCGGCCGGCTCGAGTCCTGCACCGTCTCGTTCGGCCCGCGGCGCGTCAGCGGCCTCCGCGTCTCCAACCAGTCGGGCATCACCTCGGTGCTGTCCGGCCAGGTGTCGCTGGCCAGCGGCTCCAACCACTCCATCCAGGTGACCACGCTGTCGGGCGGCGCGGGCTACTCCCTGACCCTCAACGCCATCGACGGCAGCGGCCTGGCCGAGAGCTGCGCCTGCAGCGGCATCGAGCTGCCCCCCTGCATCCGCACGATCAACGGAGTGCCGGGCGACGTGATCGGCAACGTCAACCTGGTGGGCGGCGACTGCGTCGAGGTCTCCCCGGCCGACGGAAACACCGGCATCTCGATCTCGGACTCCTGCGCCAAGCCTTGCTGCGGCTGCAACGAGCTGCAGGTCGTGGTCGACGACGTCGACGCCATGCGCACCCAGCAGAACGACCTGGCCCTCAAGATCTCCCAGCTGAGCTCGGGCATGAGCAGCCTGCAGCAGAACTGCCTCGGCTCCTCGCTCGACCCCAGCAGCTGCGCCCAGGACGGAGACTGATCCATGCAGAGCAGCTACGGCGCAGGATTCCTCGAGGAGGCTCTTGGGTCGGGGATGCCCTTCCTGCCGGCGCCCGCCGCCCAGGCCGTGCCTCCGATCGCGGCGATCCGCATCTCGGCGCCCCTGCCGTCCTGCAACGTCTCGCTGAGAGGCATCCGCATCAAGCCCACCTCCCCGCGGCTGGAGTGCACCGTCGACTGCGACGGATCCATCCTGGCCTCCCCGTCGGACTTCGTCGCCTACGTCGGGCTGCCCGAAGTCGCCCACGTGGTCGAGAGCGAGCACGGCGGCTACGTCCACGGATCCCTGGCCGTGCCTGCCAGGAACCTGTTCCTCACCTACGTCTTCCCGTCGGACGCGTCCTACGAGTCGGATCCGTCGGCGGTCTTCCGCCTGGCCCCGTGCTGCCTGGAGCTTGACGGAGGCTCGGTCGACCTGTCGGTCGGCGGCACGACCCTGACCGGCCAGGTGCTGGTGCTCCCAGGCTACAACTACGTCCTTGCCGCGGCTCCCGCCGCCTCCTCGCTGGCCCTGTCCGTTGAGGCCGGCGCCGGTGCGGGCCTGGAGCCCTGCGACGGCGACTCGTCGGGCCCGTCCGGCGTGGTCAGGACCATCTCCGGCGCCGGAGCCGACGAGCGCGGCAACATCCTGCTCAAGTCCCCGCCCGGCGACTGCATCGCGATCGACGCCCTGCCGGCGGAGAACACCGTCAAGATCGACGCGCACTGCGCCCCCTGCTGCAGGTGCGGCGACTACCAGGCCGCCTCGGACTACATCAAGGGCCTGGCCGTCGGCCACCACTCCTCGGCCACGGACTTCAACACCGCGGCCCGCAGCTACAACTCGATCGCCGGCAGGTTCGCCGCGAGGCAGGCCTGCTGCCCGACCTCCAACACGCTAAACCCCCGGTTCAGGCTCTGGCCGCAGCAGAACTTCAAGCTGCAGGTCCAGGCCATGGTCGAGAACAACACGAGCGAGAAGATCCGCATCGACTCCATGAACCTGACCGCCCGGTTCAGCACCTCCACGGCCCTGACGGCCACCGAGGGCACCGGCGACCAGCAGGTCACCTACTCCATGGCGGCAGGCCAGCCGGTGGCCATCCTGCCGATGGCGGACGCCTCGTACCTCTACTTCAAGAACCTCAACCCGACGACCAAGGGCATCGCCTTCGAGTCGTCCCAGCAGGGCCGGATGGACACCTCGGTGGACTTCACCCAGCTGGAGGGCGTGGCGGCCTGCGGCCAGACCGGCGAGAGCCCCAACGAGCTCGAGCCGTGCACCGGCTACGCCATGATGACCGCCGGCGCCATGATCGTCGACCCCATCTTCCGCAAGATCGTCCACCTGCGCAACGAGCCGGTCGACCTGACGGTCGGCATGGAGCTCTCGTACCGCGGCACCGAGCCCGGCCTGCCCGCCTGCGGCCCGGCCACCGACCGCCAGATCCAGGTCACCAGCCGCACGGCCAAGATCGGCCCGAACCGGCAGTCTGTCAATCCATGCCCGTCCGTCCGCGGCTCGTACGTCTCGTACTCCGGCGGCGAGCTCAAGATGAAGTTCAACGACGCGGTCTACGGATCCGCCCAGCTGCTCATCTCCTACCGCAGGCTGGTCGACGGCCAGTGGATCGAGGTCGGCTCGTCGACGGCGTCGGTCACCGCGGCCGGAGAATCCGAGATTTCGCTAGGATCCATCCCGAGCGGCTACTCGGGCACCTACCAGGCCGTGGCCGAGTACGTGCTGCCGCCGTCCGGCGGACTGGCATCCAGGTGCAGGGCGGTGGACGGAGCGATCGACGATCCCGTGGACATCCCCGCCGTGCCGTTCAAGGTCTCCTCGTCGTTCACAGCAGGCCCCTGATCCATGCGAGTCGTCACCAAGGACTTCCTCAACGAGAACGCCTACCGGAACTACCCGGTGGACGACGCGGCCACGATGGAGCCCTACTCCGGGCCCCTGCTCGAGCGCGTCAGCTCGCTGCTGGCCGACCTCAGCATGTGCATCCCCAAGGCCGCCGCGGCGTGCGCCTTCGTGTCCAGCATCAACGTGACCGACCGCCTGGTCACCATGACCATCATGGGCTCGGCGACCCATCCCTTCATGCAGGGAGCCCCTGCGACGACCCTGCACTCGGCCGACTACGCGGCGCTGGGGGCCATCGTCCTGGCCCGGGTCCAGGCGCTGCGCGACGACGTCCTTCCCGGCGCGGTCGTCCCGCTGATCCCGGTGGAGCCGGGCGTCGGCGGCTGGGTCGTCTTCGGCCCGGGCATCCTCGAGGCCGGTTCCTGGCACTTCTCCGGCCCCTCGGCCTCCATGCTCTCCGACCGCTGCGTCACCAGGCTGGACTACTCCGGCGTGCTCAGCATCGGCAGGCAGGGATTCGAGACGGCGCTCGACGGCGCGGTGCTGCTCGAGGGCCAGCAGGGCCTCGAGATCGTCCAGGCCGGTCCGTCGGAGCTGCGGCTGCAGTTCTCCGGAGACTCCACCACCGTCAGGCGCAACCTGGCCCAGTACGTCGGGGAGTGCGGAGGCCGGCCCGAGGCCGGATCGTGCGGCGGAGACCCCATCCGCAGGATCAACGGCGTGTACCCCGCCGGCCCCGCCAGCGAGATCGTGGTCGTGCTCGACCGCCCCTTCTACGCCACCATCGCAGGCTCCGGCGGCTCCGAGAGCCTGCAGGTGTCGTCCGACATTCCGCTCGAGCGGTTCTGCGCAGGCCGGCCCCGGCCGCCCTCGGGCTGCGAGACGTCGGACGTCGGCCAGGCCATATCCCCCGTCTCGGGCACGGGCGACGTGCAGCCACCCTCGCTGGGAGCGGCGCTCTACTTCGAGTCCTGCGGCCCTTCGGGCTGCGCCTCGGGCGTGTTCACCTACGTCAGCCAGAAGGCCGGCCGGCCGGGAATCGCGGTGTTCGAGTCCGGGCTGCCCGTCTCCGCCCTGGGCGAGATGTTCACCCGGCTGGAGATCGACCAGGTGTCCAAGGAGTGGCAGCTGTACAGCGGCCAGGGGGCCAGCCTGCTGGCCTACGGGCCGGTCGACTCCAACTTCAGGGGATCCCGCACGGTGGAGTACCTGGCGAACCAGCACCGGCTCGAGCTGGGCCTGCCGACCGCCTACGACCTCCAGGGAGTCTCCCAGCTGCTGGTCGCCGTGGACGCCGCGGACGCCTTCCCGTTTGCGGGAACCTACGACCGCGTCGGATACCGGCGCTACCTCCTGTCGACCGACCAGTCCTACGAGCTGCAGCTGCGCGGATCTCCCGACTCCTCCTGGGCCATCCTCCAGGGCGGCAAGGTCCTGGCGGCCGGCCCGATCCAGCCCGACGGCGTGGGCACCCAGGTGCAGCAGTACGTCGGACCCTCCGGCGAATCGTCCATCCGCACCATCGGAGTATCGGCGGTGCAGTCATGAGCATCCAGAACCTCGAGTGGCGCAACCTGAACTCCCTGCGCAGGCATCCGTTCACGGACGGATCCAGCCTGTTCTTCGACGGAGGAGCCCTGCCGACCGGCTGGATCCTGGACGCCCGCGTCTACCCCCGGGGCCAGTACCAGGCCGAGGAGCCCTGCCGCATCGGCCGGCTGATCCGCGCCTACGACGCGGTCGTGCTCGAGCTGGTCACCGGCTCGGTCGTCGTCGGCACGGCCAGGATCCTGCTCGGAGGCCAGGACTCGCTAATCACCGTGCTGGCTGGAGCGGTCCCCGCCGGCTGCCTGGTCGTCGACCCGGCGCGGACCCAGTTCCTGCAGGCCATCGACGAAGGCGAGTACGAGCTGCCGCCCGGCACCGCCGACTTCCTGTCCTGCTGCGTCGAGGCCATGCCCTACCCCCAGGTGACGTCTCTGGGCGGAGCCTCGGGCGACGTGCTGCTTTCGGCCTCGGAGGGCATCTCGCTGACCCGGGTCGACTCCTCGACGCTCAGGGTCGACATCGTGGGAGACCCGCATCCGACCAGGTACGACTGCATCCAGGAGGAGCCGTCCTCGGAGGGCAACCAGGCGCTGGACCTGCAGGGCACGTTCCTGCAGCAGCTGACCGTCGTGCACTACGTCAAGAACGCCCAGGGCCAGCTCGTCGGCCCGTTCGCCAGCAGGCTGCAGTCCCGCCCGGACGGATCCATAGCCCTGGTGCTGCGGACCCAGGGCATGCCGGACCCGCTGCCGGCGGGCACCACCGCCCTGGACTTCAGGCCGGCGTTCCGCATCACGGTCGAGGACAACTCGCTCGTCTTCAGCATGGCGGGAGGATGACATGTACGAGACCCTGAAGTCCATCTCCTACCCGTTCATCGACATACCGCATGTCCAGGCCTCCGGAAACACCAGGGACGTCCTGAGGCGCTGCCTGGTCGACTTCAGGCTGCAGGTCCACTCGCCGGCGGCCCTGTCGGGCCACCCGCGCGCCACGGTCACCCGGATCTTCCACGACGCAGGCGCCTTGAAGATCGGCCTGGTGGTCATGGACGGCCTGGTCGAGCTGGCCCGGGCCGAATACCTCGTCCTGACTCCGACGACCCCGGCCTCGGAGAACCTGGTCCGGTACCACTTCGACACCTCGGACTTCGCCTACGTCGCGCCGGGCCTGGCGCTCGAGGGCTGGATCTGCACCGACGAGCTGACCGACCTCGTGGCCGTGTTCGCCGCGATCCTGAGCGGAACCGCGTTCTCCCTGGAGCTGGAGCCGGCCACCGTCTCGGTCTTCTCGATGCACAAGGTCTCCGGCCTGCGCTGCCGCAACGCCAAGCCGCTGCTGATGCAGACCGCGGGCAGCCGGTACCAGGCCACCAGCGCCGTCATCGACGGGCACGTGAAGCTCGTCGCGGGCGCCAACTGCTCGATATCCGTCCAGGACGTCTCCAACCTGATCTCGATCTCTCCCCAGCCCCTGGTGAACGACACCCAGGCGGAGCGGTGCGGAGCCTGGGCCGATTCCGTCGGACCGAAGGACGTCCTCTGCGGAGACGTCGTCTACGGCATCTCCGGAGCCGTCCCCGACTCGGGCGGCAACCTGCGGATCTCCACGGAGCAGCCCCTGGCGGTCGGCACGCTGTCGCGGGAGCAGCTGCTCGAGAAGTCGGCCGACTTCGCCGGCGTCATGCAGACCGTCCCGCCCGAGGTCCTGTTCGTCATCCACGTGGGGCTGCCCGCCGGGCCGAACAACGCGAGCGTCTTCGACTGCGAGGGGGTGTGACATGGCGGAGAACAGGAACCGCAAGCACAGCGAGGCGTCCGAGTACTTCTTCTGCACGCACGTGACCTCGGAAGGCGTGGTCTGGGAGCTGCTGCTCACGGCCCACGAGGTCGAGGAGGCCAGGCGCCGCGCCTCCCGCAATCCCGAGGACACCTACGACGACTACATCGTCCTGCAGGGCCGGCGCGACGACCCGACCCCGGAGCCGCAGCCCGGCACGATCAGGCTGAAGGAGGACGGGGATGCCGATTCCTAACATCCTCGATCCCTGCATCCCCGTCAGGCCGGTGGTCTGCGGCGGCTGCGCCGACGACGAGGTCGATCCCGGCTGCTCGACCTCCTGCGTCGGCGTGAGCCTGTGCCCTCCCGTGATCGTCGATCCGCCGGGCCAGCGCTGCGTCAACGACAACGTGCGCCGGCCGTGGCCGAGCCCGCCGCCGGCCGAGACCGGCTGCAGCCCCGTGACGGTCGACGTGAGCAACCAGCCGGTCGAGCCGGAGGACGAGGACCAGAGCCTGAGGCTCGAGGGCACGGTCGACTACATCGCCGGCGACGCCTGCCTTCCGCGGCTGAACCTCACCCTGAAGACCCCGCCGTGGCTCGGCGGCGGCACCAGCAACCCCCTGGTGAAGACGGGTTGCGGCTACACCTCGCTCGGCAGGGGCTACCGCATCGGCAACCTCGGGCCCGACTTCGACGACTACACCACGCCGGAGGCGTTCTTCGCCGAGGAGTTCGGCGCCGAGAGCTTCATCCCCGTCACCC